CATGGTAGATGTTTATAAGACACCAGAGGGTTATTATTTCCAAACTGATAATTATGATGGAGAAGCTTCTAATGCTAAAGAAGCAGCTAAATGGTTAAAAGATAATGGTTTTGTTAGATTACAAGCTGGTAGTTTAGATGAAGCTAAAAAGAAAAAAGCTAAGAAAAAAGATAATAGACCAATAGGAAAACCAATGCGTTCATCTTCAGGTGGAAAAGCTTACAAAGTATACGTTAAGGATCCTAAAACTAAAAAGATTAAAACCGTTAGATTTGGATCTGGTGGTTTAAGAGCAAAAATAAATGACTCTAAGGCCCGCGCAGCATTTGCAAAAAGACACAAATGTTCAACTAAAAAAGACAGAACTAAAGCAGGTTATTGGAGTTGTAGATTACCTAGATATGCAAAATTACTCGGACTCAAATCAAGCTTTTCTGGATTCTGGTAAACCATATATTGACTTAGAAGTTACAGATAATTATATTCTAAGACAATTTAATGAATCAATTGATCCTATAGAATTACTTTGGCATCGTGATGATGAAGACAGAGTAGTTGAAATTATAGGAGAAACTGATTGGAGTTTACAACTTGATAATTCCCTTCCATCTTCCCTTCAGGAACGTATATTTATACCTCGACATCAGTGGCATAGAGTAATCAAAGGCACTGGAAGTTTAAAACTTAAAATATATAAAAATGAACAAATGTGATTGTCAAATATGTAAGTGCGGTACTTCATGTAGTTGTACTTGTTGTAATTGTTAAATAAAATGGAAAATTTCGATTATAAAAAATATTTAGCTGAAGGTCGCTTATACGAAAACGTATTAGCTCAAAAACTTAGAGACGAAGCAAAACACCCAGACTCAAAAGTGGGTGCTGCTATATTTAACAAGTATGCTGAAAAAGTAGAAAAAGCTAAAAAAGAAGATTATGTAAAACTTATAAAAGCTATGGAAAGCGAATTAATATCTAAACACCCTGATACATTCAGTGGTGAAGATGACATTCCAGGAAGCTTTTTACGTGAGGACAAAATAAATTAAAATAAATGAATAACTTCGATTTAACAAAATATTTAGCTGAAGGTAAGCTACTAAATGAATTCGTAGGTAAAGCCTTAGAAGATAGAAATCAACCTCTTTATGATAAATTAGTAGCAGGATCTGGCAAATCAGATACTATGGAAGGTGAAATGTTAAGAGCTATTAATAGAATTGTTTATCGTTATTATAATGATGGAGATGAATACCATACAGGATATGGTACTGAAACAGCAGGACCAGCTCATTCATTTTTGGTTAATGCTAACACAGGTGTAAGATCAGCAATGAATATGATATTTAGAAATGGAACTAATTATGAAGAAACTATTGAGGATGCTTTAGAGCATATTTTATCTCATATTGAAGCTAAACAAGGTAAATACACCCCTAATACAGTAGGTGATATGTTTGATTATGAAGCTGAATTTGAAGACGATACATATGAAGAAGAAGATTATGATGATTATGATGATGATTATGATTATTAATTAAAATAATATATTTATAATAAAAAATAATAAAACATGAAATATCACATATTTAGTGGATTGTACGTAGATGGAGCAGACTTTCAAACTGGCACGGGGATAGGCCTTTGGTGTAATTTTAATGATAATTCAGGACTATACACAGTAGACCAAGAACAAAATTTTGTAATAGACACACCAAATTTTCTAAATAATTCTTCTATAGGAGGTAGCCTTAATATAGATAATGAAATGTGTGGATCAGCACCTATACAAGCAGGTACTAATTCCCAATTCCAAGGCCCCGCAGATGGTCTCCCAACTACTTTTCCTGTAGGAAAAAGTAGATTTGCAATAGGAGCAGTTGACCTTGATGAATATGTAAGCCAGGGGGGCACTTTATCTCCATCTGATTGGTCAAATAATTTTGCTCAAATAGGATTTAGAGGAAATGCCAACCCATTAACAGTTTCAAAACTTCCAGGACAAGTTATTCCAAGTACAGATCATTATAATGTAATAGTTGCTGGAAACGAACCCTTAGGATTAAATACAAACGATGCAGGTGGAAGAGTACATTGGGATGTTGCTACCGGTACTTTAGGTCAATTTGTTAGTAAAATATTAGGTATAAAAATTGGAGAAGTTGGTGGAGCGGGAAGTATAGGAACTGTAGTTCCTTCAACTTCCGATGAATTAGCTGCTGGTGTTTTATTACTATCAGGGTATGGAATTTTAAAAAATGATGCACTAGCATTTGCAACAGAACCCCAACCATAATACAATAAACTTACAGCTCGATTCATAGCCGAGCGATTATATAAAAATAAATTTAGAGATCTGTGGCCTCCATTTGGAGGTCACATTTTTTTTTCGTATATTAATAACAAATAAAATTTAAGTCTAGATGAATAAAAACATAGTAATGGTTGGAGCCGGGGTAGCAAATGTAAATGCTGCTACTAAGCTAGTAGATGAAGGTTATAATGGTAAAATTACCATTATTGATATGGGTAAAGACCCTTATTTAAGACCCTATGAAGAAGTAATGACAGGATTTTTGGGTGCAGGAGGTTGGTCTGATGGTAAATTAACTTACCATACTTCAATTGGAGGACAATTATCTAAATATTGTGGGGAAGAAAAAGCAATGGAATTATTTGATCAGGTGATAGATAATTTTAAACGTTTCCACCCCAAACCAGAGGAAGTACAATGTTCAAATCCAATTGCAGAACCAGATTTTATTAAACCCTATTTTGGTTTACGTTTATTCCCTGTATGGCACGTTGGTACAGATTACCTACACGAAATTGGAAAAAATTGGTATGATTATCTAGTATCTAAAGGTGTTAAATTTGAATGGGAAGCTAAGGTAACTTCAATTGATTTTGAAAACCAAACAGGAACTGTAATAGTACTACAATCTGATCTAACACATACATTTGAATATGACCGTCTAATATTTGGTGTAGGTAAATCAGGTATTGACTTTGGTAAACAATTAGCTGAAAAATATGAACTACCAACTGAACCAAAACCAGTACAAATTGGTGTCCGATTTGAAGCACCACAAAAACACTTTCAAAAACTTATTGATGTAAGCTATGATTTCAAATTGTATCGTAAATTCGAAGACAAAGGAGTATCATTACGTTCATTCTGTACTAACAACAACGCAGCTTATGTTGCCGTTGAGCAAACGTATGGGGATGTTAGCTACAATGGACACGCTAAAAAAGGAGAAGAACATAGAAACAATATGACCAATTTTGGCATATTAATGGAAATTCAAGGTATTGATGAACCTTTTACCTGGTCAAGAGAATTAGTTAAAGCTGTAAATGAAACTTGGTTTGATAATAGTAAAGGCCAAGGTAGATTTGCTCGTAAGACTCATACAGGTTTATATTATTCACCTACTCGTGAAGCAGGAATGACAAGTGAAGGTATAAAAGTTGATGCTATGCCTATTAAATCATTAGATCAAGTTAAAGATGCATTTCAAGGTTATTATGATTACATAGAAGATTTTATTGAAGATATGAAAAAAGTATTCCCAACACTTAAAGATGATTGGGGTATTTATGTACCTGAAGTAAAATATTTGTCACCTGAACCATTAGTTAACTATAATGATTTAAGTTTAACTACATACCCTAATGTACATTTTGTAGGTGATGCTTTAAGTGCAAGAGGTATAACAGTATCAGGTGCTCAAGGGACATTAGTAGCAGAACAAATTGTAAATGACCAAAAAGAAATAAATGATTTTTTAGAATGGGCTGATAAACCTGGACCTTGGTCTGAAGAAGATAATAAAATACATACTATAGGAGGATTAACAATGCCTAAAAAAAATACTAATAAATTAAATAAATAAAAATTATGAGCAGTAAATTTTATGAAGAAAAAGTAATTAAATATAAAGGAGCTAGACATTATTTAATTAGATTAGAAGGTGAAGAACATTTTAAACATCACAGATACGATTCACCAGCAATAGTACCTATCAATAAACAATCAGAGTTTAAAAGGGGATACTTTTTAAGTGGGATTGAATATTCTGAGGAAGAGTTTAAGGATATAATGAAGGAAAGAGAAGGTTTACCTTGGTACAAAACATCAGCTGGGAAGGGAACATCAAGACATTAATATGAGAGACCACACATTAGAAGCAATGCCTTATAAAGGAGAAATTCATGAAAAAGCATGGGGTCATGAGTTATGGATAATTAATAATGAATTCTATTGCGGTAAGTTATTAGTATTTAAAAAGGATAAATCATTTTCAATGCATTATCATTTATTAAAAGATGAAGCATGGTACATCTCTAAAGGAAAATTTTTGTACAAATATATTGATACTGAGGATGCTGAGTATAAATCAATTGAAGTAACAGAAGGAGATTGTATACATTTAATGCCAGGACAGCCTCACCAAATGTTGGCTCTCGAAGAAGGAAGTTGTATATTTGAAGTATCAACACAGCACTTTGATAGTGATAGTTATAGAATAGGAATGGGATCTTCACAGTTAGATCCAAAAAACTTACCATTTTAATTATGAGTATTAGAAAAAAATATAAACAGGAAGACCAAGAATTAGCAGCTTCTTTACAGGAAATAAACATAAATACAGCGATATTAGAAATAAAATTATTGGGTTTATCTAAAATAAAAGATAATTTATTATATGAGTGTAGATATGTTGATAGAGGAACAATTAAAACAGTGCCGATTATAGCACAAGATGTTACTCAAGCAATAGCTAAGTTAGATCCCTATGTAGAATCAGCAATCCCCGAAAACGTATTAAAAATAATGTTGGGCACAGAAAGATATAGTATATAATGATAAGAAACGGTAAACAATTTTATACAAAAGATGGAAAATTAATAGATATGTCAAGCTGGGATGTTAGTAAAGGACATCAAGATGTAGGTATTAATTATGGTTGGGAAGGTGCTATGGCTTGGGGAAATTTAATCCATGATGAGTTAAATAAATATGGACCTGGTGTTCAACCCGGTGATGTTTATTTAGATTTAGGAGCAAATATAGGACTATCAGCTTTAAGAGCAGAATTATCAGGGGCCTCTAAATTATATTGCATTGAACCTGACCCAGGAGTATACGAGGCATTAGAAATGAATAAATCAGATAAATGGGAGAATTTTAATTTAGCAATTGCAGACTATGATGGAGAAATAGACATACCCAAATGGCCTGATTGGTGGGATAATGTTTCACGTCCTTGTATTACTTTAGAAAATTTTATGTATTCTAATAAAATTACACATATTGATTATATGAAAGTTGATATTGAGGGACATGAAATTAAAATTTTACCCCAAATTCCAAAAGCTATATATGATAAAATTTCAAAAATTTTTATTGAATATCATGAGGATACTACAATTTCACCAGAAGATAGAGATAAAAAAAGATTAGAATTTGTAAAATCAATAATATCAAAAGGATATAATAATCACTTTGTTGAAGTTGGATATCATCAAAGTTTTATTTATATTTGGAAATAAAATAAATAAGTTATGAAAATAGGTTTTTGTGGAACAATGTCAGTAGGTAAAACAACTTTAGTTAATGCTTTATCTGAACTACCAGAATTAAAAAATTATAAATTTAGAACAGAACGTTCTAAATATCTTATGGAAATGGGAATCCCATTAAACACAGATAGTACCGTAAAAGGCCAGTCTGTATTTTTAGCTGAAAGAGCTAGTGAACTAATGCAAAATAATATTATAACAGATAGAACTATTATTGATGTGATGGCGTTTGCTAAATGTTCTAAGTCTATGAATTACATGGAAGCAGATGATTTTTGCTCATTTGCTAGTAATATGTTAGATGAATATGATTATATATTTTATGTTTCACCTGAAGGTGTTGATATAGAAAATAATGGTGTTAGAGAAACTAATGCTGAATATAGAAAATTAATTGACCAAAACATACAGCTTTTAATTATTAAGTACAGACATAAGATAAAAAACTTAATTGAAATAAAAGGTTCAACAGAGGAACGTATAAAGTTAGTTAAACAGTCAATTTCTTTGTGATATTTATAACAAAAATACTCTAATGAAGAAATCAGAATTAAAAGCATCAATTAAAGAAGAAATCCTTGAACTATTAGAAGCAGAATCTGCAGATGAAATTAGTGCTAAAGCCGATGCACAGGCTGACCTAAATAAGGAATTAGAAAAAACTCAAGACCTTATGAAAGAAGAAGATGAAGATGATGAGGATGTAATGGATAAGAAAGCTATAAAAGGAGCTAAAAAAGGAGACTCAGTATCTAAATTAGCATCAAAACTTCAACAAACATCTGCTGAAATGAAAAAAGTAGTAAAAAAGTGGAAAAATGCTGAAGGTTCTGAAAAACAAAAACTTACGGATCGTCTAAGAGAATTAACTAAAATTAAAAAAGAACTTGAAGGTCTTCTTTAAAAATATCCAATTTCTACTTATTGTAGTTTTAGTTGTACTCCTTTTATTACAAAGGAGTTGTACTTCTGATCCAACTATTATTGAACCTACGATTATAACAAAGGTTGAAACTAAATGGGATACTATTACTATTAACAAGATAGAATATGTACCTAAATGGGTAGAAAAAATAGTAACAGTATATGAAAATGATACTATTATAATAAATACTCCTATAGATACATTAGAAGTATTAAAAGAATACTATGCCAAAAATGTTTATGTAGATAAAATTGTATTGGATTCTTTAGGGGTTGTAACTGTAACAGATACAATTTCCCAAAATAGAATATTTTCAAGACAAATAAAATCAGATATACTAATCCCTACAAAAACACTAACTCAAGAGATTTATTTAAATAATAGAGAATTTTATTGGGGTTTAAATATAGCAGGTAGATCATCACAAATTAATTATTTAGGTGGGGGAATATTATACAAATCAAAAAGAAAAAACATATATGGTTTAGGGATAGGTGTTAATGAAAACTTTGAACCTATTATATCAGGTAGTTATTATATGAAAATAGGTAAAAAATAAATGGCTGAAGATTTAAAAAAAATAATAAGACAAGAATATATGAAATGTGCTCAAGACCCAGCTCATTTTATGAAAAAATACTGTTTTATTCAACACCCTCAAAGAGGTAGAATCCAGTTTAATTTATATCCTTTTCAAGAAAAAACTTTACATTTAGTTAGAGATAATCCTTATTCAATAATATTAAAGTCAAGACAATTAGGAATATCAACCCTATCAGCCGGTTATTCTTTATGGTTAATGTTGTTTCATAAGGATAAAAACGTGTTATGTATAGCGACTAAACAAGAAACAGCGCGTAACATGGTTACTAAGGTAAAATTCATGTATGACAATTTACCATCATGGTTATCTATAAAAGCAGAAGAAAATAACAAACTATCACTTAGATTAAATAATGGATCTATAATTAAGGCAACATCAGCTAGTAGTGATGCTGGTAGATCAGAAGCAGTATCTTTACTATTAATAGATGAAGCAGCCTTTATTGATAATATTGGTGAGATTTGGGCATCAGCTCAACAAACACTAGCAACTGGTGGGGGTGCTATAGTATTAAGTACTCCCTATGGTACCGGAAATTGGTTCCATAAAACTTGGGTTAATGCAGAAGCTAATGAAAATCAATTTATACCTATTAAATTACCTTGGTTTGTCCACCCTGAAAGAAACCAGGAGTGGAGAGATAACCAAAATGAATTATTAGGAGATCCTAGAATGGCAGCTCAAGAGTGTGATTGTGATTTTAGTACATCAGGTGATATTGTATTTTACAATGAATGGATTGAGTTTTTAAATGAAACTACTATTAAAGAGCCTATGGAAAGAAGAGGAGTAGACCAAAATTTATGGGTTTGGGAATCTGCTGATTATTCTAGAGAATATATGGTTGTAGCAGATGTTGCACGGGGTGATGGTAAAGATTATTCAGCCTGCCATGTAATGGATATAGCTACAAATACACAAGTAGCAGAATATAAAGGACAAATGCCCCCTAAAGAATTTGGATATTTTTTAACAGGTTTATCTACAGAATATAATAATGCTATGTTAGTAGTAGAAAATGCTAATATAGGGTGGGCAACCTTAGATGCGATACAAGAAAGAGGATATAAAAATTTATACCAATCCCCCAAATCCGATGCCTTAACGGCTGAGTCATTTTTAAGAGTATTTGAAGGAAATTCAGAGATGGTACCTGGGTTTACAATGTCAATGAGAACAAGACCTCTTTGTATTAATAAATTTAGAGAATTTGTAGGAGATAAATCTGTGGTAATTAGGTCAAAACGTTTAATAGAAGAAATGAAGGTATTTATCTGGAAAAACGGAAGACCAGAAGCTCAAACTGGTTATAACGATGACTTGGTTATGTCATTTGGGATTGGTATGTTTCTACGAGACACATCATTAAAATTCCAACAGCAGAGTTTAGATATGACAAGGGCAACATTAGGTAGTGTAAAATCTAATAAAGTAACATATAGTGGAGGACATTCAGCAAACAATTCAATTGAAAATCCATATGAGATGAAAATAAATGGTAAGTCTCATGATATAGGATGGTTATTATAATATTTATAAATAAATAAAATGGCAGATACAGGTTTATTCCCAAGATTAAGAAGGTTATTTTCTACAGACGTAATAATTCGTAATGTAGGGGGCAGCCAACTTAAAGTTTTCGATGTTAACAAAATCCAGCAAAGTGGAGAAATTGAAACAAACACACTAGTAGATAGATTTAATAGAATCTATTCAAATTCTTCAACATCACTATATGGTCAACAAGCTGGTTTTAACTACCAGTATTTAAGACCTATGCTATACTCAGAATATGATGCAATGGATACAGATGCTATTGTTGCATCTGCTTTAGATATTATAGCTGATGAGTCTACCCTTAAAAATGATATGGGTGAAGTGCTACAAATTAAATCTTCTGATGAAGACATCCAAAAAATATTATATAATTTATTTTATGATGTTTTAAATATTGAATTTAATCTTTGGCCTTGGGTTAGAAATTTAGCTAAATATGGAGATTTTTTCTTAAAATTAGAAATAGCTGAAAAGTATGGAGTATATAATGTAATACCTTATACTGCTTTCCATATTGAAAGAATGGAGGGAGATGGTGAAAACCCAACTGAAGTTAAATTTAGATTTGACCCAGAAGGAGTATCAGCATCAGATTATGGTATGATGAGTGTACCAAATGCGGGAGTTAATAATTCCCGCTCTATTATATTTGACAACTATGAAATGGCTCATTTTCGTCTATTAACAGATATGAACTTTTTACCTTATGGTAGATCATATATAGAGCCTGCTCGTAAATTATTTAAACAGTATGTTTTAATGGAAGATGCTATGTTAATTCATAGAATTGTTCGTGCACCTGAAAAACGTATCTTTTATATGAATGTTGGGTCAATTCCTCCAAATGAGGTAGATGCCTTTATGGAAAAAACATTAAGTAAACTTAAACGTACTCCTCACGTAGATGAGAAAACTGGAGAGTATAACTTAAGATACAACATGCAAAACCTTTTAGAAGATTATTATATTCCTGTTAGAGGTAATGATTCAAGTACTAAAATTGAAAGTGCAAACGGGTTACAATGGGATGGGATTGCTGATGTTGAATATTTAAGAGATAAATTATTTGCTGCCTTAAAAGTACCAAAAGCATTTTTAGGGTATGATGAAAATACGGATGGTAAAGCAACACTAGCAGCTCAAGATATTAGATTTGCACGTACTATTGAAAGAATACAAAGAATTATAGTATCAGAATTATATAAAATAGGATTAGTCCATTTATACACTCAGGGCTATAGAGATGAACAATTAGCTAATTTTGAATTATCATTAACTACCCCATCAATTATATATGATCAAGAAAGGGTAGCATTAATGAAAGAAAAAATGGATTTAGCAGCTCAAATGACTGAAACTAATTTATTTCCTTCTGATTTCATTTACGACCATTTATTCCATTTAAGTGAAGACCAATATGATGATTTTAGAGATTTGATTAGAGAAGATGCTAAACGTAAATTTAGAATAGACCAAATAGAAGCAGAAGGTAATGATCCTGTTGAAACTGGCAAATCATATGGTACACCTCATGATTTAGCTTCACTATATGGTAAGGGTAGAATGTATTCAAACCCAGGTGATGTTCCTAAACCTGAAACATATGATAAAGATGGAGATAAAGATGTATTAGGTAGACCAAAAGAAAAAGCTTCTAAAAGAAACACACAAGATGATAATTTTGGTAAAGATAGATTAGGTGCTAAAGGTATAAAAAAGGATTATAATGATACAAATAAAAGTGGTATGGCTTTAGAAAATAATAGCCACTTTGCAAAGCATCAATCCATGTTAAAATCTATCCCTACAGGTAAAAAGTTAGTATTTGAAGATAAACCCGCAAAAAGTTCGCTTCTTGACGAGTCAAATATTAAGGAACAATAATTTTAGTATATTTATAAAAAAATATTGATTGATGTATATAAAACATTCAAAATTCAGGAATACAGGCATTTTATTCGAGGTAATAGTAAGAAAAATTACATCAGAAACCCTGTCAGGAAAAGATTCACCAGCTATTAACATTCTAAAATCCCACTTTGTAAATACTGAGTTAGGGAAAGAATATAAATTGTATGAAACTATATTTAAATCTAAAAATCTAGATAGTACTAGAGCTAGTACAGTTTTAGATACCATATTAGAATCTTCAAAAAGACTTAATAGAACTAGGATTAGAAAAGAAAAATACAATCTTATAAAAGAACTTAAAGCTCACTATAATGTTGAAGATTTATTTAAAACAAAACTTAATGATTATAAAGCACAGGCTTCATTGTATACTTTATTAGAAACATACAACACAGAAAAATTAATAGACCCAAATCAAATTATAGATAATAAAGTTACACTATTAGAATATTTAACATCTAAAGATATAAATAGAGATAATGTTAAAGAAGATGTAATTGAAGAGTTTAAATCTCAAGATAAAGATATTCGTACATTAACATATTATGTATTACTAGAAAAATTTAATGATAAATACTCAACATTAAACCCTAGACAAAAGAATATTCTTAAAGAATTTATTGAGTCTGTAGATAACACACCATCATTAAAAGAATTTTATAATAAAGAAGTTCTTTTTATTAAAGAATCAATTAAATCTCAAATTGCTAAAACAGAAAGTAAAGTAATTAAGATTAAATTAAATGAAGTTAATTCTTTGATTAGTGAGTTAAATAAAAAAACAACCATTAAAAGTGATCACTTAGTTGATTTGTTACAATACCATTCATTAATAGAAGAATTAACAAAATCAAATGGATAGCATAGTAGAAAAAATAATTGGCTTGATAAAAGAAGTTAAAAGAAAAGATATTGATCCAAAATTAATAACTTGGATTGAAGATAGATATGGTCCTTGGGATGATAGAGATTTTATATCTGATGATGGTGATACTTATTTTAAAACAGATGCTGATTATGAATCTGAAGGAGGTGGAATTTCACATAAAATAGTTAAATTGCCTTCATTTTCAGTATTAATCAAACAATTAAAAGCAACTAGGGATGCTGCTAATGAATTAGTTAAAGGTGAATCTGTAAGAGATGATGAGATATTAAGAGATATATCTAATGAATTAAAAAGAGAATTTAATAGATTTAGAACTCATTTAAGAAAAGAATACCCAGCATTTTATGCTCAATTAAAATCTCAACTTACTAAAGAAGAATTAGAGGAAATGTCTACAACTGGCGGTGGAGCAGGTGCTGCTTCATTTACCCCGGGTACAGGAATGCAATATGCAACCCCATATGCTTTTAAAAAAGCTAAAAAAGCAGTGCAAAAAGAAGCATTACAACTAGTACATGTTTACGATAAAGATGGTAAAATGTATGGTACTGGATCAGTTGAAAAGGTAGAAGGGGATAAAACGACAGTTCGTTTTGATGGTAGTACAGTTAAAATATTTCCTAGCAATAGAGTAAAACTAGTAAAAGAGGATATTGGAGCAACATTAGGCCCAGGACCTAAAGCAGGTCCAGAAGGAGTAAAAGATAATGCATACGTAAAACAATTTAAATATAGTTTAGTACCTAAGAAAATAAAAGGATCTGGTTTAGAAGTTAAGCAGTTATTTGAAGCTGATGATGTAAAATCATTCCAACAAGAAAGAATAGCTGCTTTTGATGTAATTGAACAACAACTTAATGATATTTATAAGATGTTAAGCAATGCTAAAAATGAAACAGGGGATTATTACACAGAAAACCCTACATCATTTTCAGTTATAAAACCAACAGATCTAGTATTAGATTATATAAAAGATATAAAAGACTTATTAAAAGGAGAATAAATGAAAACATTACAAGAACAATACAACCAAATTAAAAAGGGAAAAGGCAGTAAGCATATTTTCCTTAAAGAAGTTAAAGCTAAATATCCTAATTTAGTACGTAATGCTGCAGGATTTGATGAAGCATCATCTGCTCTAATTGGTAGAAGCATTATAGCTGAAAACCTTTATGTAGGAACAGGAAACACTAAAAAACCAGACTGGTTTAAACTTTTTGATGACAACATGAACTTAATCTCTGAGGAAGAAGCTAAAGCTATAGAAAAAAAGGTAACAAAAGGAGTAACTGATTTACAAGCACCTGATAAAGGATACGATTATAAAGATGATAAAATGCTTAATAATGTATCTGGTGAGCAATTTCGTCAAGGATATTTTACAGAACTTACTTGTGTATCTAATAAAGACAAAACTAAGGAAGAATTAATAGATTTAGTTATTAAAAATATTGATAAAAACCCCCTATATTATATTGAGGAAGCTCAATTTGGCATTAAAGGGATAGGATATACTGAAGATGCACCCGCTTTAGGTAAAGGTAAAATGGTTAAAGATCCGGGTGTTGGTGGTGGATATGGTGAAGCTACAAAAAAAGACTTCCCAGAAGGTGAAGTAGGTACTGGTTATTTAGAAATTAAAGAAAACAAAATGATATCATTATTAAACTTATTAGAAAATAGTCCTTTAGGTGAAAAACCAAAGGCAAAAGTAAAAAAGAAAGTAAAAAAAGAAACAACAGATAGCAAATTAGCCGAGATTGAAAATAATGGTAGAATTGCTACTCTTGAGTTACAAATTAATGCCTTAGATGAAATCATTGAAAGTAAAAATGATAGAATTTCTATGGTATCCGAAGATGAAAGTTTATCTGAATTAGTAGATAAGAAAAAAATGAAAGAAATGCAACGTGAAGTAAAAGTTCTTGAAAAGAAAAAAGCGGGCATGGAGAAAATGTATGAAAAGATGTGTGGTAAATCATACAAAAAAGTAGTTACTGAAATGGATCCTGAAGCATGGAAAAGACAAAATGGTCAAGATGCTGATTGGGCACCAAGAAATGAAGAAAGTAATGCTAACAGTAATGAAGGATCTAACGAAAATTCAAACGAAAATTCAAACGATAATAAAGAATCATATTCAGGATTATCAAAATTTAGAACTGCATAAAACATATTATGAGTCAATTACTAATAGAAACACACGTATTTAAACCTAAGGGAGTCATTTTAAATGAATCACGCTCAAAACGAGGTTTACCCTTAGTTGAAGGAATATTAGCTACTGCTGAAGTAAAAAACGGTAATGGTAGGTATTATTCTAAAGAATTGTGGGATAGAGAAATTGACAAATATAGAGTATTAGTTGATGAAAATAGAGCAATGGGAGAATTAGACCACCCAGAATCCTCAGTAATAAATTTACAGAATGTATCACATAATATTTCTGAAATGTGGTGGGATGGAGATAATGTAATGGGTAAAATAGAAATTTTACCTACACCAAATGGTAATATACTCAAAGCATTAGTTGAAAGTGGGATTACAGTAGGTGTGTCTTCAAGAGGAATGGGTTCATTAGAACAAAAAGGTGAATTAATGGAAGTTCAAGATGACTTTGAATTATTATGTTGGGATTTTGTCTCAACACCATCTAACCCAGACTCATTTATGCATTTAGTAAGAGAAAATAAAGAATTTAAATCACAAGATAAATATAAAAACGTAAATAATATATTAGGTGAAATATTATGTTCATACGGACATTGCCCTATATTATAGCTTAACAATACAACCCCTGATTCCTAGAAGAGGCGCACTCATTTTTTTGATGCGCCTTTTCGACTTTTATACCTTTGCATATACGTATAATTGATAATATGTCATTTCTCATATGACATCAATAATTTTTTATTATAACCCCCATTACGTTTCTTAATAAACGTAGTTTCCCAACAAAAAATTTAGGAAAATGAATAGAAACTTTTTACAAGAGGCTATCGCCGATGCTAAAGCAGTCAAAGAATCTGCAATAGCAAATGCTAAAGTCGCATTAGAAGAAGCTTTCTCACCTCAAGTTCAAGCCATGTTTGCTAGTAAACTAGAAGAAATGGAAAAAGACGAAGAAGTGAATGAAGCTTATGATGATGTAGATGAAGCAAAAGATGATGAAATTTCAGAAAAGAAAGAGTACATGACCAAAAAGGAAAAGCGCGAAGGTGACGATCGTAAGTCTGATAATAAGGCTGAGACTGAAACTGAAAAAATGCGTAAAATCAAAGAGGAAGAAGAAATGGACTTAGACGAAATTTTAGCAGAGTTAGAAAAAGATGAAGATCTTAAAGAAAATGCTCGTACAGACGCTGAAGAAGAAGGCTACAAGGACGGTATGAAGGACGAAAAAGAGGACTTGAAAGAGGACGAACGTACGGATGCTGAAGAAGAAGGCTACTTAGACGGTGAAAAAGACGAGAAAGAAGACATGGATGATGAGGACGATGAAGATATCGACCTTGAAGATATGTCAGAAGAAGACCTTAAGAAATTTATCGAAGACGTAATCGAAGATATGGTTAGTGCAGGTGAAATTGAAGCCGGCGAATCATTCGAAGATGATGTAGATGTTGATGTTGATGCAGATGGTGAAATTGAAATAGAAGATGATGAAGAAACTTCTGTAGATGTAGCTGAAGCTAAAGACGACATTGATGAATACGGTAAAGAAGAAATCGATGAAGCAAAAGACGAAATGGATGAAGTTAAAAAAGATTTAGATGAAGCAATGAAAACTGTTGCTACTTTAAGATCTGAACTAAATGAAATCAATTTGTTAAATGCTAAATTACTTTACACAAACAAAGTGTTCCGCGGTAAAAATTTATCTGAAAACCAAAAGGTTAAAGTGTTAGGTGCTTTTGATAAAGCTGAAACAGTTAAAGAAGTAAAACTTGTATTTGAAACTATTAATAGTAGTGTTAAATCAAAAACTACAAATAATTCTATAAGCGAAGGCTTTAGAGCTAAAGGTAGTGCCTCAAATATGTCAGCTCCAAAAGTAACTAAAAAACAACCAATTGTTGAATCAGATGAAATGGTCGCTCGCTTTAAAAAATTAGCTGGAATAATCTAATTAAGTAAAACAAAACAATTAATTATTAAATTTAAAAACGTAAAAAATGAGTCAATTAAATTCTCTTTTAGAAAGCGCTAATCCTTACAAGTCACTACAAAGTGATGCTGCAAGATTAGCCAACAAATGGAACAAGACAGGCTTGTTAGAAGGTATCGGAAACGAAACTGAGAAAAACAATATGTCTATGATCCTTGAAAACCAAGCTAAGCAATTAGTGATGGAAGAAAGTAACACCGGTGGTCCACTTCCTGGAGCAGGTACATTCACTCCTGGAACAGGAGCACAATGGGCAGGTGTAGCTTTACCACTAGTAAGAAAGGTATTTGGTCAAATCGCAGCGAAAGAATTCGTTTCGGTTCAACCAATGAATTTACCTTCTGGTCTAGTATTTTATCTAGATTTCCAATACGGAACTGCAGGTAAACAACCTTTTGCACAAGGCGGATCACTTTACGGTGATACTGACGGTAACTTACCATTTGGTAATGGTGCTACAGGTGGTCTTTATGGTGCTGGTAGATTTGGTTATTCAATTAACAATACTCAATCTGCTGCTTATGCAGTAGCTTCTGGTTCTGTTGATTGGTATAGTGATTTGAATGCTGATTCTTCAGTATCTCAGTCTTATGTTGCAGGTGCTTCAGGTCAAATTGTAAAATTAACTGTCCCTTCTGCTTCATTACCTAACTTTGATGAAAGAGCAGTAAGAGGTTTTTACCTTTCAGGTTCAGCTGCTGATTTACCAGCTTCTGCTACTCAATACCCACAATTTACTAAAATCAATGGTGCAAACATTGAATTCTTTGTAGGTTCTGATGTTGTTGAAGCAGGTGCATTAAAAGTTGAGTATTTACTACAAACAAATGACGCTCAAAGAGGTGATTTTGAAGATGGTAATAACAACTTAAATGCTGACAACACTCCAATTTCAATTCCAGAAATCAATATTCAAATGCAGTCGGAAGCAATTGTTGCTAAGACTCGTAAATTGAAAGCTGTTTGGACTCCTGAGTTTGCTCAAGATCTTAACGCTTACCACTCTTTGGATGCTGAAGCTGAATTAACTTCAATTATGAGTGAGTATATCTCATTAGAAATTGATTTAGAAATTCTTGATATGTTGATCGAATCTGCTGCTGCTGGTACTGAGTACTGGAGTGCACAGAATAACTTAGCATTAGCTTCAACAGGTGTTGTAGATTCAGATTTAGGTTTCTACAACTCACAAGGACAATGGTTCCAAACTTTAGGAACTAAAGTTCAGAAATTGAGTAATATCATTCACCAGAAAACTCTAAGAGGTGGAGCTAATTTTATGGTATGTTCTCCAACAGTAGCTACAATTATCGAATCCATTCCAGGATTTGCTAGTACTTCTGATGGTGATGCTGCTAAAATGAGCTACGCATTTGGTGTACAAAAAGCAGGTACTATCAATTCAAGATACACAGTTTATAAGAATCCATACATGACTGAAAATACCATTTTAATGGGCTTTAGAGGTGGACAATTCTTAGAAGCAGGTGCTGTATTTGCTCCATATATTCCGTTAATCATGACTCCATTAGTATACGATCCAAATACCTTTACTCCAAGAAAAGGTCTATTAACTCGTTACGCTAAGAAAGTCGTAAGACCAGAATTTTATGGTAAGATCTTCGTAGAAGGTTTAAACACTCTATAATCAATAGATTATAAATAAATTAAGAGCCCCGCGTCAGCGGGGCTTTTTTTTTGTTACTAGTGTGTACCTAGTAGGTAGTTAGTATATTTATACTCGAATATTAATTAAAATAGTTTTTAAAATGAAAGAAACCCCTTCACAGTTACCGATTCAAAGTTATGTAATGAATTTCCCACATACTTTCTCAACAAATGACCCTAATAACGTTTGGATGAAAGAAATGTCCGATAAAGAGTTAGCTATAAATAGACCTAAAGCATACAAACAATTTATGGATTTGTATAATTTTATGGCTGGTCAATCATTAGTACATTTGTTACCTGCAGAAGGTAATTTTCAAGATTTAATATACGTTGCTAATTTAGGGTTACAATTACCCCACATTAAAGATGAAAACCATATTTTATTATCAAATTATACTTCACCTCCAAGACAGGGTGAAGAATATGTTGGTGAAAAATTCTTTAATCAAATGGGTTATAAAACCCACATTTCTCCCCATAAATGGGAAGGGGAAGCAGATATAAAATATCTAAAAGATAATGTTTATATTGGGGGGTATGATATAAGATCAGATATTAAAACCTACCACTGGATGGAAGAAAATTTTGATATGAAAGTAATCAAAGTTAAAATGGTTGATGAATATATGTATCACTTAGACTGCAGTATCTTCCCGTTAAATACGCGATCAACTATGGTTTGCACTGAGTTATATGATAAAACAGAGTTAGCGCAAATAAGCAAATATACAAATATAATAGATATAAATGCTGATGATTCTACTTATGGAATGGCCAATTCTGTTAGATTAGGAAACATGATATTATGTGCCTCAAACATTTCAGAATTAAAAAAATCAGATGAATTTTATGAGGGTGAAAAACACAAAATTGAATCATTAGAAAAAATATGTTCTGACGAGGGGATGGAACCTGTTATATTTAATTTATCTGAATATATGAAATCTGGAGCTATGTTAAGTTGTATGGTAATGCATTTAAATAGAGTTGATCACTTTAAATCACTTCTTTAATGGCTGAAAAACTAGAAGACTGGTTAAATGGAGAAGTTGCAGAATTATCTAAAAAGTCTGTAGGAGAGTTAAGTAATAATTTTTTCTTTAGAGATCCATTAAGGCCAACACATATAGATTATAAGCATTTTTATAGCCCAGCAGATGGAACTATTTTATATCAAAAAGTAGTACAACCTGGTGATCAAGTTTTAGAAATAAAAGGTGTTGATTACACACTTCAAGATGTAATGGGAGATCGTGATTATAATCACCCTTCTTTAGTTATTGGAATATTTATGTCATTTTATGATGTACATATTAATAGAATTCCATACGGGGGTGTACTTAAATATAAACGTTTGGAGCCTATTGAATCTACTAATCAACCTATGTTAGCTGTAGAGAAGGATATATTAAATAAAGTAATTAATCCTAACAACATGGCATATTTAAAATACAATGAAAGAATGTCTAACCAAGTGTATGTTCCCTCTTTGGATTATACATACCATTTAATACAAATTGCCGATGAAGATGTAAATGTAATAGCCCCTTTTAAACAACAAAATGATCTTTGTGTCCAAAACGAAAGATTCAGTTTAATTAGATGGGGTTCCCAAGTAGATTTAGTTCTACCTCTAGATTCTAGATATGAGTTTGAGACTGTATTAGATAATACAATGCATGTAAATGCTGGTCTTGATAAATTAATTAAAATAAACCACACTCAAAAATGCCTTCAAAACCCCACACAGACGAAGTACACAGAAAACAAAGAACTGTGAAGAACCCAATAAAATTCAAAATAAGTTTAAACGAGGAACAAAAAGAAGCCAAACAAAAAATATTAGATAACACATTAACCCTATTAGCCGGAAGAGCAGGATCTGGAAAAACACTCCTAGCATGTCAAGTTGCTTTAGATGGTCTTATACGAAGACACTATTCAAAAATAATCATTACTAGACCTACAGTTTCAAAAGAAGAAATAGGATTTTTACCTGGGGATTTAAGAGAAAAAATGGATCCTTGGATTCAACCTATTTACCAAAATATGTATGCCTTATATGATAAGGTAAAAGTAGAAAAATTAATTGAGGATGGCAAAGTAGAAATAGTTCCTTTAGCATTTATGAGAGGAAGAACCTTTTTAGACTCTTGTATTATTGTAGATGAAGCTCAGAATGTTACTCATGAACAAATGGAAATGATTTCAACCCGAATAGGATTAAGATCAAAAATGATTATTTGTGGTGATGACCACCAAGTTGATTTGAAATCAAAACGAGAATCTGGTTTTAGATTTTTATACTCAGCAGCTCGTAAAGTAAAAAATATGTGTTCTATTACTTTAATGCAAAATCATAGAGACCCAATTGTGGATAACTTGATTGAAATTTATGAAGAAGCTGAAAGTAGGGGGATTATTAAAGGATCCTCCGGCACTAGCGGAAAAGCTAGGCGATAGTCCTAAAAATTTAAAAGGGGCTTAGCAATTAAGCCTCTTTTTTTATATATTTATAACAAAAATAATTATGGCATCAATACTTACTCCATCAGCATTTCAGATTAAAATAAAGGAGGAACACGTAGTTAAGGGTATTAAAACTACAAATGAAACATTTTTTACATTAGGGAATATTACTAATGTAGATAGAAGAATAGTTACAATACCAGCTCAAACTCCAATTGATTTATTTAATGTCAATGGGGTAAGACCTTCAGCAGGAACTTTTCCATCAAGTAGTATGAAATATGCTAGGATTACTAATTTAGACACAACATCTTCATTAGCAGTTTCTTTTACATCATCAAAGTCACCTGATGGGATAGGCGTTATAGGTACGGATTTAACTTCATCTTATACAAGCGGTGGTGTTGGGGGTGTAATTGGGTTATACGCAGGTGTACCAACTACAGCAAGTGTTAGTGGTAGTGGGATGACATTAGATGTTGTTATTTCTTCATCTTTAATAATGAGTCAAAGTTTAGGATTAAATATTGCACCCGATGATTGTGCTACTGGAACTTATAATGTTAATTTAATAGGAGGTAGCGGTACTGGAGCAACAGCTCAAGCAGTAGTTACAGGAGCAAATCCATCTACACCAACATTATCAACTGTAATGGTATTAAATCCTGGAAGAGGATATGTAGTAGGAGATTTATTAACAATTGCAAGCGGAGATTTAGGAACGGGACAATTAGTAACAAATCAACCTTTTACTAATAACGGTTTAATTCCTAATGTAACAAATAATATAACAAGAGAAATAGCAGTTTATACAGCTACAGGTCAAGGTGGTACAGTTAGTGTAAAGTCAGATGGTGGTGTAATTACAGTAGTAAAACCAGTAAATATAGGAACAGGATATTTGGAAAATCAAACAATTACAATATCTCAAGATCAACTAACTAATGTAGGGTTTGGAGTAGTAAGTTCAGATTATACTAATACATTAATAGCAGATGATGTTGCTGATTCATCTGCAGCATCTATGTTAGCCTTAACTAGTAGTAATATAAATACAAACGTATTTCAAGCAAAAATAGCAGCAGGTGGAAGTGGGTATGAAGTAGGAGAAACAATTACAGTAAATGGTGCTGAAATAGGTAATTCAACAGATGCCGTATTTACTTTAACCTTAAATGATTTTACAGAAAATGGAGCAAGAAGTTACTGGACGATGGATGTATTACCTACATCATCTTTAATGTTTTCAAGTCCTCAAGTTACAGGAAGTACATTTAACGGCTTCTTTGAGCAAGATATAGAATTTGTTTCTGTGTATGCTGAAACAGAAAGGATGGATGTTGAATACGTAGTTGTTAACTCAGATAACGCATAAATAAAAAACTATGGCAAATATACCAATATGGCCCGGATCTAGTTCATTCCACCCAGGAGATACACCTTTTGGGTTTTATGATAATGATCCTGAATTCCAAATAGACGCAGATAAATTTTCAACTTTTGCAGCAAGAAGATTAGGATATCCTATTGTGGATGTTGAACTTCAAGATTTAAACTTTTATGCTGCTTTTGAAGAAGCAGTAACAATATATGCTAATGAATTATACGGGTTTAAAATTAGAGATAATTATTTAACCTTAGAAGGAGCAGATGCTTCTACTATGGATATTGAAAATTCAGTTGTTGTTCCAAATCTAGGAAGAATAATCCAAATGTCAGAACAATATGGGGTTGAAGCTGGTACTGGTGGTAATGTTGACTGGCATACAGGTCATGTTAATTTAACAAAATCAGTACAAGATTATAATTTAGAAGAATGGGCAAAGGATACTATACCACATTATAAGGATCATGATATAGAAATTATGAGAGTTTTTTATGAAGCTCCACCTGCAATGTTAAGATTTTTTGATCCTTATGTAGGAGCAGGAATGGGTACTATGGATATGATGGATACTTTTGGTTGGGATGGATTTTCTCCTGCTGGTGTAAATTTCATGTTAATGCCTATTAATTATGATTTACAAGTTATCCAACAAATAGAATTTAATGATATGATCAGAAGAGCAAATTATTCTTTTGAAATGCATAACAATAATTTAAGAATTTTCCCAATACCCGATGGATCAGTCCCAAAATTATACTTTGAATATATTCTTAACTCAGAAAGATCTTCAGCTTCCTTTGTAGTAGGTGGAAGTAGTACTATTACTAATATATATGATGTACCTTATAAAAACCCAAATTACGATGATATTAACTCAGTAGGTAGAAGTTGGATATTTGAATATGCTTTAGCTTTATGTAAAGAAATGTTAGGGTATGTTAGAGGTAAATATCAAGTAGTACCAGTCCCTGGGGATAATGTTACACTAAATGCAAATGATTTAATTACAGCAGCTACTGGAGAAAAAGAAAGATTAATTGATAGGTTAAGGGCTTATTTAGGAGAAACATCAAGAGAAAAATTACTAGAAAGAAGAACAGCCGAAAGCGATTTCATTGAAAAAGAATTAGGCAAGGTTCCATTTCCAATTTATATAGGATAATATGGCATTATTTGGAGGAGCAAGAGACATAAGTTTATTTAGACATCTAAATAGAGAGTTAATGGCAGACATCATTACTCAGCAATGTTCTTTTTATAAGTTTAAGTTAGAAGAAACTAAAGTAAACATATATGGAGAAGCAGCAGAGGAAAAATTCTACATGGGTCCTGTTTTACTAAATTGTCTAATTGAAAGATCAAATGAAGAATTTCCTGAAACAGATTTAGGTACTGACTTTACTTGGGGTGCTACCTTTAAATTTTTAAGAGATGATTTATTAGGAAAAATGAAAGAATTTAATTTAGATTTTGCACCTACAAACTATCAATATGGAGCTGATTTAGTTCCTGAAGTTGGAGATATAATTTTATATAATGAAGGATATTATGAAGTAGATAATGTAAATGCTAACCAATATTTTATGGGTAAAAATCCAGATTATCCTAATTCACCTCAATTACAAAACCCAGGCTTAGAAAATTTTGGAACTTCAGTTTCAATTATAGTTGAAACACATTATGTACCTGCTGATAAGGTTGGTATTACACAAGAAAGATTGTATACTGGAAATAATTCAAACCCATCACTAAATGGCTAAAAGAGGAAAAATACCAACACCTAAAACTCAAAGAGAAATATTAAATTCTCAAATTGATCCATACAGCCCACCAGCTGGTTCTCCTGGTTTTTCAGATACAGGTAATCCTAATAATGCTGATACTCCTAATAGAGGTAACCAAGTATCATTTAGAGATGATACTACTAAACCTTTTAGTTTAGGAATTAAAGATATAGATGAAGCTATTGCTTATTATATGGAAGAAGTAATTCAACCTACCGTAATACAAAATGGGGCAGTACAACAAGTACCATTTATTTATGGTTCTCCTGAAAGGTGGAAGCAGGTACAAAAAGATGGGTATTATAGAGATAAAAAAGGTAAAATTATGTTACCTTTAATTACTTTTAAACGTAACAATATTGAAAAAGTTAGAAATATAGCTAATAAATTAGATGCAAATAACCCACATAATGTAAATATTTTTCAAAAACAATATAGTGTTAGTAATGCTTATGATAATTTTGATATACTAAATAATAAAAGACCTGATAAGGTTAATTATGCAGTAGTAGTACCTGACTATGTAAATATTACTTATGATTTTATTGTTGCTACTTACTATATAGAACAATTAAATAAAATAGTCGAAGCTATTAACTATGCTTCAGATTCTTATTGGGGCAATCCTGAAAGATATCAATTTAGAGCTAGAATAGATAATTTTGCTACACCTGTACAAGTAGAACAAAAAGGAGAAAGATCAGTTAAAGCAACATTTAGCCTAAAATTATATGGTTATTTAGTTCCTGACACAGTCCAAAAACAATTAAACGCAATAAAAAAATTCAATACCCCAACACAAATTATATTTAATATGGAAACAGTACAAAGTATAGAAGAGTTAAACCAAAGAAAAAAATTAGATAATTCCCGTCTTAGTATTCAAACGGATAATAATTTTACAGAATTTCCAAAATCTGGGAAATAATACTGTTTTTTATAATATTTATAAATAAAATTAGATGGGTATAATATTAAGACAGAACAAAGGTTCCGAGTTAACATTCGCAGAAGTAGATGGCAATTTTCAGTCACTCTACTACTCTAGTTCTCTGTCTGGTACTGACCTTCAATTCTTTTTTGCAAGTAGTAGTGTAACACATAGTATAGATTTACAAAATGTTCCGGGATTTACAGGAGTTACAATTGAAAGTGGAAGTACTTTAATAAGTAATGGTGTTCAAACTCTAAATTTTTTAGGAGATGGTATAGCTAGTATAACAAACTCCCCAACAACAAACCAAGTTGATATTAATATCCAAGGAGGTGGTGGTGGTGGTGGTTCTGGAACAGGAATATTCCAATTATTAGGAGCTACAGATATATATTTTGCAACCTCTTCATTACAAGTTACAGCCAGTACTTACCAAGAATCTGAGTATACTACTATAGGCGTTACACAAAACCCAAACAATGATGGCACTGGAGGTAATGTAGCTAAGTATGGAATGATGTTTAGCCAATCAGTATGGCATTATACGGATAATGTAGGTTACCCAACATCAAAAGCATGGCAGACAGATTTAGAAGGATCGGTATTTAATAACTATGACCAAAATACAGATACAGCAGAAATTTTAAGGTTTATTGCAACACAATTAAGTGCATCATCCCCAGATACTTCCCCAAATGCTCGTTATTATTCTGGTACTTCTGAAACAATTGCTTCAAATGGAACTGGTGGGGTTACGGGTTATGTACCCAATTCTACAACCGACCCCATTTTATTATATTTGCAAGGAAAAGGATGGGCTATAGCAGGACAAAGTGTATTTCAAGGAATTACCCCAATTTATAATAATTCAGGCTATAATATAAAATATACATCAGTTGCAGCTGGTTCGACTACATGCCCCTCATCATCTTATGATCCTTCTTTCCAATTATTCAATTTAGGATTAGTAAGTTCTTCATTTACAACATCAGGTTCTTTAAGAAGAATTTTTGCTGATAACTCTGCAAAAACCCAAACAGTAGTAGATGAACAACAATATACTTTAGTAAAAACCCCACCACCTTTTAATACAACATCAGGTCAAACTATTGGGGCAATACCTACAGTAGGAGGATTAGATATAAAATATCAAGATGGTAAATTTGCTACGATTTTCCAAAATAATTTATATAATGGGGGTATTTCTTTCACAACAAAAGAGGCTACAGGTTGGTATAGATTATCTTCATCAATAGGAGTACAATCAGGTTCTTCTAATTATACTACTTTTTATGATCAAGATACTGAAATATTTTGGTCGGAAGTACAAACTAGTGATTTTTCTCAAACAGTAGGTTTTAATACTAGACAAAGTTCATCTTTATCAGCAACCTCAAGATCACTTTCAGGAGCTCCTTTATTATTAACATCAAATTTTAAAGAAGGATCTCATCTTACAGGATATTTCAATCCTTTATTTTCAGCACAACCTACATTTGCTTCAATTACAGAAACAGATTCTTTAGTAACCCCCTCTAACCCAACAGGTGGAACTAGAAATGGAAGTACAAATGGGGGTACTGTTCAAACTTCTAATTTTATATATTCTAGTGGGGGTGTTGTTAGAACTGTAGGAACTATACCAAGTCAAGGAGATGTTGTTTATTTGACAGCAAGTTTAGCATTTAATGCAGGATCAGGAGGGGCTGATAATATCAACCAAACCGGATTTGGCACAACAACATTTATAACAACAACAAAAGGTAGAGAATTTGGAGGATCGTTAAATACCGTATTTACTAATACTTATGCTTATTTTGACCCAGGGGCATATGGACAAAATGTACTGTCAGGTTCTATGGGTTACTACGGTAGAGCTCAAGGATATGATGGTGGCACCTTAACTGGGGCTTCAAGTAATACAATATTTACAGAACAATTTTCAGGAGAAGATTATAGAATAGTTATTGATGATGATTTATTAACAGGATCCTATGCTAGTGGAACAAAATTGGCAACGGGTGTGTATGCAGAGTATGTTCAACAACCCTTAGAATTACAAATAAAACCAGGATATTTAGTAACCCCAGGAGGAACATATGGTTATTGGACTCCTGCAAACGCTGGTGCAAATACTTATCAATATTATTCAAGAGCATTTCAAAGAGATTTAACAACAGGAGCAAGTGATGTAACAGCTAGTTTTGGTGCAGCTTTAAATACGTGGGATAGCACAGCTAATGGGGTATCAGTAGCATTTTTGTTTTCAGGTTCGGGTGCACAAGCTTATACAAATCCAAGAATATTTGATCCTGCAACAACCGTAGGAGATGCTTTACAAATAGGTATAACAAATAATAATTTTACAAATCCATTTAGTGATCCAATTGATTTATATGCTTGTAAAACAGGTACAGTAAGAGGAAGTGGAGCTGGTACAAGTTATGAATTTCCTCTTTTAAATGGAAATGGTATGACTTTAGATCAGTTAACACAGGACTTTATAGTTATAATAAGATATAAAGGAGACCCAGTTCCAGTAGAAGATATAGACATAACGATTACGTAAAAGAATAAAGATATAGAATGGCATTAGATAAAATAAAAAAGTCGAATAGATTACTCCAGAGTAAGAGATATACAATGGAGCAGAGTACTGATGCTCAGGAGGCATTCACAAGAACTCTCGACATTAATGCTGGTGATGTTTATATAAGAGAAAATTTTGTTCCCTTAAATAATTTACCATATTCTGGTAGTGGACAGAACCAAGATACAATAGAATCAGGTTCAGCTTTAACAGCTGTTGATATTGTAAAGTTTCACTTCCAACATCAATTAACACCATCATCGGTTGTTAATGGTAGTAAAACAGAAGTATTTTTCTTTATATCAAAATCAGCACATGATCCTACAATAGCTGTTACTCCTCAAATTATACAGGATGGACAACAAACAAACTTTTTATCACCAAAATATTCAGATGCTTCCTTAACATTTAAAAATACTGAGGATAATGTACCCGCAGGAAACGGTACACCTGGATATAATGTTACTGTTAGAGTAAATGGTACTGAACAAGATTCAGCTTTTTATCAATTTGATTATAAAACAGGTGTAATACAATTCGTAGATAATTCAGTCTCACCATCAACCGGAGATACTGTCGTTTTATCAGCATACCAATATGTAGGTCCTACATTAGCAGATGGTGGTGTTGGTGGAGGTAATGCTTTTCCATTTTCAGGATCAGCACAAATAACAGGATCAGTTGGGGGTGTTCCAGGTGGATTCGCAGTAACCGGTAGTAGTACATTTGATGTAAGTGGTACCGGAGATGATTTTTCTATAATATCAGCTCCAATACAAGATAGACCTGAATTATTAACATATAACCCTTCAACAGGTCTTATAGGATATGTAAATGCAACTAGTGGTACTAGTGGATTTTCAGGTTCAAGTGGTACAGCAGGCCAATCTGGTACTTCAGGTACAAGTGGTTCATCAGGTTCAACAGGAACAAATGGTACTTCAGGAGAATCTGGTACTTCAGGAACATCAGGTGAAAGTGCTACTTCAGGTACATCAGGTACATCAGGTACTTCAGGTACATCAGGTGAAAACGGAACAAACGGTACTTCAGGTTTAAGTGCAACAAGTGGTTCTTCAGGAACAAGTGGTACTTCAGGTGAATCAGGCACAGCAGGAACAAGCGGAGAAAGTGCAACATCAGGCTCAAGTGGTACTTCAGGTACTTCAGGTGAAAGCGGCACAGTAGGTACATCAGGAGAAAGTGCAACATCAGGCTCAAGTGGTACATCAGGTACTTCAGGAGCAGATGGAACAAGAGGTACTTCAGGTTCAAGTGGTACAAGTGGTACTTCAGGTACATCAGGTACTTCAGGAGCAGATGGGACAAGAGGTACGTCAGGAGAAAGTGCAACATCCGGCTCATCAGGTACTAGTGGTACTTCAGGTGAATCAGGCACAGCAGGAACAAGCGGAGAAAGTGCAACATCAGGCTCAAGTGGTACTTCAGGTACTTCAGGAGCAGATGGAACACGCGGAACTTCAGGAGAAAGCGCTACTTCAGGATCAACAGGTACTTCAGGTACATCAGGTTCAAACGGAGTAGCAGGAGAAAGTGGCTTAAGTGCTACAAGTGGTACATCAGGAACCAGTGGTGCAGATGGTACATCAGGTACTTCAGGTTTAAGTGCAACAAGTGGTTCTTCAGGAACAAGTGGTACTTCAGGAGCAGATGGAACAAGAGGTACATCAGGAGAAAGTGCAACATCAGGCTCAAGTGGTACTTCAGGTACTTCAGGAGAATCTGGTACTGCGGGAACATCAGGTGAAAGTAGTACAAGTGGTTCTTCAGGTACTAGTGGTACCTCAGGAGCAGATGGAACATCAGGTACATCAGGTAAAAGTGCAACAAGTGGTTCTACAGGAACAAATGGAACTTCAGGTTCAAATGGTGTTGCCGGAGAAAGTGGCTTAAGTGCTACAAGTGGTACATCAGGAACCAGTGGTGCAGATGGCACCTCAGGAACTTCAGGTGTAAGTGGTACAGCAGGTTCATCAGGAACTTCAGGTACTTCAGGAGCAGATGGAACAAGAGGTACTTCAGGAGAAAGTGCAACATCCGGCTCATCAGGTACTAGTGGTACTTCAGGTGAATCAGGCACAGCAGGAACATCAGGAGAAAGTGAAACTTCAGGATCTTCAGGAACAAGCGGTACTTCAGGAGCAGATGGAACATCAGGTACATCAGGTTTAAGTGCAACAAGTGGTTCAACAGGAACAAATGGTACAAGTGGCTCAAACGGAGTAGCAGGTGAAAGTGGCTTAAGTGCAACTTCAGGTACTTCAGGAACAAGTGGAGTTGATGGTACATCTGGAACAAACGGAAAAAGCGGAACAAGTGGTTCATCAGGAACAAGTGGTACTTCAGGAGCAGATGGAACAAACGGAACTTCAGGTTTAAGTGCAACTTCAGGATCATCAGGTACTTCAGGTACTTCAGGTACTTCAGGAGAATCTGGTACTGCAGGAACATCAGGTGAAAGTGCTACAAGTGGTTCAGCAGGTACATCAGGTACTTCAGGTGAAAGTGGAACAAATGGCACATCAGGAGAAAGTGCAACCTCAGGTTCAACAGGAACAAATGGTACATCAGGTTCAAATGGGGTAGCAGGAGAAAGTGGCCTAAGTGCAACTTCAGGAACCTCAGGAACTTCAGGTGTAGATGGCACCTCAGGAACTTCAGGTGTAAGTGGTACAGGAGGTTCATCAGGTACATCAGGTACTTCAGGAGCAGATGGAACAAATGGTACAAGTGGTTTAAGTTCAACTTCAGGTTCAACAGGAACAAGCGGTACTTCAGGTGAATCAGGTACTGCAGGAACATCAGGAGAAAGCGAAACTTCAGGATCTTCAGGAACAAGCGGTACCTCAGGAGCAGATGGAACATCAGGTACATCAGGTTTAAGTGCAACTTCAGGTTCAACAGGTACTTCAGGTACATCAGGTTCAAATGGGGTAGCAGGTGAAAGTGGCTTAAGTGCAACTTCAGGAACTTCAGGAACTTCAGGAGCAGATGGAACTTCAGGTACAAGTGGCGAAAGTGGCGAAAGTGGCTCATCAGGTACTAGTGGTACTTCAGGAGCAGATGGAACATCAGGAACAAGTGGTCTAAGTGCAACTTCAGGTTCATCAGGTACATCAGGTACTTCAGGAGCAGAGGGAACAAAAGGAACTTCAGGAAAAAGCGGAAAAAGCGGAACTAGTGGTTCAGCAGGTACTTCAGGTACTTCAGGTGAAACAGGAACAAATGGTACATCAGGTTTAAGTGCAACAAGCGGTTCAACAGGAACAAATGGTACAAGTGGCTCAAATGGAGTAGCAGGGGAAAGCGGTTTAAGCGCAACTTCAGGTACTTCAGGAACTTCAGGTGTAGATGGTACATCAGGTACAAGTGGTGTAAGCGGAACTGGAGGTTCATCAGGAACTTCAGGTACTTCAGGAGCAGATGGAACAGCAGGAACATCAGGTGAAAGTAGTACAAGTGGTTCTTCAGGTACTAGTGGTACTTCAGGTGAATCAGGTACTGCAGGAACATCAGGAGAAAGTAAAACAAGTGGTTCATCAGGTACTTCAGGTACTTCAGGTGAAACTGGAACAAATGGTACATCAGGTAAAAGTGCAACATCAGGATCAACGGGTACTAATGGTACTTCAGGTTCAAACGGAGTAGCAGGTGAAAGTGGCTTAAGTGCAACTTCAGGTACTTCAGGAACTTCAGGAGTAGATGGAACTTCAGGTACAAGTGGCATTAGTGGTACAAGTGGCTCATCAGGTACATCAGGTACATCAGGAGCAGATGGAACAAACGGAACTTCAGGTTTAAGTGCAACTTCAGGATCAGGAGGTACTTCAGGTACTTCAGGAGCAGATGGAACAAACGGAACTTCAGGAAAAAGTGCAACTTCAGGATCATCAGGTACATCAGGTACTTCAGGTAAAACAGGAACAAACGGAACTTCAGGTAAATCAAATACTTCAGGTACATCAGGTACTTCAGGTTCCTCAGGTACTAATGGTACAAGAGGTTTATCAGGTAAATCAAATACTTCAGGTACATCAGGTACTTCAGGTTCGACAGGTACTTCAGGTACATCAGGTGAATCAGGCACAGCAGGAACAAGCGGAGAAAGTGCAACTTCAGGTTCGACAGGTACTTCAGGTACATCAGGTTCAAATGGAGTAGCAGGTGAAAGTGGCTTAAGTGCAACTTCAGGAACTTCAGGAACTTCAGGTGTAGATGGCACCTCAGGAACTTCAGGTGTAAGTGCAACAAGCGGTTCATCAGGTACTTCAGGTACAAGTGGTGCTGATGGTACAGCAGGAACATCAGGTGAAAGTAATTTAAGTGGTACATCAGGTACATCTGGTACATCAGGTACATCAGGTTCAAGAGGTACTTCAGGTACTTCAGGCGAAAATGGTACATCAGGTACAAGTGGTGTAAGTGCAACAAGTGGTTCAGCAGGTACATCAGGTACTTCAGGTGAAACCGGAACAAATGGTACGTCAGGTTTAAGTGGTAAAAGTGGTACTTCAGGTTCAGCAGGTACTTCAGGTACATCAGGTAAATCAGGTAAAAACGGCACAGCAGGAACAAGTGGTAAAAGTTCAACTTCAGGATCAGCAGGTACAAATGGTACTTCAGGTAAAAATGGAACAGCAGGAACAAGTGGTAAATCAGGAACTTCAGGTTCAACAGGAACAAATGGTACATCAGGTTCAAATGGGGTAGCAGGAGAAAGTGGCCTAAGTGCAACTTCAGGAACCTCAGGAACTTCAGGTGTAGATGGTACTTCAGGTACAAGTGGTGAAAGTGGAGGAAGTGGTTCATCCGGTACTAGCGGTACTTCAGGAACAGACGGAACAAATGGAACAAAAGGTTCAAGTGGAAATAGTGCAACATCAGGTTCATCAGGTACATCAGGTACATCAGGTGAAAGTGGAACTTCAGGAACCTCAGGTTTAAGTTCAACTTCAGGAAGTTCAGGTACTTCAGGTACAAGTGGTAAATCAGGAAAAGATGGTACTGCTGGTACATCAGGTAAATCAAATACTTCAGGAAGTTCAGGTACTTCAGGTACATCAGGTACATCAGGTGAAAGTGGAACTTCAGGAACCTCAGGTTTAAGTTCAACTTCAGGATCAAGTGGTACTTCAGGTACAAGTGGTAAAAATGGAACAGCAGGAACAAGTGGTAAATCAAATACATCAGGAACAACAGGTACTTCAGGTACAAGTGGTTCAAACGGAGTGGCAGGAGAAAGTGGCCTAAGTGCAACTTCAGGAACCTCAGGAACTTCAGGTGTAGATGGAACTTCAGGCACATCAGGTTTAAGTGGTACTGCAGGTTCAAGTGGTACAGCAGGTACTTCAGGTAAATCAGGAAAAGATGGCACTTCAGGTACATCAGGCAAATCAGGTACTTCAGGATCAGCAGGTACAAATGGTACTTCAGGTAAAAGTTCAACTTCAGGTACCTCAGGTTTAAGTTCAACTTCAGGAAGTTCAGGAACTTCAGGTACTTCAGGAGCAGATGGAACAGCAGGAACCTCAGGTGAAAGTAATTTAAGTGGTACATCAGGTACATCAGGTACATCAGGTACATCAGGATCAAGGGGTACTTCAGGTACTTCCGGTAAAAATGGAACAGCAGGAACCTCAGGTTTAAGTTCAACTTCAGGATCAGCAGGTACAGCAGGTACTTCCGGTAAAAGTGGAACAGCAGGTACAAGCGGTAAATCAAATACATCAGGTACATCAGGTACTTCAGGATCATCAGGTACTAATGGTACAAGAGGTTTATCAGGTCAATCAAATACCTCAGGTACATCAGGTTCTTCGGGTTCAACAGGTACAGCAGGTACTTCCGGTAAAAGTGGAGTAGCAGGTACAAGTGGTAAAAGTTCAACTTCAGGAACAACAGGTACTTCGGGTACAAGTGGCTCAAACGGAGTAGCAGGTGAAAGTGGTTTAAGCGCAACTTCAGGTACTTCAGGAACGAGTGGAGTTGATGGTACATCAGGTACAAGTGGTGTAAGTGCAACAAGTGGTTCAGCAGGTACATCAGGTACTTCAGGTAAATCAGGAGCAGATGGAACAGCAGGTACTTCAGGTAAAAGTGCAACTTCAGGATCAGGAGGTACATCAGGTACAAGCGGTAAAAACGGAACAGCAGGAACCTCAGGTAAATCTAATACTTCAGGAAGTTCAGGTACAAATGGTACTTCAGGTAAAAATGGAACAGCAGGAACCTCAGGTAAATCAAATACTTCAGGAACATCAGGTACTTCGGGATCATCAGGTACTAACGGTACAAGAGGCCTATCAGGTCAATCAAATACCTCAGGTACATCAGGTTCTTCAGGTTCAACGGGTACGGCAGGTACAAGCGGTAAATCAGGAGCAGATGGAACAGCAGGAACTTCAGGTGTATCAAATACTTCAGGTTCTACAGGTACTTCAGGTAAGTCAGGAGCAGATGGAACCGCAGGAACCTCAGGTAAATCTAATACTTCAGGATCAGGAGGTACTTCAGGTACTTCAGGTAAATCAGGAGCAGATGGAACAGCAGGAACTTCAGGTAAATCAAATACTTCAGGTTCTACAGGTACAAGTGGTACTTCCGGTAAAAGTGGAACAGCAGGTACAAGCGGTAAATCAAATACTTCAGGTACATCAGGTACTTCAGGATCATCAGGTACTAATGGTACAAGAGGCCTATCAGGTCAATCAAATACCTCAGGTACATCAGGTTCTTCGGGTTCAACAGGTACAGCAGGTACAAGCGGTAAATCAGGAAAAGATGGTACTGCGGGTACTTCAGGTGTATCAAATACTTCAGGTTCTACAGGTACTTCAGGTAAATCAGGAGCAGATGGAACAGCAGGAACATCAGGTAAAAGTTCAACTTCAGGATCAGCAGGTACTTCAGGTAAATCAGGAGCAGATGGAACAGCAGGAACCTCAGGTAAATCAAATACATCAGGATCATCAGGTACATCAGGATCATCAGGTATAGATGGGGGTAGTGGTGAAAGTGGCGAAAGCGCTACAAGTGGATCATCAGGTACTTCAGGTACTTCAGGTAAAAATGGTACTGCTGGAACTTCAGGTGTATCAAATACTTCAGGAAGTTCAGGTACAAATGGTACTTCAGGTAAAAATGGAACAGCAGGAACAAGTGGTAAATCAAACACTTCAGGTACATCAGGTACTTCGGGTTCCTCGGGTACTAATGGTACAAGAGGCCTATCAGGTCAATCAAATACCTCAGGTACCTCAGGTACATCAGGTTCTTCAGGTTCAACAGGTACGGCAGGTACAAGCGGTAAATCAGGAAAAGATGGAACAGCCGGAACATCAGGTAAAAGTGCAACTTCAGGATCAGGAGGTACTTCAGGTACTTCAGGTAAGTCAGGAGAAGATGGAACAGCAGGTACTTCAGGTAAAAGTGCAACTTCAGGATCAGGAGGTACATCAGGTACTTCAGGTAAAAATGGAACAGCAGGAACAAGTGGTAAATCAAACACTTCAGGAACATCCGGTACTTCAGGTTCCTCAGGTACTAACGGTACAAGAGGCCTATCAGGTCAATCAAATACCTCAGGTACCTCAGGTACATCAGGTTCTTCAGGTTCAACGGGTACAGCAGGTACTTCAGGTAAATCAGGAGCAGATGGAACAGCAGGAACATCAGGTAAATCTAATACTTCAGGTTCTACAGGTACTTCAGGTAAGTCAGGAGCAGATGGAACAGCAGGTACTTCAGGTGTATCAAATACTTCAGGATCAGCAGGTACTTCAGGTAAATCAGGAGCAGATGGAACAGCAGGTACTTCAGGTGTATCAAATACTTCAGGATCAGCAGGTACTTCAGGTAAATCAGGAGCAGATGGAACAGCAGGAACCTCAGGTAAATCAAACACTTCAGGTTCTACAGGTACTTCAGGTACTTCAGGTAAATCAGGAGCAGATGGAACAGCAGGAACTTCAGGTAAATCAAATACTTCAGGTTCAACGGGTACGGCAGGTACAAGCGGTAAATCAGGAGCAGATGGAACAGCAGGAACATCAGGTAAATCTAATACTTCAGGATCAGCAGGTACTTCAGGTAAATCAGGAGCAGATGGAACAGCAGGAACCTCAGGTAAAAGTGCAACTTCAGGATCAGGAGGTACTTCAGGTACAAGCGGTAAAAACGGAACAGCAGGTACGTCAGGTACTTCAGGATCATCAGGTACAACTGGTTCAAGTGGTGTAGGTGGTGCTGGTGGTGTTTCAGGTGGATCAGGTACATCTGGTACATCAGGAAAAGATGGTACTTCAGGATCATCAGGTACATCAGGTACATCAGGTACTTCAGGTACTTCAGGTAAAAATGGTACAAGTGGTACATCAGGTATAAACGGTGCCTCAGGAGCGAGTGGAACACCTTTAGAGGTTTGGGTTGATGATAATACATCATTAGATTATGCTGCAAATATTAAGATAAATGGAGCAAATTATACACAAGCATCACCATTTACATTAAATACAGATTTTTCATTAGGTATTACAAACCCATTCCAAATAGGTAAAAACCAACCAGACTTAACTAATACAAGTGCAATTAATGGTACAGGATTTATTGAATATCTAATCCCAGGTGCAGATGGTTTTACTGGGGAATTTTATACTGGTGGGGGGAATGCAGGTGGAGTAACTCAATTTGAATTAGTAGCTTTAAACAGTGCTGGTAATTGGGATGAAGCAGATGCTGATTTATCATCAACAAAGAATTTATTGGGTGTTGCATATAAGGCAACCGGAGTATTGGTTGATGTTATATTAAGAGGTATGATTAAATCTAAGACTTTTAGTTTTACTGTTGGAGCACCAGTTTATGTTTCAAGAACACCTGGGGGTTTCACACAATCATTAACAGGATTTGTTACTGGTGATTATGTAAGATTAGTAGGACATTCCATAGAAACTAATGTTTTATATTTCAACCCAGAACCAACATGGATCTTAATTTCATAAAAATATGCCTCAAGTAAATTTAGCCCCATATACTACAAACAGCTCTAACTATGCTTTAGGTAATATTAGAAGAACGGGTGTAGGTTCCTGGACTTCTATTAGAACAGGCACACCAGTTTCAGGAAATGTGTCTCAAACAGGTAATTCTACTAAAAGTATTGGTGTTGCTTGGACTGGAGGTAGTAGAGGATCATATAGCTTATATAGAAATTATATATGGTATGATGTAACAGCCTACCAAAGCGTTTTAATAACTTCAGCAGAATTAACTTGTCCTACAACGGCAGGGGTAACTGCTTTAGCACTTCCAGTAATAGCAGTAGATAGTAGTACTGCTTTTAGTAATAATTCAAACACAACATTAAGTTTAAGTCAATTTCTTTCTACTTCTTTTGTAGCTTATAGTAATTCTACAAATTGGGCACAAACCACAGGTTTCCAACAAATAACCCTAAATAGTTCAGCAATAGTAGCAATACAAAATGGAAATAATTTTGGAGTTGGTATTATAGACCATAATTATGATTTTCAAAATGTTCAACCCTCAGGTATTGGATTTGATGGTTTTTATTTAGGTGATATGTCAAATGCAACACAAAGATCAAGATGGACATTAACTTTAAATTACATAGCAGGATGGTCAGCCGGAGACATGAATGGAGTGGCAAGTAGTGACATGGGGGAAGTTAATGGTGTAGCTATAGCAGACATAAGTGAAATTAATGGTATTTAACAATAGTTTGGATATGTAATTAATATTTATTATATTGTCAAGTAGTTTTAAAAAATAGTTATATGAAGAAAATCTTATTTATAGCGCCTCATCTTTCAACAGGAGGACTCCCACAATATTTAACTAAAAAAATTGAACTTATTAAAGATGAGTTTGAAGTATATGTAGTAGAATGGGTAGATTGTACTGGGGGGAAATTAGTTGTAACCAAAAATAAAATATTAGAATTAGTAGATAATAATAAATTTTTTACACTTGAAGAAGATAAAAGTGAATTATTTAATATTATAGATAGGATTACACCAGACATTATTCATTTAGAAGAAATTCCTGAGTATTTTATGGATGATGATATAGCTCGAAAGTTATATGATGTAAATAGAAGTTATTTTTTAGTAGAAACATCACATGATTCTTCTATGGATACAGACACTAAAATATTCTCACCAGATAAGTTTATGTTTGTGTCAAACTGGCAAATAGAACAGTATAAAAACATAGATATACCTAAAATACTGGTAGAATACCCAATTGAATATATCCCCAGACCTAATAGAGAAAATGCGTTAAAACGCTTAAATCTCGACCCATCAAAAAAACATATATTACATATAGGTTTATTTACTTCTAGAAAAAACCAAAAAGAATTTTTTGAATATGCTGAAGCATTACCTGAATATGAATTTCATAGTGTAGGAAACCAGGCAGATAATTTTAAATGGTATTGGGAACCTTTAATGGAAAATAAACCAACTAATTTAACTTGGTGGGGTGAACGAACTGATGTAAATAATTTCTATCAATCAATGGATTTATTTTTATTTACATCTAGAGGAAGTAAAAATGATAAAGAAACAATGCCTCTAGTAATACGTGAAGCTTTATCTTATCAAATACCACAACTATTATATAATTTAGAAGTTTATCAAAATTATTTTGAAGACTATAATACAATTAATTATTTAGATTTTGCAGATTTTAATAAGAACGTTAAATTAATTAAAAATCAACTAAATACCCCTTCTATAATACCCCCAGATGTTGAAGAAAAAGAAGCATATGTGATTTGTACTTACCCAAATACACAAGCAGTAGTAGATACCACAATAGAATGTATTAAATCATTAAGAAAAAACAGTAATAGAAAAATAATTATATCCGCACATTGTCCTGTTCCAAAGGAATTACAGGGTATGGTTGATTATGTTTTTTATGAAAAAAATAATTTATTAACAAAACATACATTCTACTCAGGTTATTGGATGTATCATGATCAATATGATACCCATGTAAATTTAAAAGGTGAAGATAATGATAGATATCACGGCCCAGCATGTTATACATCCTTCTATAACCCAGCAACATTTGCTAAAGAATTAGGGATTGAAAAATTATACTATATTAACTTTGATTATATTCTTAAAGATAGTAGTTATATAGATTATATATCTAAAAAATTAAATACTCATGATACTTTCTTTGGTGAATATGAAGCACAAGAAGGTAAATGTTATTATACATATTTCTTTGCAGTCAAACCAGATGCAATTTTAAGACATTGTGATTTTATAGAAACTGAAAATCAATATAATAGTCTTATGGATAAGTATGAGGCTGAATCTAATGGTATTGAAAATTTATATTATCATATATTTAAAAATAATATAAATAACTATATTGAACCAAAAGAAAAATTTGAATCTGATGCTGAAAAGTATTTTGAATTTGAGGATTATTCAATGATTGAATATTATACTATACTTCCTACAGATGTAGATAATCATTTTTGTCCTTGGATAACTATTTCTAATGCTAAAGAAAGTAAGAATATCTACTATACAGTAGAAAAAAATGGTGAAGTTATCATTGATAGATTGCTAGAAGTTAGGGGAAAATTTTCATTTTGGGATTTAGTAAAATATGATTTAGATGATAACATCATAGTTACATTTGATGTAAAAGATACTAATACTGGAGAAAGTGTAAAATATCATAAATTTAATTTAAATAAAGATTATTTTTTAAATACAATGCCTAATAATGGTATGTTTAATTGGAAAGGAGATAGAAGTAGATACAACCCAAAAATTAAACTAATGCATTTAGTTACAGAACCAGATGTAAATGAAAAAGAAATAAGATCAGTAAAAAATATTAAAGAATTTTGTGAATCAACAGGTATAGAATACGAACAAAGAATAAATAAAATATGGACTGACTTACCCCCAATTGATACTTGTAATAGACCTGAAGATGTTCAAGACAAACCAGGATATTATAAACTAGCACCAGGACATTATGGGTGTTATAAAGCACACACAAATGCTATTATGTCTGAAAATAATAAAGATTATGATTATATTTTAATCTTTGAAGGGGATGTTATTGTTGATTCCCCATTTGATGAATTAAAACAAGCTTTAAATCGTTTTAGTAATCTATCTAAATCTAATAATCAGGACATTATAGGATTTGGCAACCCTTACCAAAATCGTAATTTAAATGGGCCTAAAATTGAAGACATATACACTAATATATCTCCATTTATACCTGCACAATCTTATTTAATAAATAAAAATAAATTACAACTTATTCAAGATAAAATTAAAAATACAAAATGGGATGCTTTTGATATGTGGGTATGTAATGTAGCTAAATTAAAAGTAGGAACAGCAGAAAAAATTTATACTAAACATCTACCAGGATTTAGTATAATTGAGCAAGAAATAAAAACAACAGACGAAAATAGTCCTTTAATATACGCTGGAGAATGAAAATATGCCATGTAGACCCAGCTTGTGGGTTAGATATCCCACCAAAAAATTGGGGAGCAATTGAAAAAATTATTTGGGAATTTATAAATAATCAAAAATTACTAGGCCATGAATCTACCTACAAATTATCTTCTCATATTAATCTTGGAGAATTTGATATTGTACATTGTCATGTAGCTAATTTAGCAATTGGTTTACAAGAAAGAAATATACCCTATATATTCCAACTTCATGACCACCATGCATTTCATTATGGTAAAGACTCACATATATTTAAAGAAAATTTAAAAGCTATAGAAGGATCACTTTTAACCTTACTACCAGGTAAATTTTTAGTTGATTATTTTAACCACCCCAAAGCACAATATTTTTCTCATGGGGTTAATGTTAATGAATTTTATCCTTCACCTAACCCAAATCCTATAAAAATAACAAACCCCAAACTGTTGATGGTTGCAGCTAATGGTTTAGCTGGTGATAAGGGTTATGATAGAAAAGGATTTAAATATGGATTAGCTTTAGCAGCAAAACATAATTTAGATATAACCATAGCAGGTCCAAACTTTAATAAAGAATTTTTTAATCAACATTTAGAAATGTTTAATTATCCAAAATTAAACTTAGTCTTTGATACACCCAACAATAAATTATTAGAATTATATCACAAACATGATATTTTTATTCACCCTACAATGCTAGAAGCAGGCCACCCAAATTTAACTATGATTGAAGCCGCAGCTGCTGGTTTACCTATAATAGCAAATTGGGAATATGAAACAGATTTTCATGGTGCTTGGAGATCACCACGTGATATATTTCACATGGAAGTAGGGTTAAAAGATATAATAAATAACTATGACTATTATAAAGTTAGAGCAGTAGCTACTGGAAAAGAATTAAGCTGGAAAAACAGAACAAAAGATTTATTAGAAATTTATAAAAATTTTATATAATATGAAAGAAATTTTAATCCAAGAATATAATAATTTATCTAAATTACTTATTAAACCAAAACCTCAATCTAACTTTTACCACATTAACTTTATTAATGGGGCTAAATTAGAAATTACAGGTAAAATAGATAAAAAATATAACATCCAATTTTACGACCAAAATACATTAGAATTACTTTTTGAAAGTGAAATTACAAATAATATGTGGACTAAATTTAACAAAACATATTATATAAATTATAATATTAAAGTAATAGATTTAGAAAATAATACAGTTGTTTTTGAACATAAATTTAATGCAAAAAACAAAAGAGTTTATATTCATTTTGCCTCAAAAGCCTTAGGGGATACTATAGCATGGTTTCCATTTGCTGAAGAGTTTAGAAAAAAGCACCAATGTGAATTAATTGTTTCTACTTTCCATAACAGTATGTTTAAGGAAAACTATCCAAACATTAAATTTATAACTCCTGGAGAAGAACAATTTGACTTATATGCTATGTATGAAGTTGGGTGGCATTATAATGAAGATGAAAAAATAGATTATAATAAAAATATATCAGATTTTAGAAAACATGGTTTACAAAAATGTAGTGGTGAAATTTTAGGAGTTAACCAATCAGAAATTAAACCAAAACTAACATTCAAAAATACAGGATCTACAATAGAAGGAAAATATGTCGTTATAGCACCCCATGGGTCGGCACATGCTAAGTATTGGAATTATAAAGGAGGGTGGCAAACAATAATAGATTATTTAAATAATAAAGGTTATAAAGTAGTAATGATAACACAAGAATTATTAGGAGACAAATGGCATGATTCTAAATTAGGAGGAACTTTAACGGGGGTTATTGATAAAACTGGAGATTACCCTTTAAGTGAAAGAGCTAATGATATGTTAAATGCTAAAGCTTTTATTGGTATTGGAAGTGGGTTAAGTTGGTTAGCTTGGGCTTTAAAAACCCCTGTAGTAATGATATCAGGATTTAGTGAAGCTTATAGTGAATTTGAAGATTGTGAAAGAATATCATCACCTAAAAATAAATGTTCTGGATGTTTTAATAGAGTAAGATTAGATGCAGGAGATTGGGAATGGTGTCCTGATCATAAGGATACAGATAGAATGTTTGAATGTACTAAATCAATAACACCAGATACAGTAATTGCTGCTATAAACCATCAATTAGAAAAATCTCTTTGATATTTATAACAAAATTATAGAATGGCAATTAAACTTTCAAATACAGGCATAACACCAGGAGCAGTAGTTAAATCCGCTGAAGTTTCTCAATCTATAGATGCTTTTACAGGTACTATAGCCTATGATATTCAACAATCAGGCTCATTTAGCCAAACAGGTTCTTCTATACTATCAGGTTCAGTTTATCTACCAGATAATACTCATATGGGGATTGGTACTGCACCATCTCCAACAGCTGGAGTTAAATTAACTTTAAAAGCAAATGACTCTTCAAATGATCCAACAATCTTATTAGAAGCATTTGGAGCAGCAGATTCAGCTACTATAGGGTGGAAAAATCCTGATGTAAGGTGGAATTTAGGGTTAGCTGGAGGAAGTTCTGATTCTTTTGTTCTACAAAATCAAACAACTAATAAGTTTCCTATTTTAATAGATTACTCTTCTTCTGATGCATCAATAGTACTTAGAAATGATAATGGGTCAGATTTATTTCAAAAAGTTGGTATTAATTGGCCTTATGGTGAGATGGGTTTTGGATCACCAAATCATACACTTTTAGTTAGTGGCTCTGTAACATCATCAGTAGGTTTTTATGGTGATTTAATAGGAACAGCTTCTGTAACGGATAAGGCTAAAGTAAGTAATATGATTGCAAATCAAACCAATCCAGTTTTAGTTATGCCCGGAACAGTTGATGGAGGTTATAAAGATGTTATGGCCGATCCATTATATCTTAACTTTAATAATATAACAAAAATATTAGAAACAACTGCATCATGGGCAACAGAGTCAATTTCTGCTTCTTATAGTGAAACAGCATCTTATGCCTTAACAGCTGAATCAGCAAATCCTCTTTGGTATGATGGGGGTACTTATATCTCATCTTCTTACGGTACTATTGTAAGTGGATCGACAGCAGAATTTGTACTTTATAGAGGGGGTGTAACCAATACATCCTTAGTATCATCATCTGCAGTCCACTCAATAAATTTTTCTGGAAGCAATTATACAGCTTCAAGTGCTGTATCCAGTATTGTTATAGGATCTAATAATATATCTTACGATTATAATGGAAGAAGCTACATCCAAAATAAAAATGTAGGAGCTAGTGCTACATTAAATATTGGGGTAGGTGGCGTTGGAGGAACAACATCTTCAGCAATAATAATAAATAGTAACAATGAAACCTCAATTGGTTCATCATCACCTGCTTTTAGTTACCCATTAGGATATACAGCTGGAGAAATACATTCATATGTCCAAATGCAGAATAACCACCAAGATTCTTCATCAGTATTAGCTGTAAAAGGTGCAAATGGAAGTGACGGTATTATTTATTTAGGAGGAAATGAAGCATATGGTGGAGGTATTTTATATCATGGTGGGGGTGGAACTTCCCAAATACCTACTGCATTTGCTAGTCAGAAAACAGCATTATATAGAAGTAGTCAATCTGTTCCATTCCCAGTAATAGATTTTCCTACAGATAATAATCACATTATGGCAAGGTTAGATTCTAGCCCTGAATCTGATGCTAATTTAGATTATTTTGGTATGGGTCCTTCAGGTAATATAGAGCCCTATAGAAGAACTTACATGCTTAATGGGATACTTACATCTGGTGCAGGTAATTCTGTCTCCTTAGGTCAAGTATCTGCCGTTCAATCTGGTACTTATTTAGTAAAATTAACTGTAGGTAAATCTAATAATCAATCCCCAACTGACGTTGGAGCTATAATAGAAGAAATACAAACCTTTTATGTAGATTCATTTGGAAATCAACCACAAGCTTTGATTACTGGAACAGCACCAGGCCCTACAACAGTAGCTGAGGGATCATTCGGTAGTGGAAACACAACCATCCAAATACTCCCCATTTCAACCGGTTTTCAATTCCGCGCTAATGGTAATGTAGGAGAAAATATGAACTTACAAGGCTTTGCAGAAGTAACATTTTTCCCTAATTCTATTTAATAGTTTTTAATAATAATATAATTTTAATAACAAGTTTTAATACGTATAAAAGATGACAAAATTACAAAGTGAAGAAATCAAAAAGGTTAATGATTTAAAAAATAAGTTTAATGAAACAGTACAAGCCCTAGGTAGTATTGAACTTCAACTTTTAAACATCAATTTAAAAAAGGAACAACTTAAAATGGAAGCAGTCGAAATTCAAAAAGAAGAAATAGATTTAGCAAAAGAGTTAGAGGAAAAATATGGTAGCGGAACTATTTCTTTAGAAACTGGTGAATTTTCTCCAACTAAATAGACTTTTGACAGAAAACCATATATTTATTATCAAAATATAACAATTACATAACATGGCAGAAACATTAATTTCCCCAGGAGTATTAGCAAGAGAAAACGATCAATCCCAGATTACATCTCAACCAATACAAGCCGGTGCAGCAATAATAGGACCAACAGTAAAAGGTCAAGTAAACATTCCAAGGCTTATTACCACTTATAGTGAGTATCAAGCTAATTTTGGTACTACCTTCGAAAGTGGGTCGGCAAACCAAAAAAGTGAATATACTTTCTTAACTTCAATCTCAGCTTATAATTACTTCTCAAATGGAGGTACTTCGCTAATTGTTACTAGAGTAGCCTCAGGTTCTTTTTCACCAGCAACTTCTTCTAAGATTGCTAATGATCAAGAAACAGGACAAATTTTAGCTACAACTAATTTATTAGGATCTGCCGTAGGTGGTGGAGGTGGAGATGCTACATTCTCTGGAACACCTGCTTTTACAGGAGGAACAGGAACAGGATTAACACTTAACGCAGCAGTAACAACAAATGGGGGTGTTAAAGTAGCAGTAGATACTTTATTAGATAATTTAAATGCAGGTACAAATCCAACAGATGCAGTAGATGGATCTTACACAGTTCCATTAGTTGGAGGAACAGGAACAAATTTAACAGCTTCAATTACAGTATCAGGCCAAACAGTTACTTCTATTACAACTCCCCTAGCAACATCAGGTTCAGGTTACACAGCTTTAGATGCTTTAACTTTCCCAGCAGGTGCTTTATCAGATGGTCAGTTAAAAACAGCTCAAGATATATTATCTATATCTAATGGTGGCGCTTTAGCAATAGGAGCAGGTGGTCCAGCAACTGGAGTAGCTATTACAACAGTTACTGGGGGTACAGTACAAACAGGAACAGGAGCAACAGTCGATATAACATCAGATGGAACAAATGTTTCAGTACTAACAGTAAATGCATTAGGAACAGGATATGTTACAGGTAATGTATTAACAATTACACAAGCAGATTTAGTTACAGCTGGATTCGCAACTGCAGCAGCAGATTTAACAATTACATTAACCCCTGCAAATGTTGAATTATCAACAGCAGGAGCCTTAACATTACAAGCTGCAGATTTATTTTACTCACTAACAACTTTAAATGCTGCTACAGAAGGTACAGGATATGAAGTTAATGATCAATTAACAATTGTAGCAGGTGCTATGGGTGCAAATTCATCAGAATGTATAATTACATTAGTAGATGCTGATATAGTAGATGGAAATGCATTTATATTAGAATCAATTGGTCAAGGCCAAATCATGAATAGTACAGGAGCTGAAAATTCTCAAGGTGCTTTAACAAATGGATCATCAAATAATTTAAGATGGGAAATTACATCACCAAATACCTCTTCAGGTACGTTTAGTGTAGTAATTAGACAAGGTAATGATAATACAAGAGCTAAATCAGTACTTGAAAGCTTTACTAATGTATCATTAGACCCAAAATCATCAAATTATATTTCAAGAGTAATTGGTGATCAAACACAAACAGTAAAAGGAGTTGGAACAACAGATGTTTACCTACAAACAACTGGATCTTATGCCAATGCTTCAAGATACGTAAGAGTAAAAGAAGTTAATTTCAAAACACCAGATTATTTAGATAATAGTGGACAAGCAAAACCAGAATATACAGCTTCTATACCAGTACAAGCTTCAGGAACATTTGGAGATGCAGTAGGTAGTATTTTAACCGGAACTGGAAAATATTATGATAAAATTACAGCAGATGATACTCAAGGATTAGTTGGAGATAATTATACAACTGCAATTAATTTATTAGCAAATAAAGATGATTACAAATACAACATTATCTCAACACCAGGTTTAACTCAAGCAGATTATACATCAACAACCAATAAATTAATTTCTAACACAGAAAATAGAGGAGATAATATTGTAATATTAGATCTTGAACTATATGCTAAGTCTATTACAAATGTTACTACAACGGCAGCAAGTAAAGACTCATCATATGCAGCTTCATATTGGCCTTGGTGTATGGTAACAGATCCAGATTCAGGACAAAGAGTTTGGGTACCAGCAGGAACATTAATTCCAGGAGTTTATGCTAATAATGATAGAACAGCAGAAGCATGGTTTGCCCCAGCAGGTATTAATAGAGGTGGATTAGGTCAAGTAATTCAAGCTGAAAGAAAATTAACTCAAGCTAATAGAGATGAATTATATATTAATAAAGTAAATCCTATTGCAACCTTCCCAGGAAGAGGAGTAGTAGTATTTGGTCAGAAAACACTACAAAATCAAGCATCAGCTTTAGATAGAGTAAATGTTAGAAGATTGTTAATTGCACTTAAAAATTATATTTCTCAATTATCTGATAATTTAGTATTTGAACAAAATACAGCGGCTACAAGAAATACATTCTTAAGCCAAGTTAATCCATATTTAGAGTCAGTACAGCAAAGACAGGGTTTATACGCGTTTAAAGTTGTTATGAATGATTCAAATAATGGACCCGATGTAATTGATAGAAACGAATTAAGAGGTGCTATATACATACAACCTACTAAAACGGCTGAATTCATTTACTTAGATTTCAACATTTTACCAACTGGAGCAGAATTTCCAGCATAAAAGTTAAAAAGTATAATATTTATAATTGAATAAAAAAATTAAAAAAACATAAAATGGCAGTATTAGATCCAAACGAAATATTTTTCACAGCATTTGAGCCAAAGGTAGCTAATAGATTTATCATGTACGTAGATGGATTTCCATCATACATTATTAAAGGTATTAGTGGATTAGGGTTCGCACAAGATGAAATTACATTAAATCATATCAACACTTATAGAAAAGTTAAAGGTAAGTTAAGATGGAATGACATTACGATGCAATTATTTGACCCTATAACACCTTCAGGAGCACAAGCTGTAATGGAGTGGGTTAGATTACACCATGAATCAGTAACTGGTAGAGATGGTTACTCTGATTTCTATAAAAAAGATTTAACAATTGATGTGTTAGGTCCTGTAGGTGATGTTGTTTCTGAATGGATCATAAAAGGAGCATTTATCAAAGACGGATCGTTTGCTGATATGAATTGGGACACTGATGGTGAAGCTCAAAACATTGATTTAACAATTGGAATGGATTACTGCGTGTTGAATTTCTAATAAGAAATTATATATTTTTGAAAAATAGCTTGGCTTCGGTCAAGCTTTTTTTTATATTATATATGTATACGCGAATATTAAGTTATAACAAATAAAATTTATATGGAAGAATTTAAACTACCTACTGAAAACGTAGAATTACCTTCAAAGGGATTATTATACCCTGAAGACAACCCACTATCTTCTGGTATGGTTGAAATAAAATATATGACTGCTAAAGAAGAAGATATTTTAACTAACCAATCATACATTAAAAAAGGAATTGTACTAGATAAACTACTACAATCACTTATAGTTAATAAATCTATTAAATATGATGATATTATCGTAGGAGATAAAAATGCACTACTTATTGCAGCCCGTATCTTAGGATATGGTGCAACCTATGACTTTGATTATAATGGCGAAAAACAATCAGTTGATTTATCTACATTAGAAAATGTTCAGTTCAATGAAGATTTAATTACAAAAGGAGTAAATGAGTTTGATTATGAACTCCCAAAAATTAAAGCTAAAATATCTTTTAAAATATTAGATGGAAAAGATGAAAGAGCTATTGAAAGAGAACTTCAAGGACTTAAAAAGATTAATAAGGATGCTAATCCTGAAATGTCTACTCGTTTAAAATATATTATAACAGCAATTGAGGGAAATCCTGATAGAAAATCAATTAGGGAGTTTGTAGATAATTATCTGCTAGCCCAGGATTCCAGGGCATTAAGAAACTATATAAAATTAGTTCAACCAGATGTTGATCTAACTTTTTTTCCCGACGGAAGGACTGATGACGCAATCCTCCCCATTGGACTTAACTTTTTTTGGCCTGACGCTCGATAATGCGCCCGGAGTTAGAGTAAACGTATTTAATACAATACACGAAATTGTATTCAATGGTAAGGGTGGATATGATTGGAACACTGTGTATAACATGCCTATATGGCTACGTAAGTTTACTTTTAATAAACTAAAAAGTCATTATGATGAAGTTGAAGAGAATAGAAAAAAAGCTAATAAGGGAAAAGGCACACAAATAGATTTAAATAACCCAACTAAATCCCAACCACCAAAAAGTATATCACCCCCCTCTTACGTTTCAAAAAGAACGCAAAAATAGGTTTTTCTAATATTTATAATAAAACAAACCTATAATGGCTGATAATAGTTTAGACCCTAAAAAATACCAACAGGTAGTTGAACTTCTTAAACAGATAAGAAGAGGCTATGAATCTTTAGGTAAAGCAAATCCTTTTACGGGTCAAACAGCACGTGAGTTTATTGACGCTATGGAGGATGCTGATGATGCTATTATTAAACTAGTTGATGGTGTAGATGAATTAGATAAGCAATTAGATAATGTTGGGAAAAATGCAAAGGGTTACTTTGAAACTTTAATAGGTTTAAATGGTGCCCTAAAAAAGCAAAATGAAAGTCTTAACATTACTAAAAGAGCAACCAGCCAAATCCAGGGAATTGCTGAAAAGTTAAAAGATGATCAAGAGGGTATTAACAGACTAAACGCTAAAGAACTTGCCCAACTCCAACAAAAATACAAATCCCAACTTTCTAACTTTCAAATAGCTAATAAAGAAATACTTTTAGGAAAAGATGGTGAAAAATTAAATGAAGCTAATCTAAAAAAACGTTTAGCATCATTATTAGTACAAGAAAAGATTACTGAGGGTCATGCTGATATGATAATGGAGATGCAGGCTGAGTCTTCAGTTTTAACTGACATAAACCAAAAATTAGCAGACAGGCAAGCAAAAGAAGCAAAGGTTGCTGAGTACAATGAATTAACCAATAAAGCATTAGACTCAGCTGGTGGGTTAATGAAAAGTTTAGGATTTGGTAAATATGCTGATATGTTTAAGGACATAAGTAAAGAAGCTAATGAATTAACTGAAGAACTTTACGACCAACAACAAGCAGCTAATGATTTTAATACGGAATTAAAAAAAGCCCAGGCAAACGGTGAAAGAACAGGTGAAGAGCTTAAAGATTTAAGTAAACTAGGTTTAGAGGATGCCGACATTGAGGCAAAAGTTTTAGGAGATACACTTGTAAAGGGAGCTACAAAGTTTAAGAAGGAAATGTTAGCTGCTTTAGATGTAGCTATACTTAAGGGTTTAAAAGATGGAATTAAAAAGTTTGGGGAAGAAAGAGAAGATTTAGCTAAAACATTTGCCCTAGGGAGAGATGATGCTAATAATTTAAAATCTTCATTAAATGTAGCTGCTAATTCTAGTGGAGAACTTCATTTTAATATTGCAGATGCTGTTAAAGGTATACAAGAATTCAACCAAGAAATAGGAGGTGCTGTTAAACTAACCCAAGATGAATTAAAAACATTTTCATTATTATCTAATGAATTTGGGTTAACCAATGAACAAGCAGCTCAATTTGTAAAATCAGCAAAATTAAGAGGTGAAAGTGCTGAAGATCTTACTGCAACCTTAAGAGGACAAGTAGCAATTTTAGCAGAACAAGAAGGAGTAGCAGTAAACCAACAACAAACATTTGCTGCCATTGGTAATATTAGTGCTGCTAATAGATTATCAATGGAAGGTCAAGGTAAATCATTAGCTAATGCAGCATTCCAAGCTGCTAAATTAGGAATGAGTCAATCACAACTTGAAAAAACATCATCATCACTATTAGACTTTGAAAGTTCTATAGCAGCAGAGATGGAAGCTGAATTAATGACTGGTAAACAGTTAAATTTAGAAGATGCCAGAAGAGCTGCTTTAATGGGTGATCAAGAAGGATTAGCCAAAGCAATATCTAGAGAAATAGGAACAGCTAAAGATTTTAGTAAAATGAATGTTTTACAACAACAATCATTAGCCAAAGCCTTTGGAATGTCAAGGGAAGAATTAGCAGAAACTTTAGAAACCCAAGAGCTTTTAACAGGTGAAGCTAAATCTATGACAGCTGCTTCTGATGCTTATAATAAAGCAATGGAGGATGGAGTTATAACAGCTGATGAACAAAGACAAATTGGATCTGATCAATTAACAGATCAACTACATGCTGAGGCTGCTAGTAAAAGATTTGCAGATGCTATGGTAAAATTAAAAGATCAATTAACTCCTATTATGGAATCCATATCTAAGATATTAGATGGATTAATGGATATGGTTGAAGCTGCCCAAAGTGTAGGAGGTTTATTTACAAGTATAGGTAAATATATGGGAATTATATCTGGGATTAGGATATTTGCAAGAATGAAAGCAGGTTTAGGAGTATTAAAAAATATGTTTGGTTTTTTAACTAAAATAGGAGGAGCTGCATCATCTTTAGCAAGTACATTAGGGTTTGGTTCAACAGCTGCGTCATCAGCAGCATCCACATCAGCTAATGTTGCTGAGGGGGTTGCAGGAGCATCTACTAAAGCAGCAGCATCAAAAGTAGCAACAGCAGGTGGTGCAGCTGGTGGAGGTATGATGTCTAAAATTGGAGGACTTTTTAGTAAAATAAATCCTATAAATGCTTTAAAAGATGCTATTAAACCTGTAATTGGTAAAGCTGCTTTAGGTCAAACTTTAAAATCATTAACAAAAAGAATTCCTATAATAGGAAGTTTTATTGAAGGAGTATTTGCAAACTCAGACATTAAAGGAATGATTGCTGACGGTAAAACTAAAAAAGAGATAGACGTAGCAATAGGAAAAAGAGTAAATGAAGGTATAGGAGCAGTTATTGGGTCCGCTGGTGGAATGGCAGCTATTCAAGCTTTAAACATAGCACCAGGTTTAGGAATAGCTTTAACCCCAGTTGCAGGTATAGCAGGAGATTGGTTAGGAAGAAGATTAGGAGGGTTAATGCCAGGACAAGAAACTGTAGGGGGTATTGTTAGAAATACATTCTATGACAAAGAATCAGAAGCTGCGGGTATAGCAGAAGATTTTATTTCAAGACCAGGACAACCTATTCAAAAGTTTAGAGCTGATGATATTATAATGGGGGGAACTAATCTTACAGGTGGGGGTGATAATTCTCAAGTAGTAACTCTATTAAAAGAATTAATATCAGCAGTAAAAAGTGGCGGTGATGTTTATATTGATGGAGCTAAAGCAGGTAAAGCAATGGTTATGGCGACTTCCAATATTTAATAATATTTATAACAAAACAACAAATTAAACACATACAATTATGGCAAATTCAATTCAAAAAATGTTTGATACTGATGGATCACCTTTAGGTGTTCCTGTATCACCAGCAAGCCCACAAGCTCCAGACGCAGTTAGCATTGTAGGTAATTCATTACTCCACAATCAATACTCAAATATTGGAGACCCAACATTAACAAATCCAGCATATGATAATTTTGGTGCAGGAGCTATGGGATATACTAATCCAAGTACTTCTCAATTAGGTGAACAAACACAAGCATACCAAGAACCAGTAAACAGATATGCAAATAACTTACCTGAAGGAGCAGCAGGAATCTAAATTTAAAATATGCCTCTAATTAATTTCCAAACAGATTTTACAAATCTGCCTTGGGGGAGAGACAGACGTAATAGTGACGACAGTCGTCAACCTTATATTACTAAAGATATTCCTCAAGGTGATGATAACCTTCCTGTAAGATCAGGACCGGATTTTATCGTTAGGGGAGGATTAAAGGCAGTTTCAAATGCGTTAGATGATGTAGGTAGATTAGCCCAAATGTTTGTGGATACTAAAAATCCATCAGCAGGTTTAGGATTTATAGCTAAACAAAATATATTATCTAGAACATCAGTTAAAACCCCAGCTTCATTTGGTTTAGGATATGCCGGTTTTACACCTTATGTTTGGGGTGTAAATGAAAATGGACTAATAGCTGAAGGTGGTGGTAATATAAATCAAGGAGTTTATACTCCTATAGGTACTATAGCAACAGCTTTAGGAAATGGGTTAGGATTTCATGCAAATTTATTAGGTTTAGACCCTTTTTCCCCAATGAGTGGTGTAGTAGAAGGGGGTTTATTTCAGGGTGATTTACCTCCAGGGATGAGTTTATTAGGTTTAAATACCTATGAAGCAGCTACTAAACAATTAAATGAAACAGCTGAAAATAATAGATTAGTAACATTCTTAACTAGGGCTGAAGAAGTAGGCAACAGCCCAGACCAAAATATTTTTGCTTATAGTGGAGGACCGGGTGCTATTTTAGGAATAGGTAAAACAAATATTAGATTTGCAGATCAACGAACAGGAGTAGCAAATCCTCAATCTGTATCAAACCCTGGACAGTTTTATTTAGGTGGAGTTACTAGAAGATCATATCAAACTGATGATTTATCAAAATTCCAATACCAACTTTCCATCCAAAATAGTGCCACAGCTAAATACGGCCAATTATATTTAACATCAAATGAAAAATTTAAATTCCAGAGAAATAGAGAATTTTTATTTGATGATGTTAATGGTCCCGCAATATTAAAAGGAATAAATGGTCCTTACCAAACTTTTAATTATAAGGTAGATGGGTTAGTAAATGAGATAAATTCATTTACAGATGATGAAACTGGAGAAGTAACAACATATAATACTCAAAAATTTATAGTAAATAATAATGTATTATACAAAAATAACTCAAGAACATATTCACAACCACAATTAATAGGTAAAGAAAATGTAATTGAAGGAGGAGCTGCGGGTTTATACCCTACAGATTTTAGAAAAGAACTATATGATGTAGATGGAGTTAATTTAGAAGATACAAAAGTATCATCTGTAATAGGTTTATCCCCTAACTATAGAGTTAAAAATATAGATGAAAGGCTTAATATGGGTATGCCTGGAAAAGAAGGTGGTGAATACAGAGCAGATTACACTGGAAATAAAAATGTATGGAATTATGGAATCCCAGCAACTGAATTACAAGCATTAGATAAAATTACAGCTATGCCTATGTATGATGGTACAGGGCCTGACGCAAACCAACCAATTAATGATTTAGTTAAGTTTAGAATAGCAGCTATAAATAATGATGGCACAGATGGTGAAGCTGTTTATATGCATTTTAGAGCATTTTTAGATAATATGTCAGATAATTATGAAGCTAATTGGAATAGTATTAAGTATGTTGGAAGGGGAGAACCATTATACAATTATGAAGGGTTTGGTAGAACTATATCATTAGGTTTTACAGTTGCAGCACAATCAAAAGCTGAACTTATCCCCATGTATAAAAAATTAAATTATTTAGCATCAACTTTAGCTCCTGATTACACAGCAGCAGGGTTTATGAGAGGAAATTTAGTTAGACTAACAGTAGGGGGATATTTATATGAACAGCCTGGTTTTATTACATCATTAACATATGATATACCTGATACTTCAACTTGGGAAATAGCTATTGATGCTGAAGGAGGATCAGATGGTAGTGTTAAAGAACTCCCCCATGTTATTAAAGTAAGCGGGTTTTCATTCACCCCAATTCATACATTCCTACCAGAAAAACCAAATAATGCAAATAATCCAAATAGTAAATTTATTGCATTAAGTAATGGGGTTAATAATAATTACAATGATGTATATGAAACATATCAACCAACTGCAGGTAGTGGAGGAGATAACCAAAGCCAAACATAATGAATAGGTATTCTAACGTAAAAGAAATAAGAAATACAAATGAATTTGTAGGCACTATTGGTACTAGATATTATACTAATAATACTTATCCCGAAGTTCCCCCAAATGAAAATGATATATGGGTTGAAACAGAATTTGGTGATAGATTAGATTCATTAGCATTTCAATTTTATAATGATGTTACCTTATATTGGGTAATATCTATAGCAAACCCAAATAAGATTAATATGGGCTCCTTATTTTTAGACCCAGGTGCCCAAATAAGAATCCCAACAAATATAGTCCAAATAGTAGATAGTTATAATATATTAAATAGGTAAAAGTTATGGGTCAATCATTTACAGGAACCCCTTTTGATCAAGGTGTAAAAACTCAAATAGAAACAAGACAAAAATCTTTAGGAAAATATACTAATATTCCTTCTAAAGATCTTCAATATTATAATACAAAAACCCCATTTTTAAGGCTAGCAAGTTCAGTTGATTTAGAATTTTATAACCCCCTAAAAGGAGTACCTAAACAGTTAAAAAATCTAGGATATCCTGTAGATACATGGGATGGGTATTACTTAGCAAAAAATATAATACTTCAAGGAGGAGTAATGTCAGCAGATTTTGATGAAGGGTCAAACCCAGGAAAATTAAAATTTGGTTTAAATGATGGTAATAGCGTTTTTAATGGTGCTTATGGGTGGGGAGGTACATCAGAAAGAGGATATGTTCCTATGCCTGGTATTACAACAGCCGATGTAACATATTATAATAATGGAGCTTTAGCTAAGTGTAACATTAATATAAAATGCTTCAGTAAGGCTCAATTTCAATTAATTGATATACTCTATTTAAGACCAGGATATACTTTATTAATGGAATTTGGACATTCTGTATGGTTAGATAATGAACAAAATCTAAAATCTATGGATAGTTTCTTAACAGAACCTATGTCTAAATTTCTTTCACCCGATGAAGGAACAAACCAATACGAAATTTATCAATCTATTAAAACGGCTAGAGAAACATATGATTATAACTATGAAGCTTTTTTTGGTCAGATAAGTAATTTTAATTGGCAGTTTAATAGTGATGGTAGTTATGATTGTCAAGTCCAATTAACATCCTTAGGAGATGTTATTTCAGCCCTAAAATGTAATATTACAGACCCTTCTTTAATAGAAATTAAAACAGATACAAGGGGATGGTGGAAAAAATTATGGACATCAGATCCAGACCCCACACAACAACCCCCATTAGTAGCAAATGCAAATAAAACAATAGTAAATAGAGAATTATATGGTATATACCAAGCTGCTCAAGTTTCAGATCCTCAATTACAACTTTTAGATTATGAACTTGTAGATTATAGAGGTATAGATGAAAGTGGAAAACCTGAAACCCAATCATCTTTAACATTTTCTAAAGGACTACTTACAATTCCCGGCACAACCGCAGATATAGAAGAAAACCAATCACCCCAAGTTTATATAAAATATGGAGCTTTTTTAGCTTATTTACAATCAAAAATTCTATTATATGATAATAGTACTGATACACCTTTAGTTGTTTTTGATATGGATTTTAAAAACCTCGATAAAGATGAAAATGTAATATTTAAAGTACCAGGACAATTTTCAGCAGATCCTAGAATATGTATAATTCCTTATTCAAATACTAACATAGGAGAAGGTGTAACTCTACCCCAAACAAAAATTAATGAAGTTGTTTCTGCAACAGCTTGGGAATATCAAACTTATTTAGGTAGAGTAGGTAACATTATGGTAAATGTTAATTTTTTAGCTACTTGTTTAGTAGATGCCTCTGATGAAAAAGGTAATATTAATGTTATTAATTATCTTAAAAGTATTAATAATGGATTAATAACAGCATTGGGAGATATAAATGAATTTAAAATCAAATTATCCGATGATGGTTTAAAATTAATATTTAATGAAAATATCCCCCAAAGAAGAACACCAGATACCCCAACAAGTGAATATACTAGATTTAATGTGTATGGTGTAAAACCTGGAGTTGAGGGAAGTTTTATTAGAAATGTAAGTTTAAATGCTTCAATTCCTTCAAATTTTGCTACTATGATATCTATTGGGGCCCAAAGTAATGGAAATCAATTATCTGAAAATGCAACTTCGTTTTCAAATTATAATATGGGGTTAGCAGATAGGATTATAAAAGTAAAAGAAAGCATTTACCCTAAAAAAACACCAACTAATGAAGATGAAGTAGATGAAGTAACAATAAAAACTAATTTTGATGATAATATAAATGCAACTAATGAAGAAGGTGCAAGTTTATTTTTAAAAATTTATGGGGATGCAAGTTTAAAATTTTTAAATGATAACATAGGTTCTCTAGTAAGCCACAATAAAACTCATGCTTCTTTATTAGTAGGAAAATTAACTAAAGATAACCAAATACAAGCTCCTTTCTTTTTACCATTTAACTTCCAACTTGAAATGGATGGACTTTCAGGTATGAAATTATATCAGAAATTTTTAATGACTGATGACATTTTACCACCCACATATACTAATGATGGGGTTGATTTACAAATTACGGGTATAAATCATAAAATAGACACATCATCTTGGATTACAGAGGTAACAACTCAAAGTGTAGCAGCCGAAACTTTAGGAGCTCCCGCAAGACCAAAACAATTAGTATCATCACAAACAACACAACAATCATCAGCCCAAGGCGATGCATTACCTTTATCAACAAATGAGGCACCAGCATCTGATGATCCAGAATCAGTTGAAAGGTTTAATGCTATGCAAGCCTCTTACAATTATGTATTTAGTAGAGATGGAGAAATAAGTGGGATGTGTGCTAGATATTCTTATAATTTAGCTTTAAATTACATGAGATATTTACGAGATAACAACCCAGAAAAAAGACAATTAGCAGCAGGGGGTAATGCTAACAATAACCAAGAATATTATAATAATTTAACAGCCTTAGGATATACTAAAACCCAATCTGTTGTTACTAAAACACAACTATTAAATGACTTAGCTACCCGTACTTGGGGTTATGGGGATGTTGTAGCATACTATTGTAATAATGGTCCTACACAAGAATCCCATGTAAAATATGGTCACACGCAAGTTTATGTAGGGACTATTAACTCTGTTGGGTGGACAACATCAACAAGATCAAATTATAATACAGATTTCCCATATAGATCTAGAGTAGGAGATAATTGGACATATTTAATATTTACAGCACCCGCAGAATAATTATGTATATACCAAAAAGTAGAATATTAACCAATCAATATAGTAATGATAACTCATTAGTATATAAATCAAATAAAGAAGTTTATACGGGATTTTACTACAAAACCTTTGAAGGTAAATACTTTACAGGTAAAACCCAAAATGACCCACCTAATGAAGAATTAGAATTAATAGAAGATATAAATTCAATTCCTATTGTTGAGCAACCTCAAAATTCAATAGCTTATAGTGATGCACCTACTATATTTGAAGATATTAACACACCCGGATACTCAGAAAGTATGGTAGTAAAATATGCTACTTTACAAAAAGTGGATTTATCTAAATCTACCTTAATAAATATGCCCACACAGGAATATCCTTCTCCAACAGAAGAAGACTATAAAGTTGGTAGTTTTACTAGATATTTCTGTGTTAAAACAAACCAACCAATTTGGCTTGAAATATCATCAGATACCTTTGATAAACTTGAAAGTAGAAGCGGAGAATGGTTGTGGCAACCTTACAAATTAGTAACTTTACAATGGGCTTTAGTAGGAAGTGAAAATTACGTAGCTACTACTAATAAAAATATTATAATATTAGCAGAAAGAAGAAATAAAGTAATAGGGTTAAATGAATTTTTAAGAGGTAATTGGTTAAAATATTATAGAACTCCACTTGCCAATGCTTTAATAGGATAATGAGGTAATAAACTTTAATTTTAATTTGGCTAAACCCAAATTATTTCTTATATTACGTTAAAATAAAGTTATGTTTTGGTTAGTAGAATCTGAGGATCAAATAAAAAGGTTTTTTCAAAGTAGTTATAAGGAAGCATTTGTAGAAATAATTCCATATAATGACACCGTACACCCCACACAAAACCAAGTTTGTGCCGTTTATATTCGTCCGTTAGTATCCACAAAAGGATTCATGTTGCCCATTTCGCATAGCGAAACGATTGATACTAGTATTGACAATATAAAACACATATTATCAAAATATGATGCATTGTACGTGCGTGATAAAAAGGAATTTTTACATTATTTTCCTTTAAAAACTCTTTATGACATAACACTTAGTTCTCATACGTATATACGTGAAACAACACAAACCCACTCTTACTTCTACAGCAAGATGGGTGATAAAAAAGATTTAAACCGCATTATTCCAATAGTAAAACATTATGAATATTGTGAAAACCTATTTAATGATTTAAAAGATAAAATAAATGAGCCAATCAACGAATTTTACAACACAAAAGCCTCAGTGGTATTCAACGCCGTGGAGCGAAGTGGTTTACGAATTGATAGAGAAAAATTCCAATCGCACTTTCACGATGTCGATGGAGAGTATGTCTACACACAATTCAACTTTAAAACCCTTACAGGAAGACCAAGTAATAAATTCAAAGGAGTAAATTATGCGGCGATACCCAAAGATGACGGTAGTAGAGACAGTTTTATCGCAAGTAATGATTGCTTGCTTGAGCTTGATATTGGTGCTTATCATCCTACTTTGTTGGCTAAGTTGGTCGATTATGATTTTGGTGATGAGGATATTCATGCTGCCTTTGCTAAAATGTATGGGGTGGATTACCAAAAAGCTAAGGAGTTAACATTTAAACAACTATACGGAGGAGTATTTGATAAGTATAAAGATCTGGAATTCTTTAGAAAAGTAACGGCATATACGGATGATTTGTGGGATACTTTTCAATATCAAGGCTACATTGAATGCCCTATCTCTAAAAAAATATTCAAAAGAGATGAATTAGATAATATGAAGCCTCAAAAGTTGTTAAATTATTTGCTTCAAAACTTGGAGACGTCATATAACATTCGTATATTGTGGGAAATATTTAAAACATTAAACGGTGCTAATACAAAATTAATACTATATACTTACGATTCTTTTTTGTTTGATTTAGATAGAAGTGAAAGGGTAAAAATGGTGGAGATATTAAATATATTTAAAGATTATAAATTAAACATAAAATTCAACTATGGCAACACATACAATTTTAAATAAACCTTCGCATATGTATAAGGTAGACGACTTTCAGGAGTTGGATAACTTAAACATTAGCGATTTGAATAATAAATTATTTTGCACCTTTACAACTTTAGAGGAATTAGATGGCCTTTTAGACCACATAACATCTAGTTATTCTATAATGTATAATAAGATATTTGTTTTACATATAAAAAGTAATGATGAATATGTTTGCACATATAACATAGATCAGGGAAACATATCTCATTTAGATAGAAATTCATTACCACCTAATACTATAATGGTGCATAGGAAAAAAGATACTAATACTTTATATACTATCAATGCCCTAAATGAATTAATTAAAAAATTAAATGGGGGAGTAGTTGATACTAAATTCCCAATTGATTGGCAACATTACAGAAACACAGTTCTTCTTACCCAACATGATGAATTAAAGCAACTGAAAACAAAGATTTTCAAGATTATTGAACTTTAGGTTGGTTTACCCAAAAGAAGTTCTTATATTAACACAGTTATTAAATTAAAATTAAAAGTTATAAAACATGGATTTAAATGCAATTAAAAAGCGTCTGAATGATTTTCAAAATCAGACAAACAGTTCCGGAGGTCAACAAAAACAACTATTCTGGAAGCCAACAGTAGGTAAACAACTAATTAGAGTTGCACCTAACAAATACAACAAAGATTTTCCATTTACGGAAATGAAATTCTACTATGGAATTGGTAGTAAACGAGTAATGGCATCTCCTTCAAATTGGGGTGAGAAAGATCCAATTATGGAATTTGCTAAACAACTTCGTGGAACTAGTGATAGAGAAAATTGGAGACTAGCTAAAAAATTAGACCCAAAAACACGTATTTTTGCTCCTGTAGTTATTCGTGGGCAAGAAGATGAAGGTGTTAAGCTGTGGCAGTTTGGTAAAGAAGTTTATCAAGAATTTTTGAATATGGCTGCTGATGATGAAATTGGTGATTTTACTGATATTGCTGGTGGTAGAGATATTAAACTATCTACAGTAGGACCAGAAACAACAGGTACTCCTTATAATAAAACATCAATTGGACCATCTTTAAAAACATCTCCACTTCATGATGATGCTACATTAGTTGAAAGTTTGATGAATGATCAAGCAGATCCAATGAAGGTATTTAAACCACTTTCATATGATGAAATGAAAGTAGCCCTTCAAGAATGGTTAGCCCCAGAGGGTAGTGAAGAAGAAGGAGAAATAACTTCAGAACCTGCAGTAGCGTTTGACAGTGATGAAAAAAAGTCTAATTACTCATTAGATACAACATCTACCAATGTTAAAAAGTCAAAAGCCGCACAATTTGATGATTTGTTTTCAGATGATAAAAATAAATCAGACGATTTACCGTTTTAATAAATAATTTATGGCTAGAAAGAAAAAATCACTATCGGAGGCAGTCTCCTCAGAAATACAGGCAAATTTTAACTTAGATGGGTTTAAATCTAAAAAAGGTTTAACATCCAAAGCTAAATTTAAGGATCAAGAATGGATTCCTCTATCACCAGCATACCAGGAAATAACGTCAGTACCTGGTATTCCTATGGGTCATATAGTTTTACTTAGAGGTCATTCTGACACTGGAAAAACTACAGCTCTATTAGAAACAGCAGTTGAAGCTCAAAAACGTAAAGTACTTCCGGTTTTTATCATTACAGAGATGAAATGGAATTGGGAGCATGCTATACAGATGGGTTTAAAAGTTAATGAAGTTGTTGATGAAGAAACAGGTGAAATAACTGATTATAATGGTAATTTTATTTATGTAGACAGAGAAACTATCCATTCAATTGAAGATGTTTCTGGATTTATTCTTGATTTAATTGATGAGCAGAAAAATGGTAACTTACCTTATGATTTACTATTTCTTTGGGATTCAATTGGTTCAGTACCATGTGAAATGTCTATTAAATCTAATAAAAATAATAATGAGTGGAATGCTGGAGCAATGTCAACACAGTTTGGAAATAGTGTAAACCAACGCATTACATTATCTCGTAAAGAATCATCTCCATATACTAATACTTTAGTTTGTATTAATAAAGTATGGACAGCAAAAGCAGAATCACCAATGGGTAAACCAAAACTTATGAATAAAGGTGGATTTGCTATGTGGTTTGATTCAACATTTGTTGTAACCTTTGGTAATATTATGAATGCTGGAACTTCTAAAATAAAAGCTATTAAAGGAGGAAAACAAGTAGAATTTGCTAAACGTGTAAATGTTCAGGTTGATAAAAACCACATTAATGGTATGACAACAAGAGGAAAACTTGTAATGACACCTCATGGGTTTATTTTGGATAATGATAAAGATTTGAAGAAATATAAAGAAGACCATGCAGAAGAATGGGCTGCTATATTAGGTGGAAGTGATTTCAAGATCGCAGAAGAAGATCAAGAATATCATGATATAACATCTCACACAGACGAGCCACAATAAACTTTGATACCCGGGATATCTTTCGTATATTCCGGGTATATAAAAAAATCACAATGAAACAAAAGGAATTATTAAATCTCCTCAACAATATTGAGGAGCATGGGGAAGAAACTGTAGAAGGGGAAAGAATTCTAATGATAGATGGATTAAATCTATTTTTTAGAAACTTTGCAATGATGAATATGGTAAACCCCGATGGGGTTCATATTGGGGGGTTAGGCGGATTTTTTAGATCTTTAGGAGCTGAAATTCGTAGAGTTGATCCTACTCAAGTTTATGTAATATTTGATGGTGCTGGGTCAGCTAATGCTAGGAAAAATCTCCTCCCTGAATATAAATCAGGTAGGGATTTACAACGTATTACTAATTGGGAAGCTTTTGATGATATAGAAGATGAACATGATGCTAAAGTGGATCAAATGGTCAGGGTAATTCAATACCTAAAAACTTTACCTGTTAAAACTATAACATTACCTAAAGTTGAAGCTGATGATGTTATAGCATATTTGTCAGATATTATCCCTGAAAAACCAGAAGATAAAGTGTTTATAGTATCCTCAGATAAAGATTTTTTACAACTAATTAATAAAAATGTTATTGTATATCGCCCTATGGAAAAGGAATTTTATACTGAAGAAACAGTAGTTGAAAAATTTAATATGTCCCCTCATAATTTTATTTTATATAAAACCCTAATGGGAGACAATTCAGATAAAGTAAAAGGAGTTAAAGGGTTAGGTGAAAAGAAACTAAGAAAACTATTTCCTGAATTAAGTGAAAGAGATTTATCATTAGATGATATCTATAATATTTGTGAATCAAAATTTAAGGAAAATGTTATATATGCTAGGGTAATTCAACATATTGATGAATTAGAAAAGAATTACAAAATAATGGATTTATCTAACCCAATGTTAGATGAAAATGATAAAAAATACCTCACTCAGGTTGTGAAAACTAATGATTATCATTATCTTCCTGATCAATTCGTAGCATTCTACAATGAAGATAAATTAGGTGGAATGATAAGAAATGTTAATTTTTGGGTAAAGGAAATATTTGAATCATTGCAAATTAAATAAATTAAAATAAAAGTTATGACATTAACCAGTTTAAATCAATATGGAAACCATTTCCAAATAAAGGTACTATCTTCACTTTTAACCCATAAAGAATTCTTAACCAATATTCATGATATTTTGAGTGATGAATATTTTGATAACCAAGCACATCAATGGGTTATTAATGAAATTCTTAGGTATTATGATAAATACCATACTACGCCTTCAATGGATACCCTTAAGGTAGAACTTCAAAAAATTGAAAATGAAGTATTAAAACTATCAGTAAGAGAACAACTCAAATCAGCATATGAATCATCTGATGAAGATTTAGAGTATGTTCAAGAAGAATTTTCAACATTTTGTAAAAATCAACAATTAAAAAAAGCCTTACTTAATAGTGTAGATTTACTTAAGGCTGGGGATTTTGATGGGATTAAATATCTAGTAGAATCTGCATTAAAAGCAGGAAACGATAAAAATGTAGGTCATGAATATAATAAAGATATCGAATCACGTTTTAGAGAAGATTCAAGAACTACATTACCAACTCCTTGGGAAAATGTCAACGACATATTGCAAGGTGGATTGGGAAATGGAGATTTTGGTCTTATATTTGGCAATCCAGGAGGTGGTAAATCTTGGTCATTAGTTGCCTTAGGTGGGTATGCTGTAAGGATGGGATTTAATGTTTTACATTATACTCTTGAATTAGGCGAGCAGTATGTTGGTAGAAGATATGATGCTTTCTTCAGCAAAATCCCAGTAGACCAAGTACTTAAAAATCGAGATAAAATTGAAGAAATTTTACCTCAACTTCCTGGAGAACTTATTATCAAAGAATTCCCTACAGGAAGAGCAACAATTTCAACAATTGAATCTCACATTCGTAAAGTAGAAGATTTGGGAACTAAAGCAGATTTAATTATAATTGATTATGTAGATCTTCTCTCAACAAAGAAAAGAACAGCTGATCGTAAAGGGGAAATTGATGATATTTATACAAGCACTAAAGGACTTGCTAGAGAATTAGATGTACCAATTTGGTCAGTTTCTCAAGTAAATCGTGCAGGTGCAAAAGATGATGTTATTGAAGGAGATAAAGCAGCAGGATCATATGATAAAATTATGATTACTGATTTTTGTATGTCTTTATCAAGAAAAAAACAAGATAAGGTAAATGGAACAGGAAGATTTCACATTATGAAGAATAGGTATGGTATGGATGGTTTAACATTTGGTGTAAAAGCTGATACATCTACAGGACATTTCGAAGTTCATGATTACAATCCAGATGACTATGAATCAGATGAACCTACCCCACAAAATAAAGGTTATGGTGATTTTGATACCTTTGATAAGCAAGTATTAAAAAATAAATTTTTTGAATTAAATAAATAAAAATAAATGGCAAAAACTTCCCTACTAAAAGAACGTATAGTATATAAACCTTTTGAATATCAGGAGGCATCAGATTTTTGGTTACAACAACAACAAGCTCATTGGTTACATACAGAAGTTCCAATGATGAGTGATGTTAATGATTGGAAACAAAATTTAACAGAGAATGAAAAAAATATAATTGGAACTATATTAAAAGGATTCGCTCAAACTGAAACAGTTGTAAATGATTATTGGTCAACTTTAGTTACAAAATGGTTTAGAAAACCTGAGATAATTAAAATGGCTGTTACATTTGGGGCTTTTGAAACTATTCATGCTGAAGCTTATTCTTTGTTAAATGAAGAATTAGGGTTAGATGATTTTAGCGAATTTTTAGAGGATGAAGCAACAATGGCTAAAATTGATGCCTTAACAAAAGTAAGAGATTCACATGATGGTACTCCTAATTGGCATGAAAGAGCTAAATCATTAGCTATATTCTCAGCATTTACGGAAGGTGTTAATTTATTTTCTTCATTTGCTGTTTTATTATCTTTTAAATTAGATAATAAACTTAAGGGTGTAGGTCAAATAGTTGAGTGGAGTATTAGAGATGAATCATTACACTCAAATGCTGGGTGTTGGCTATTTAGAACCTTAATGCAAGAACACCCTGAATTTAACACCCCAGAGTTGAAAACTGATATTGAAGAAGCAGCTAAATTATCTTTAAAATTAGAATTAGATTTTATTGATAAAGTTTATGAAATGGGGGATTTAAAAGGATGTCCAAAATATGATTTAGTATCATTCATTAAACATAGAGTAAACACTAAAATGGGTGATTTAGGATATGGCGCAATTGTTAATGGTATAGATAAAGACGCAGTACAAAGAATGAAATGGTTTGATAGTCTATCAGGTGGTAAACAACACACAGATTTCTTTGCGAATCGAGTTACTAACTATTCCAAAGGAGTTCAAGATTGGGATGCTAATTCAATATTTTAAGATATGGAAAATAACGCACTACAAGTAGATTATAGTAATTGGGAAGCTGGAAAGCAATACCCAGAATGGATGGATGAAATATCTTTAGCTACAATTTCCAAAGGATACTTACTCCCAGGGGAAACCGTAAGAGTAGCTTATAAAAGAGTAGCCAATGCAGCTGCTATAAGACTTAAAAAACCAGAATTATCTAATAAATTTTTTAAAATAATGTGGAATGGTTGGTTAGGATTAGCATCACCAGTATTATCAAATATGGGGACTGATCGAGGTTTACCAATTTCATGTTTTGGTGTTGATACACCTGATTCTATACGTGGTATAGGCCTAACAAACGCAGAGCTAATGAAATTAACAGCATCCGGTGGTGGTGTTGGAATCTCATTATCTCGCATTAGACAACGTGGGGAAGAAATTACAGGAAATGGTAAAAGTGAGGGTGTAGTGCCTTGGGCTAAAATTTATGATTCATCTATTATAGCTACTAACCAAGGAAATGTTAGAAGAGGAGCAGCATCCGTTAATTTAGATATTGAGCATGGAGACATAGATGAGTTTTTACAAATTCGTAGACCTAAAGGAGACCCTAACAGACAGTGTTTAAATCTCCACCAATGTGTTGTTGTAGGTGATTCATTTATGAGAAAATTAGAAGCTAGAGACCCAGAATCAATGAATAGGTGGGCTACAGTTTTAAAATCAAGAATGGAAACTGGTGAACCTTATATTATGTATAAGGATAATGTTAATAAAGATAACCCAATTGCCTATAGACTAAATAATTTAGATGTAAGTATGACTAATATTTGCTCTGAAATTACTTTATTTACAGATGAAGAGCATTCATTTATTTGTTGTTTATCATCTTTAAACTTAGCTAAATATGAAGAGTGGAAAGATACAGATACTGTAGAATTAGCTACTTGGTTTTTAGATGGGGTAATGCAAGAATTTATTGATAAATCTAATGGTAAAGATTCGTTAAGGAGAACCCACCAACATGCCAAAAAAGGTAGAGCATTAGGTTTAGGTGTAATGGGTTGGCATTCATTTTTACAACAAAAAAGCTTACCATTTAATTCAATTGCTTCAACTGCTTGGACTCACACTATTTTTAGTGATATTAGAGGGAAAGCAGAAAAAGCATCTATGGATTTAGCTAAAGAATATGGTGAACCTCTATGGTGTAAAGGTACAGGTATGAGAAATACCCACTTATTAGCAATTGCCCCAACAGTATCAAATTCAGTTATTGTAGGAGGTATCAGTGCAGGTATTGAACCATTACCAGCAAACATTTATACTTTTAATGGAGCAAAAGGTACATTTATTAGAAAAAATAAAGTACTACAAGCATTATTAAAGGAAAAAGGTGAAGATAAAGATGAATGGTGGGATCAAATGTTAGTTGATGGGGGTTCTGTAATGAATTTACCCGATACTATTCTAACACCAGATGAAAAAGAATTATTTTTAACATTTCCGGAAGTAAACCAATTAGAATTAGTAAGACAAGCAGCTCTAAGACAAAGATATATAGATCAAACTCAATCTTTAAATTTATCTTTTGATGTAAATGATTCACCAAAATGGATTAATCAAGTGCATTTAGAAGGGTGGAAATTAGGAATTAAAACATTTTATTACCTAAGAACTGATTCAGTTATTAAAGGAGATTTAGGAAGTAGAATGGCAGATTGTGTATCTTGTGATGGGTAATATATTTATAAGGGTAAATCATAAAAATTAACAAAAATGGCACGTAAAAAAGCAATTAAAAAAGAAGTAGTAGTTGAAAAAATCTCAGCTATTAAAAAAACAATCAACGCAGTAAAATCTTGGTTGGAAGGTAATGGAATTGAAGGTATATTAGGTCTAGTTGCAGGTCTATTACTTTGGTCTTTTGGTTTTAAAATTTATGCTGGGTTTGCATTTGGTGTATTTGCTACACGAAATTGGGATTTAGCTAAAGCATGGGTATTAAGAGTACTTAATAAATAGTATAAAAATAATTTATTAAAACTTTGAAAAGGGGGTGCATCAGCACCTCCTTTTTATGTATTTATAATTGAATAAGTTTTCATCTAAATCATGTTATATAATGAACTATATTAAAGATAAATTAATGGCATTTAGAGATATATTTAAAGATAACAACGATATAAACGAAAAAAGCGTTATAGGGTTTATGTCATTTGCAGTAATGGTAATATTTGCGGTAGCTGATTTAGTTACTGGTTACTTTAGTAAAGACTTAGTAATAAATGAGTTTATATATGAATCGTTTTTAATAATAACTTTAGGTTGTTTTGGGATTGCGGGATTAGAAAAAATCTTTGTGGGGAAAAAGAACCCCAATAAAACAGAATAACTTAAAATTAAAAAATGAAAAAACTAATATTTATTGCTTTATTATTAATAGGAACCCAATCCCAAGCTCAGGGTTTATTAGATTCATTTTATCAAGACTTCCTAAAATATGGTACTATATATGGAGCTGGAGAAGTAAGAAATTCCATTGAGGCATCAGAACCAACATATTTTTTAAGAACTAACCCAGATGGCAGTCTTTATTCTATTCCTGATGTAGTAGATAATACTCCTATTTATCCATTTGATTATAGATTAGGATTTGGTATAAGAAAATTAGCTAGATTTAATTATGAAAGAAAACCTAAAAATTACTATGATGGTACTGAAGAACAATTAGTGTTTGGTGCCCCCACATCTGCAGTTACAGGTTTAGAATATCAATTTCATTTTGAAAAAGAAAGATGGAGAGGTGAAAATTTTACAAATTATAACTTTTTTATAAAACACACAGGAAAATATCATATTGTAAAAGTTCAATCTAGAGAAGTAGGTAAAATAAATTTAAATTTTAACTCTGCTGAAGTAAGAGGTAGATTACCAATTGGTGAAAAATTTAGTATATCAGCAGGTGCTATTTTAAGAGGACATGAAAGAGCATATGGTTATAATCCAGTAGAAATATGGTTAAATGAAACACAAATAATAGGTGGTCAAGAATACCCAGTTAATTATTGGTATGAGTTAGGCTATCAATATGGTTATCAAGATGTTTTTTATACACAAACAAGTACTGATCCTAATACTGGAGAAGAAATAACAACCCAAGATTGGTGTTGGATTGATTCAAATGGTGCTGAAGTAGCTCATTCAGATTTAGATTTTAGAGAAACAATAATGCCTGGATTAATGAATCGTTTTAATGGTGAAGCTTGGGATTTATTAGATCCTTGGATGGAAGTAGCTCCAATAGTAGGTATAGATTTTTATCATTATAAAAGAGATTTTTGGTTACATGCCTATGCAAATTATATTCTTCCATATCACAAATATATTGCTGGAGAAGAAGAATTTAGTTATCTTAATAGAAACAATTGGGGTAAAGGTGGATTAATACAAGACTCAGAACTAGAACAATGGAATGATTATTCAGCAGGAATTAGTTTTGGTTATAAATTTGGAAAAAACTTAGGAATTTTTGCAGAAGGTGAATTTTCAAAAATGTGGGATAGTAGATTATATCAAACTAGTTTTGGAATAAATTATACATTTAAGTAAAAAATGGCAAAACAAATAGGAGAAGAAACAAAAGTAACGTTAGATTTAAAAACTATCGGAATGGTACTAGTAGGAGTAGCTACTGTAGTAGGTATGTGGTTTGCTCTACAAGCTGATATACAAAAAGCTAAAGAACTCCCAGTACCCCCAATAGATCGTATAGAGTATGATTTAAAAGATGAATTAATTCGCCAAACTATTATGGATACTCAAGATGATGTTGAATCAATATTAGAAGAATTAGAAAAAATTGATCAACGTCTTTATGAATTACAAAAACAAAGATAATATGAGAAATCTATTAGTATTATTATTTTTATTTCCTATATTTATTTTTGCTCAAGATAGAATCCCTGAAAAATATTGGATTAATGATAATACTTTTGAAGGTGTAATTTCTCCTAATGGAGGATTTGAAGATGATTATCATGAAGTTATTGTTATTGAGTTTTATGCAGATTTTAATAAAAGTAATGCATTTAGTGATTGGAAAAAATTAGATGATTTAGAAGGGGTTAGTTATTATCGTATTGATATAGCAACCTCCCCTAAACTTAAAAAAGAATTAAGAATTCGAATGGCCCCAACTATTTTACTTTATCTTAAAGGAGATGCATATATAAAATTCACAGCAAAAGCAGGATTAGATTTATTATGTCCTGTAGACTATCCTAAAATGTTAAGAGCTATAGAAGTAGTTAAACAAGAATCAGCTTACTAATATTTATAATAAACAATTACTATAAAATGGTATTAAAATTAGGATCAAAAGGTTTAGAAGTTAAAAAATTACAAGAATTTTTAAATATTTTAGCTGATGGTAAATTTGGTAAAGGAACTGAAAAAGCAGTTAAAAAATATCAATCACAAAATAATTTAATTTCTGATGGGATAGTAGGCCCTGTTACTTTAGATTATATGGGGTTAATAAGTACAGACAATTCAGAATCAGTATACACTACATTTAATGATTTATTAATCCATAAACATTACTTACCTAAAGGTGAATATAAAGAAGGTAATATTGAACCTGAATTTTTATTCCTTCACCATACTGCAGGGTGGAATAATCCTTACAGAACAATTGATCATTGGGGGAGAGATAATAGGGGGGCAGTAGCAACAGAATTTGTATTAGGAGGACAATCAATAAAAGGAAATGATGATGAATATGATGGAGAAGTTGTTCAAGCTTTTCCTGAAGGATGCTTTGGGTGGCATTTAGGTAAAAATGGCTCACAACACATGCATGTTTATTCTGTTGGTATCGAAGTAAACAACTTTGGATACTTAAAAAATGGTAAAACATATGCAGGAACTACAGCAAATGAATCACAAATCGTTACATTAGATAAACCATTCAGAGGATATAAAACATGGCACAAATATTCAGATAAACAAATAGAATCTTTACGTAAATTAATTTTACACATTGCAGATAGAGATAATATAGATGTAAGAGCAGGTCTTCCTGCTTTAATTAAAGAAAAAGGGGCTAAAGCCTTTGAGTTTAATCCAGATGCTTATTATGGTAAAGTAAAAGGATTATGGACACACACCAACACACGTAAAGATAAATTTGATATGTTTCCACAACCAGAACTTTTAGAAATGTTAATAAATTTATAAACAATGCAAACTAAATTATCAATAGTGGGAATAACATCATTTTGTACATATCTTTGTACGTACTTTCTAAACTTATCAATGGAAAATATGGAACAGTATTTAGCTGTAGTAGCAGTATTATGGTTAGATGGCATATTCGGTATTTGGGCTGGAATAAAAAGAGAAGGATTTAAAACATATAAAGCTCTAAAAATAACAAAAAATACATTTGTGTGGTTAGCTATTTTAACAGTTATTTTAATGGTAGAAAAAGGATTTACAGGAGCAGGTTGGCTATCTGAAGTAATTATTGTACCGTTCATGGTATTACAGCTAATAAGCGCTCTTAAAAATGCATCTATGGCAGGTTTAATTAAAGTTAAAGAATTAAATAAAATTTTAGACCGAATAGATAAGCATAAGGGTTTTAGAAGCTAAAACTTTTTATTATGTTTGAAAAAATCAAAGAAAGAATATTCCCTTTCATTATAGCACTTTCTGCTTTATCAGTAAGTGCATCTGCTGCTTTTTATTCAATAAGTGGCCTTAGTAAACTATTTGCAGGAGCAACCTTTGCTGTTATCGTAATGGCAACATCTTTAGAAATAGCAAAACTAGTAATTGCATCTCTTTTATATCAATATAGAAAAGGATTACCTAAATTTTTAAAATATTATCTATCAGTAGCTTGTATAATATTAATTCTTATTACATCAATGGGAATTTATGGATTTCTTTCATCAGCATATCAAGAAACAGCAGCAAAAGCCGGAAATATAGATTCCCAAATTGCATTAGTTGAAACCAGAAGAGATAATACTAAGGGGCAACTTGACGTATATAACGACGAAAAAGAAAATATCAATAAAGCCGTTGCCGATTTACGTACTGGACTAGCAAACAACGTTATACAATATACAAACGCCGAAGGTGTATTGATTACTACAACTTCAAGAGCAACTCGTAATGCTTTAGAAAAACAATTAGATCAAGCTATTGATAGACAAACTAAGATTAATGATAAGGTAGATATTTTAAATGAGAAATTATTTAATTATGAAACAGAAATAGTCGAAATAAAAACAAGTAGTTCTGTCGCTAGTGAATTAGGCCCTTTAAAATATCTATCAGGATTAACAGGTTTACCTATGGATCAAATTATTAATTATTTACTATTAACTATTATATTTGTATTTGATCCTTTAGCAATTGCTTTAGTAATAGCTGCTAACTACGCATTTGAAAGAATACGCCCTATTACAAAAAAAAACCTTTATGGTGAAAAAGTTATAGTTAAACCAAAAGATAATGAAGAAAACATTGATGATGATAAATTTACTGATATTTATGATTACGAAATTGATAAGGAACCCACAAGCCATACAGAAGAATCGGCATTCCCACAAGGGTACTCATCAGAAATAGAACAATTAGAAAAACAAATTCAAAATACCTCAAAAAATCGAAAAAGAGGTCCTAGAGGTTTAGCAGCTTTAAACAAAAAGTTGAATAAACTCAAAGGAAAAAATAATGATGATGACGACTTAGTCATTCGTTATTAAAGAATATCCAATTCTGTTACTTTAGGTTGGATATATTGGTCAATTTTATTATCGTTCCGGTTCGACATTTGAATAATGTATATAGGTCACGATAAGTTATCCAAAGTAGCTGGCCACTACGTTTTCAAATATTAATTATTTATTAACCAAAATCAAAAAAATGAAAAAGATGATTTTAACACTAGCTTTAGGACTGTTTATTGCAGTTGGAGCTAACGCACAAGAAGTGCAAAACGCAAAAGGTGATTGGTACGTTGGTACTGGTAACATTGCAGATGTATCATGGACTGAATGGTCTTTAAGCCCAACAGTGGGATATGCTATAACAGATGACCTTATGATAGGGGCAAATGTTTCTCAAGCAGATTCTTCTAAGGATGTAAGTTTAGATCTACATGCAAGATATTTCTATAAAGGATATTTCGCATATGTAGCTACAGACGGACTAGACACAGATGGTATGAAATTAGGAGTTGGTAGAATGTTTGCCTTTCATAAAGGTGGAATGTTCCTAGATCCGAAAGTTGTGTACGATACACAAGCTAAAACTACTAACTTACAGTTAGGGTTTGGTTTGAAGTTTTAATTATTGTTTAACTTAAATTAAATTAAAATGGAAAATGTAATTAAGTATGTAACTGGATTTTTTGGAGGTTTGTTATCAATTATGATGGCAGTTCTTCCAGTAGCGATCCTATGGAATGTTTTAACTGGTCAAACTATATTCGGAATGGATGTAGTTGGTAACTTAACAGGTTTAATCTCAAGCTTTGGTGAGGGTGGATTTGTTGGTTTAGTAGCACTAGTTATTTTAGCTCAATTCTTTATTAATAAGAAATAAGCTTAATCTATATAGTAGAGAAAGGCGCCTTAATTGGCGCCTTTTTTCTTTCTATGCGAAAAAATTTGGAGAAGCGGAAGAGGGTTCGTATATTTACGTATAAATAAGGGCGTTAAGCCAAGTATAAATTAAATAAAAGTTATGTCAAAAGAAATTAAAGAAACATTAAAGAAAGGTAAAGTTGATTTTACAGTCACAGGTATTACTACTTATTGTAAAGGTGATGATGGTAAGTGGGGGATGAATCCAAAAGTATTTACTGTAAGTGAAAAAGGTGATTCAATTAATTGTGATTGGAATGGAATGAATGTTACTAAATGGGGTCCTACCTGTGTTACATTATATACATTTGATATGTTAGGTAAAAAATCAGTAGGGAAAATTAATTATAAAGACATTACACTAAAAGAAATAAAAGTAGAATGTTCAGCAGCATTAGATAATGAATGGGCTAACGAAAGTATTTAATTAAAAAATAAAATTATGTTTATAGACATTGAAGTATTAGCAGATCAATGGGAATTAGAACAAGAACTAATAACCCAACTCCAAGAAGAATTATTAGAAAACCCAGGAATTTTCCTTACTGAAGAAGGGGAAGAAGATGATTTACCATTCTGATATGAAAGTTCCAAATAATTTATATGTAAAGTGGACTGATAAAAAAGGCTATGGAGTCTTCACAGACACACCTATTAAAAAGGGAGAACTTATTGAAAGATGCTATTGTATAAAAACTGGTAGTCCAAAAGACCATGTTAATGGTACTTTAATGGATTATGTATTTAATTATCCTAGAGGTACTAGTATGGATAATGGAGCAGAACATGTATTACCTTTAGGTTTTGGTTGTATATACAACCATAGTAATGATAATAGTAATGCAATGTGGGATAATACTAAAGATATACCTTACCATTTTGATTTTATTGCTTTAAAAAATATTGAAGTTGGGGAAGAAATTTGCACTTATTATGGAGATGAATATTGGCCAACTAAAGACATATCACCAATATAACATGAAAACCCCTAAAAAACCAAGTGGAAGAAGAGCTTTACCTTTTTATTGGTGGAGGCGTTTTAGAACTCATAAATCTTTACCTTATAAATTTTCCCTTTTAGATAAAATTAGAAACGGGGATTTTGAATACCCAGAATACTTCCAACAAGCAGAATGGGAGTTAAAGTGGATGAAGGATGAACAAAAAGAATTTATTGATAATTACCAAGGTCGAGAACCAGAGCAAGATAGACTTTATCTTGAAATTGAGTTGCGTGCTAGGAAACGCTATAATAAATTGTTTGAAGATGGTATGAAAACCGAGTATGAAAGAATGGATGATTTAAAACAAAAATTGGGTAAAGTATTTAAAATTAGTAAACAAGAAGTTCAAGATATTATGGAACAATTTGGAGGTACTACTGAAGAGTTGTATTTTCACATAGCAAAGATTAAAAATTATAACATAGACACTTTAAATAAATTAAATGCAAGTAAAACTATTAAACATTACTCCTAATGCTGAAGAGCATATTGTGGAGATTGCACGTGTATCTAGTTCACGTAAGGATAAGAAGACTAATGCAGCAGGCCTTCTCAAATACCTTGTACGCCACAAGCACTGGTCGCCGTTTGAACATAGTCACGCGACGTTCGAAATTGAAACTTCCAAAGCAATCGGAATCCAGCTCATCCGCCACCGTTCGTTTTCTTTTCAAGAGTTTAGCCAACGATATCAAGATGTTAATAAAGTTGGATCCATTTTTGAACCCATCGAGCTTCGAGAACAATGCGAAGACAACAGACAAAGCTCAACCAAAGTAGTTAATCCTATTATAAAGGGAGTAGACCTAAAAACCATTCAAACTACAGCTTTAAACGCTATCAACGGACTTTTAAATAACTCCCATATTCTTTATAATCAACTTTTAGAAGCGGGAGTTGCTAGGGAGCAAGCTAGAATGATTTTACCATTAACTACTACTACTAAAATTCAAATGACTGGATCGATTCGTTCTTGGGTTCATTTTCTTGAATTAAGAGATGATGAGCACGCCCAAAAAGAAATACAACTAATAGCAAAAGAAATTAAAAAACAACTAAAAACAAACCTTCCAGTAATATCGGAAGCCTTAAATTTTTAAAATGATAGAATTTTTTAAACATGCTTTAGGATTATGTGGTGAACATTGGCACCCAAACATTTTTACAATTATCTTAGGTGGGCTTGGATTATCCGCTCCATTTTCGTATATTAAATACAAATTAAACAGTTATGGCAATAAAAATAAGTCACGAAACACCCCTATGTCTATTAAACGATAGTAGACGATTTAATGATTATGACTATTGTCTTCCCCATTTATTGGATGAAGAACCAGGTTATTTAGAATATTTTTTAGAATCTAAAAGACAAGGTCGTTATATTATAATGGATAATTCTCTTCATGAATTAGGCGAAGCCTATAACCATGAACGTCTTGTATATTGGGTTAATGAATTAGAACCTAATGAATTTATAGTACCAGATGTTTGGGAAAATTGTGTAGAATCTATTCAAAATGCTGAAATATGGAATATTTATGATTTTCCTGAAGGAGTTGAGAAAGTTGCTGTAGTTCAAGCAAAAACAATTCATGAAGCTTCACAATGTGTTAAAGCTTATAAAAATTTAGGTTACGGTAAAATTTGTTTTTCATATGGGGCTTCTTATTATAATGATGTTTGTCCTCACCCAAATAAGGATTTAGGTAAAGCTTTAGGAAGACTTTATGTAATTTCAGCTTTAATGAAAATGGGAGATATTAAACAAGATGATAGAATTCATTTATTAGGATGTGCTGTACCCCAAGAGTTTGGGTGGTATGAAGGTATTAATTGCATAGAATCAATTGATACATCAAACCCAGTTATGGCGACATTAGAAGATGTTCAATATAGAAATTATGGTTTATATCAAAAACCAAAAGCAAATATGAATGATTATTTTTATATGTTAAATGATCAAGTTGATTATGATCTTTTAACTTACAATTTAGATGTGTTTAAAATGATAAATAATTTATAAAATGGCAAAACTAACAAGAAATGTAAATTACGCAAATTACAGATGGGAAGAATATGTGTTAACCGAAGAAGAATTAACACAGTGGAAAACGGGTGATGAAGATATCCAACAAGAGATTATAGATAATGCAGATTGGGATCTAGTAAGAGATAAACCAATTGATGATTACAGTGAACCAGAATTTATAGAAGAATAAAGATATGTTAAAAAAACAATCAATAAGGTCTAATCAGACCATTTTTATCAATAATAATGATAAATCAGCAAGTAAAGATGAAATTCTAGCACTTAGTGAATTTTGGACTGATAGAGAAGAAGGATTATTTCGAAAACTTCTTAAACAAGGTGGAAGTACAAAAATACAAGGTACTCATTTTAAAGTGGTTGTTGAAGAAAAACAACTTAAATTACGTGACATGCAATAGCGTTTGCCTATACGCTTAAAATACCTGGCAAATATAAATAAATAAAAATGACACAATTGGAATTAAATTTTAAGGACTCACGACGTCCGAAACACGCAGTAGTATCACTTTCAGGTGGTATGGATTCAAGTACATTATTGCTTAAATGTCTTGATAAATTTGAAACAGTAACAGCTTTATCCTTTGACTATGGTCAAAAACATAAGGTTGAACTAAAAAGAGCAAGAGCATTAGTTGATTATTTAAATAGACAATGTACTGACAATAATTGTTATGGTGGTTGTAGAATTAAATATCAGGTTATTAAATTAGATGGATTAGTTGATTTACTAGATTCAGCATTAGTTGAAGGTGGTGAAGAAGTACCAGAAGGGCATTACGCAGCTGAAAATATGAAAGCTACTGTAGTACCTAATAGAAATAAAATATTTGCTTCTATAACTCAGGCAGTTGCTTTATCAGTAGCAAATAGAACAGAAGAAGGAACATCAATTGCTTTAGGAATTCATGCCGGGGATCATGATATTTACCCTGATTGTAGACAAGAATTTAGAGATGCTGATGATCATGCTTTTAGAGAAGGTAATTGGGATGCTGAAAGAGTAGGTTATTATACTCCTTATCTTAAAGGTGATAAATTTACTATTCTTCAAGATGGAGAAGTATTATGTGAAAAATTAGGTATTGATTTTGATGAAGTTTATGCTAGAACAAACACTTCATATAAACCAACACCTGAAGGGTGGTCTGATTACAAATCAGCATCATCTGTAGAACGTATTGAAGCGTTCATTAAATTAGGAAGACCTGATCCAGTACAATATGCCGATGAAACAGGTCCTGTTGATTATGAAACGGCAAGAATATATGTTGAACAAGTTCTTTCAGAATACGAAAAAGAACAATTAAAAATTAAATAAAATGGAAAATAAAGAATTAAATAAAGAAGTAGATAAAATAGTTAACCAATTAGCAGGTGCTAATATAAAAGAATTACCTGATGCTTACATGCACCAAAAAATCAGTTTTATTAAATCTGGTGTAAGAATTTTAGGTTATTGTTTTATCCCATTTAGCTTGGGTTGGGCAACTGCTTTTCTTATATTGAGTGAAGTAATAGGTATAATCGAAGAATTAGTATAAATTAAATAAATAAAAAATGAATAGAGGAATTTTGTATTTCAGCGCACCATGGTGCGGACCTTGTAAAGTAATGTCTCCTTTGATGGAACAAATGGAAAAACAAGGAAAAATTAAGATGAAAAAAATTAATGTTGATTATGATGCTTCAATGCCTCAAAAATATAACATTAAAAGTGTACCTACTATGGTCTTAACAGATTTAGATGGTAATGAAATTAAAAGAACAACAGGAAATATGTCTGAGGTTCAAATAATGGAGTTTTACAATGGGTAAATTTTCATCAAGTAAAGTATTTGACGGGTTTAGTACAGTGTTTCGTCAATGGAAAGCTGAAGATACACATTGTAGATTTTTACATGGATATGGTATTAGTTTCAAAGTATATTTTGAAGGTGATTTAGATGATAGAAACTGGGTTTGGGATTTTGGTGGTATGAAGCGTGCTAAAACCCAAATTGAGGGTAAATCACCTAAGGAATGGATGGATTATATGTTTGACCATACTGTTATCATTGCAGAAGATGACCCAGGTATGAAAGGTTGGGAAACTATGAATCAACTAGGAGTAATTCAATTAAGAGTAATTGAAGCTACAGGTGCAGAAAAATTTGCAGAATATATTTATAATAAGCTCAATGATTTTGTATTTGAAGAAACAGATAATAGAGTTAGAGTAACAAAAGTTAAATTTATGGAGCATGGAAAAAATGCTGCATATTATAGTGAATAAAAAACCACTTAAAAAAATTGTATGTTAAAAAGAATAGAAGATTATAATAAAAATCTACCTGTTGTAGAAATTTATACAGCAGTTCAGTCAGAAGGATCAAGAGCAGGTTACCCAACAGTAGTTATTAGAACAACAGGTTGTACTCATCGATGTTATTTTGGAGAAGGTGGTTGGTGTGACTCTTGGTATACTAGTATTCATCCTGAAAAAGGACATTTTAATTTCAAAGACATTATTGAAATGTATGAGAAAAATCCTCATATAAAAGAAATGATGTTAACTGGAGGCTCACCTACTATGCATCCTGCTTTGGTAAATGAATTAACACATTTTGCACATGAAAATGATATTTTTATTACTATCGAAACTGAGGGATCTCATTTCCTCCCCACAGACTATCCTATTAATTTATTATCTATTAGCCCTAAGTTTAGTAATTCTGTACCAGTTGTAGGTGTTTTAACTCCCCAAGGTAAAGAAACGGATGAAAAAATGATTAAAACTCATAATAGGCTTAGACTTAATTATGATGCAATGAAACAATCAATTGAATATCATTCTGATTATCATATCAAACCAGTATGGGACGGTAAGGATGAAGGAGCATTAGCTGAGATTATGGAATGTATTAAAACATTAGAAGTACCTCAACATAAAGTATGGTTTATGCCTGCTGGAGATTCAAGAGAAGCATTATTTAAGTCATACCCAGTATTATTTGATTGGGTTAGGGACAATGGTTATAGAATGACATGGAGACCTCACATTATTGCCTTTGAAGACAAAAGAGAAGTATAATGTCTAAAGAAGAAGCACTTGAAATACTGGAAGAAATATCAGAAAATGTTAGTGTTTGTTGTGCTATAACAATGGAACCAGATGAAGTTTTACTATTAATAGATAAATTAAAGAAATACTTAGAAAATGTATAAATACAATGCAAAATTAGATAGAGTTGTTGATGGAGATACTGTTGATGCCCTTGTAGATTTAGGATTTAATACTTGGAAAAAAGTAAGAATTAGAATGGTAGGGATGAATGCCCCAGAGTCAAGAACTAGAGATTTAGAAGAAAAAGCAAGAGGAATTGCTGCTAAAATTAGATTAGAAGAATTACTAGAAAAAGGATCATTTATTTTAGAATCTCAAGGTGTAGGTAAATACGGTAGATGTTTAGGAATTATATTTGTTAATGAAGTAAATGTAAATAAACAATTAATAACTGAAGGACATGCTGTAGAGTATAATGGAGGGAAAAGATAAAATGCATTATATAACCCAACACCCAATTAAAAAATCAGATTTAGGATTCCATGGAAATTTATTTGGAGGAAAATTACTAGCTTGGTTAGATGCAGCAGCTGCTTCTTATGCTTCTGAGTTTTGTGATACCCCACGAATGGTAACTAAGAGTATAGATAAATGCATTTTTAATAAACCTGCTAAAGAAGGTCAGTTATTAAAAATATATGGTGATGTAAAAAAAATTGGAACTACTTCTTTAACATTATATATGGAAGCACGTTCACATAATGTTTATAATGGAAAGCAAAATGTTATTTTAGCAACAAATATTACATTTGTTAGAATAGATGAAATGGGAGATGCTATCCCAATATCAGATAGAGTTAAATCAAAATTAAAAATATGAATCAATTAATTAGTGCTAAAGATATAGATATCCAAACAAAAATAGTTGCAAAACAAATATCAGATGAACATAAAGGTGATAAAACTCCTGTAGTAATGGTTGGGTTACTTAATGGTTGTTTTGCGTTTTATGCTGATTTAGTACGGGCTATGCCAATTGATGTGGAATGTGATTTTATGCGCGTTAAATCGTATATAAATCGTAAACAAGGCGATATAGTTATTGCTAAAGACCTTGAGACTCCTATTAAAGGTAAGCATGTTTATATTGTAGATGACATTTATGACACTGGAAATACTATGAAAGTTGTTATTGATTATTTAAATGTTAAAAAACCAGCTTCTATTTCAATTGTAAGTTTAGTTACTAGAAAATCATCCCCAACACCTCCAGTTAAAATGTTTAATGCTTTTAAGATTGATAATGAGTGGTTAGTTGGATTTGGGATGGATAATGAAAAAGGTTATTTAAGAAATTTACCTGCTATTTATTCTCTATAATATTTATAATAAAATACTATGGGAAGACCTCTTAAACACGCTACATCAAAACCTGCAAGATCTATGAGGCAGGGGAATATTGCTGCTCGAGTAGGAAAAGGAAATATTGGCCCTACATCTGCAACAGGATATTATAATGCAATTGAACCTACAGAAATTGGTAAGTATGTAGTTTATAAAATGTTAGGAGCTTCCCAAGCACCTTTATCTTTTACTCCTCAAAATGATAATGAATTTTTAAGATTAGCTAATCAAGAAGGAGCAGGAGTTTCTGATGTCACATCAGCTTTAGAATGGTTTGCTACGCAAAATAATTTTACAGTAGCAGCAATAATTAATTCTACAGGAAGCTTGAACGTTGATCCTTTTTGTATTTTTGATGCATTAGGTAATAACCCATCACCTCAAGAAAAATGGTTTAATTCAGTTGCTCCTTTAGATAATATGAATGTAGATAATAGAGAGCATGCTTTATCTGAAATTGTATGTATGGAAAATACTACTGCTTATTGGGGTGCCCCCTATACTGGTACTATTATTTATGAAATAAATGGAAGTAGTATTACTACAAAGGTATCAGCTACATCAGCCCCTTCTAATGGCTCATTTGCAGCTATTGCTGGTCGTCGCTATGTAGGTAATAAACCAATATCAATTAAAGGTGTAAGTAATGGTCATGCTTTTTGTCCTATTTCTTATTATGGTAAAGAGTGGGGGTATTACTATTCTAGATATCAACCCCCAATAGTATTTTTCTATTGTCTTAAAGATAATACATCTATACAAATTTTTGTAGCTAATTCCTCATCAAGTGGTGGTAGAACCGGAATGGCGAATACTACATTACTTACAACTATTACTGGAAATGAAAATGATGTAGTAAATTATACATTTCCATCCTCACCAGATTATAGAAATTATTATATTACAATTAAATCAAATGAGCCTGTAGTAATGACTGCTAGAGGCACCTTAGGAGATAAATCAATTGGAGCTTTAGCAGGTGAGTATAATTATAGAAGAAGAAATGCATATGAAGCAACTGCTGAAAATACATCACCTTCTACTCAAGCTACTAATGTAGTTTATGATAATTCTTATAATTCTTGGGCATTATCTATTGCAGATGGTTCAGGTGGGGATAATGAAGTAAGTATGCCTTTAGATATGTTAACTAAAAATTATACTTTTGGAGAACGTTTAAATTCTTATTATATTGTAAGTCCTTATGCTAGTAATAATATTACAATTTCTTCTTGGAATGGTGGTAGTTGGGAAATATTCTCAACTCACACAGTTAATGGAACAATAACTAGCCCTGCTTTTGCTGAAAGTGGATCACAAAGTGGTGGTGGGGGTAATTTTAATGGTAACAGATTATGGAAGTTTACAGGTGATGATCCCTTTTACATTGTTGTTAACGATAATGGTAGAGATGAAGAAATGTTATTAGGATGGAATACCGGAGAAGTAGATACATTTTTTATGTAAAAATTTATATTTAGTTTGGAGTTAACCAAACATATTCGTATATTAAATCAAATAAAAAGTTATATTAATGGAAAACAAACGAAGAAAAATTCACGAAGAATTAGAAGTAGTACAAACAGGTTTTGCAAATGGAGTTGCTGAAGGATTTCCCCTAGAACAATCTGAAAAAGATAAAATGATTGATGAAGCAGAAGTAGCTTATGGTCAATTTTTAGATGCTTTAAAATGTGATTGGAGAAATGATCCAAACTCAATGGAAACCCCAAGACGTGTAGCTAAAGCATATGTAAATGATTTATGGGCAGGTAGATATACTGCAATGTCTCCTATTACATCATTTCCTTCTGATGGTTATGATGGAATTATTATTGAAAGAAATATTCCTTTAACATCAATGTGTTCACACCACCACCAAACAATTGGGGGGGTAGTTCATATTGGTTACATAGCAGGAGAAGGTGGTCAAGTAATTGGTTTAAGTAAACTAAATAGAATCGTTGAGTTATTTGGTCGTAGAGGAGCTATCCAAGAACAATTAACATCAGCTATTCATAATGCAGTATGTAAAATTACTGAAGGTAATAAAGGTGTTATTGTTACTATTGTTGGTACTCATAATTGTGTGAGTTGTAGAGGTGTAAAACACCAAGGAGCAGCTATGGTTACAACCAAAGCATCAGGAGTATTTAGAGATAATGATAATTTAGCAAGGAAAGAATTTTTTGACAGTCTGAAGATTAACAACGGAGGACATAATATTTAAAATAATAATAGTTATGAGTAAAAGTAATGTACCATTTGTAAATGAAGTAGAGGAATTTAATTCCACTATGGGTAAACCAAACAATTATGAACCTACAATCCCTGAAAAAAAGGAGTGGCAATTTGTTTATGATTTCATCCTCGAAGAACTCGAGGAATATAAACATGCTTGTGAAACAGGAGATATTGTTGAGATTCTTGATGCTTTATGTGATATTGCCTACGTTTCGTTGGGTAATGGAACTATGCTACATGGTCTTAAGGATAAGATATGGCCAGCATATCAAGAAGTACAAGGGTCGAATATGTCAAAGGCTTGCTCAAGCGAAGAGGATGCACAAGCGACCGTGGAGCTTAGATCAAAAGAGCAAGAGGAACCATGTCACTATGAGAAGGTTGGAAAATATTATATTGTCTATAGAACACGTGATAGAAAAGTGATGAAAAATATTAATTACTACCGCCCGGACCTTAAACAATTCTTTACTAAGGAAGAAATTAAAAATTCATAATTTTTATTAAATTGTGGATATGTATAATCGTATACAAATTTTCAATTATTAATTAATAAAAAACAAAAAAATTATGGCATTTAATCAACCAACGTCTAGCGCAAGAGCTACACAAAACTTCAATTACACCGCAGGAATAAACCCCTCTGATGTAGTAGGAGGAAGACTTAACGACATCGCTGCTTACTTAGGCGAAGTACAAAGAGCAAAATCATCAGCTACAATTACCATCCCATCCGGTATTGCAACAACTAATTTTGAATTAGCTAGTTTCATACCAGCAGGATCTTTAGTATCATCTTTAGGTATTTTCTTTACTGAAAATGTTGCTACGGCTGCAGGTACATTAGCAGTAGGATTTGGTAACGTCTCAGGAGATGTATCAATTGTAGCATCAACAGTATTAAATGGTCCAGGTGACAATTTTAATATTAACTCATTTACATCTACTTCAAGTAAACATAAAGTAGAACCTTCAGGTAATGCAATTGAATTTGCTGCTGGGTCAGAATTATGGTTTGGTAATGCATCATCATTATGGTTCCAATCAATAGTAGCTACAGGTGCATTAGATACACCAGTTGATGTTAAAATAGTAATGGAATATTTAGCAGTTTCAAACGTATAATATAACATTTCTTTAAAATAATTAGGGCTTAACTTGGAGACGGGTTAAGCCCTCATTATATTTACGTCTAAATAGGTTATAGATGTATAAAAAATGTTTTGCACAACGAAAAAAAGGAAATCAATTTTTGATTCACCTTTGGGAAGATACAGGTTATAGTAAAGTTGAATGGACTAATCAAGCTTATGTCGAGTGTGATGATAATCAATCTACTCACACAGGTCTAAATGGAGAATCTTTAAAGAAAATAGCAAATTGGAAGTCAGATAATTCTAAACTTCACTTCCATGATATGACCCCATACCAGAAATTTTTAGTAGAAAAATATGGGGTTAATGATGAACCTTCTACTACCCAAAAAGAATTTTTCTTTGATATTGAAACAGAAATGGGTGATGCTCTTACTGAAGATTATATCAAATCAGCTCCTAAAAAAGTAACATCAATTGCTTGGTACGATAAACAAGTAGATGAATGGGTTATTTTAATTTTAGACCCAAAATCTAAATTAAAACGAACAAAGGCTAAAACAAAGGAAATTATACCTTGTGCTACTGAAGAAGAGTTATTACTTAAATTTCTAGAACGATTTAGAGAAATTGATCCTGATATTGTGGTAGGATGGAATAGTGATTATTTTGATATTCCATATTTGTATTATAGAATGTGTAATGTATTAGGGCAAGATGTAGCACGTTATTTATCCCCAATAGGCTATGTTCGAGAAACCCCTTGGTTTAAGGATCAATATATCCAAATTGCAGGAGTTGAATCTTTAGATTATATGAGACTACATAAAAAGTTTAGTTGGAAAGATGAGCCATCTTTTAAATTAGATGTTATTGGTGAAAAATATGCAGGTTTAAATAAAATTGAATATGATGGGAATTTAGATAAATTATTTGAAGATGATCCACTTAAATTTATTCAATATAACTTTCGAGATGTTGAAATATTAAAAGTATTAGATGAAAAATTAGAATATTTATCATTAGTAAAAAACTTAGCTCATAAAGGTAAACATAATTATAGTGAAGTTTATGCTAATACAAAAACTCAAGATGGAGCAATTTCAGCTTACTTACTAAGTAAAAAAATAGTTCCACCTGCTAAAGATCGTAATCCCCTATCTAAAAAGAATTATGCTGGTGGTTATTTATTCTGTCCTAAGGCTGGTATTTACAATTATGTATTTGATGAGGATTTAACTTCACTATACCCTTCAATTATAATGACTATTAATATTGGTAAAGAAACTATGGTTGGTAGGATTATAGATGCTGACGACAGAAATAATCGTTTAGGGTTAAATGATTTAAAACGTAGGGATCCTGAAGAAGAATTTATAGTAGAGAATATTAAAAGAAGTAGAACAAAAGTTAATGTTGGTCGATTAATTTCTATGATAGAACAAAATGAACTATCAGTATCAGCTAATGGGGTATTATTTAACACAAATCGTGAATCAGTACTATCAACCATATTAAAGAAATGGTTTGATGAAAGGGTTTTATATAAAAACAAAATGAAAAAAGCATATAAAGCCGGGGATAAAGAGGCAGGTGCTGGTTTTCATATGAAACAATATACTATGAAGATTTTACTTAATTCATTATATGGCGCTACGGCTTTAGGGTCATTCCGTTATGGGAATGTTATATTATCTGAAGCTATAACGCTTAGTGGACAGCGAATTATACAGGAATCTGCACTAGCAGCTAATAGACATATGAATAAAGTAATGAAAAATGAAATAAAATTATGAAGCATTTAGAAGATACTCCTTGGTGGATTTGTGATCCTGAAGATACAAATTATGTTGCATACTCTGATACCGATTCAATCTATATACATGCAGAACCATTACTTAGACATTTATACCCTAACTTTGAAGAAATGTCAAGTGAAGAAAAAGATGATGTTTTAGAAGAAGCAGCTTTAAAATACCAAGATATTATTACTGACTCCTATAGTGATCTAGCATCAGATTGTTTTAATGCTAGAGGTAAACATAGACTTGAAATGAAAACTGAATGTGTGATCAGATCAGCTTATTTTAGAGCTACAAGAAGATATGCTCAGTGGATTACTAAACAAGAAGGAATTGTAAAAGAATCACTTGATGTAAAAGGTCTTGAATTTAAAAAAGCAAATTTCCCTCCAGTGTTGGGTAAATTTTTTCACAAGACCTTAGTTGATGTTTTGAAAGGAGAACAACAAGAAGAGATAGATAAAAGGTTAAAAAAATTCAAAACCCAAATATTAGATGGTACAATTCCTCTTACCGAATTAGGTAACCCAACATCCGTAAAAACATTAAATAAATATACTGAACGAAAAGCAAGGGCAGGAGAAATGTTTACAGTAGTAGCTAAAGGAGCTCCAGCAGCTGTAAGGGCAGTTATAAGATATAATGATTTACTTAATTTTTGGGGGTTAAACAAAACCCACCGTCAAATTGCTCAAGGTGATAAAATTAAATGGATTTACTTAAAACCAAACCCATACCAAATTGACGCAATTGCCTTTTTAGAGTGGGATTTGCCAGAAAAAATTCGTATGTTTATTGAGCAAAATGCAGATAGGAAAAAGATTTTCGAATCAATACTGCTTAATAAACTAGAAGGATTTTATAATGATTTAGGGTGGACTTTAAATTTAAACCCTTATAAAGAAATGTTTTTTAAATTTTAAATATGATAAATAAATTAACTGTACAAAGTATAATAGATAAATATTATCTAGGAACAAATGAATCCGTAAAATGGGTTATTGAAAATAACTCACTTAGTATTGATTTTATGACACCTACTAAAGATGTTATTGGTAAAGTAACTTGTAAAGATTTTGAATTAGAAGATAGTAACTTAGCAATTTACGATACTAAAAAACTAAACAGTTTAATTAGTATTTGTAATGGAGATTTACTTTTAGAACTAGAAAAAAGAAATGCAATTTATACTAAGCTAAAAATATCAGATCTTAATTTTAATCTCAATTATGCATTATCCGACCCTTTACTAATTGGTAAAGTTGGTGAAGTAAATGAAGCTGAGTGGGTTGTTAAACTAGATTTAACTCAAGAAGACGTAGTTAATATTATTAAAGCAAAAAGTGCATTAGCACAAATTGATAATATGTTAGTAACAACCACAACTAATTTAGATGGTGAAAATGTTGTTGAATTTGTATTTGGGGATGAATCAGGACATAATAATAAAATCACATATCAAGTATTAGGGGATGTAAAAGAAACAGATTTAAAACTACCATTTAATTCAGACACATTTAAAACAATCCTACAAGCTAACAAAGATATGGATGGTGGACAATTACTATTAAGCAGTATGGGATTAATGAGATTAAATTTTGATTTAGATAATATTTCTTCAAATTACTTTATGGTAAGGAAAGCAGAAACTGAATTTTAACATATGTATAATAAATTGACCTAAGGGCGCACGTTTTATTTTATTAATCGGTGATCGAAAGACACCACAAAACCAAATGATATGAGTACATTATTTTATGAACACACCCCATTCGATATTTTATATCGAAATTTTTTCAAAGCAGATGAGCAATATGCCCCTGCATTAAATTCCAAACAACCACATCCTCTAGACATCTACTACGATCAAGAAGGCATTTACTTCGAGATTGCGTGTACTGGTCTTACTAAAGAAGATATTAACATTGAGATTGAATCTGATGTTTTACGTATTTCTTATGATAAACCAAAAGATGAGGAACCAAAAGATCTATCAGGGTATATTTACCATGGTTTATCTAGAAAGTCATTTAGTTTAGGATATAAAATTGCTCCTAAATTTGACTTAACAAAAATAAATGCTGAAATGGAAGATGGATTATTAAAAATTGATATCCCACTTTCAAAAGAAGCAAAACCAAAAGCAATTAAAATCAAGTAACCTAAATGCGCCTTTAGGTTGGTTTATATTGATTCTCTTCGTATATTCACGTTATAAATAAAAAATAGTTATATGTCAAAAATTACAGATCCAAGGATGAAGCCCTATTACATAGGCAAAGATTCACACTGTTACACAGTATATGAAGTAGTAACTCCACAAGAAAAATATTTAGAAAAAGGTAGTGAAGGTAAAGATTATGAAAAACCTGTAGCCCACTATTCTAGCTTTGGTAATGCTTTGAAAAAAGTTATGAAAGAAAAACTTCATAATGAAACAGAAGAGTATACAAGTATCAAGGATTATATTGAACGATGGGAACAGTTACAAAATGAAATTACAGAAATTTTAACACAAAAACAATTATAATGAAATTAGAAGCACTATTTAATGCTGTTATTGTAAAACCAATAGAAGCAGAAGAAACACAACATGGTAATATCATTGTCCCAGATATGGGGAATGATAAAAACCAAACAGGAGAGGTTATAGCTGTAGGACCCGGCCAAAACACATTAATGGGAAAATTTAACCCAACAATCACTAAAGTAGGAGATGTTGTAGTATTACCTACACAAGGTTTTACTAAATTGCCATATGATGGTGAAGAATATTGGGTTGGGCCTGAAAATCAAATTTTAGCAAAAATTAACAAATAATAATAAAAAAATGGGAATGGATTATAAAAAAGAAATCAAATTTGGTCCGGAAGCAAGGGCTGAATTAATGGAAGGTATTAATACTTTAGCAGATGCTGTTGTCTGTACTTTAGGACCTAATGGTAGAAATGTATTAATTGACAATCAGGGTTATGGAGCAGTTGCTCCTCCAACACACACTAAAGATGGGGTTACTGTAGCCAAAAACATTACTGTGGATGGTTTAATTCCAAATTTAGGGGCTCAAATGGTCAAGACAGCTGCTATTAAAACAGCAGATAAAGCTGGAGATGGTACAACAACATCAACTTTACTAGCACGTGAATTAGTCAAAGCAGGATTATCATCTCTTAACAATGGTGAAAATGCTGTTGAGATTAAAAGAGAAATTGAAAATGCAGTTAAAGAAGTTGTTTCTGTTATTCAAAATAACATTAGTAAAGAAATTTCAAGTGAAGAACAACTCCAACAAATTGCAACAATATCAGCAAATAATGATATTGAAATTGGAAAACTTATAGCAACAGCAATTGAAAAAGTAGGACAGGATGGAGTAGTCCATATTGAAGAATCAAAATCTGGAGATACTTATCTTGAAACTGTAGAAGGAATGCAATTTGACAGAGGTTATAAATCACATTTCTTTGTTACAAACAACTCAGATATGTCTTGTACACTAGATAACCCATTTGTTCTAATTGCTGACCATAAATTCACACAAGTAAAAGAATTACTTCCAATTTTAGAAAGCGTTTCTAACCAAAATAGATCATTATTACTTATTACTGATGATATTGATGGTGAAGCATTAGCTACATTAATTGTCAATAAAGCAAGAGGAATACTTAAAGTATGTGCTATTAAAGCTCCTGATTTTGGAGATAGAAAAAAGCTAACACTAGAAGATATTGCTACCTTAACTGGGGGTACTGTTTTTGATAAAGATAAAGGTATGAAACTTGATAAGTTTTCATATGATTGGTTTGGAGAAGCTCGTACTGTTACTATTACTAAAGAACAAACTACAATTGTAGATGGTAAAGGAGCAGCTGAAGATATTGAAGCTAGAGTATCTGAATTACAATCTCAAATTGATAAAGAAGATACACCTTATATTATTGAACATTTGCAAAATCGATTAGCAAAAATGATTGGTGGGGTATCTATTATTCATGTAGGTGGTTTTACTGAAACTGAAGCAAGAGAAAAGAAAGATAGAGTTGATGATGCACTTCATGCTACTAAAGCAGCATTAGAAGCTGGAGTAGTACCAGGAGGAGGATCAACACTATTATATGCCTCTAATGGTTTAAATGGTAATAGTATAGGTGAAAAAATTGTAAAAGAAGCATGTAGAAAACCATTTACTCAAATCTTAGTTAACGCTGGTAAAACCAAAACTGAAGGAGAAATTATTGCTAATAAATTAATTGAGTCTGGTGATGGATATTGGGCAGGTTATAATGTTAAAACTGATGAAGTTGTAAATATGGAAGAAGCAGGTATTATTGATCCTTCTAAAGTTACAATCACAGCACTACAAAATGCAGCATCCGTTGCAGGTACTATTCTACTAACTGAATGTGTAGTTGTTGATCATGCTGACCAAAAATCTCCAACCCCAGACGGAAACGGACAATTTTAAACTATGGAAAAGAAAGTTGTTGAACACAATGAGTTGATTGCTACTAGAGTACCTCCTGGAGACAGGTGGTCTCTAGTTGGTGATCCAACTAAAGAAGTTTTTAATACTTTAACAGATGCCTTAGAAGCATTTTTCCATCAAACAAATTTTAATGGAGCTTTTAGATTAGATCCTATGAATAGTAAATTATATGCTATCCAATCATCAGAAATTGAGGTTAAAAAAGAAGCACCAAAAGTCTATGGAATGTATGGAGAATTTAGACAGGGAGTTTAAATTTGGTTTTTTAAATAAAAGTTATTATATTCACGTATGAATAAGAATCATAGTTTATTAGTAGAAAAGTATCGCCCCATTAATTTAGAAAATTATGTTGGGAATGAACATATTAAAAAAAGTATTAAACAATATCTAGGACAAAATGATATTCAAAATCTAATTTTTTATGGGCCTGCAGGAACAGGAAAAACAACTCTTGCTAAACTTATTGTTAAAAACCTTGATTGTGAGCATCTTTATATTAATGCCTCAGATGAACGTGGTATTGAAACGATTAGAGATAAAGTGTCAGGGTTTGCGTCATCAGCTAGTTTTAAACCACTTAAAGTGGTCATTTTGGATGAAGCTGATTTTCTTACTATACAAGCGCAAGCTTCTCTCCGTAATGTTATTGAAACGTTTTCGCGTACTACTAGGTTTATCTTAACTTGTAATTATGTAGAACGTATTATTGATCCGTTACAATCAAGGTGTCAAACCCTAAAAATTGTACCACCTAGTAAAGTAGATGTTGTTAGACATTTACAAAAAATTACTGAAAAAGAAAATATTAAATATCAGACTGTAAATGATTTAGCAATAATAGTTAATCAATTCTACCCAGATTTACGTAAATGTCTTAATACAATTCAGTTATCAACTCAAGATAATGAATTAAAGATTGATAAATCTATATTAGTATCATCTAACTATATGTCTGAAGTAGTTAGTGAACTATCAGGTAAAAAATCATGGAAAGGTATTAGACAAATTATAGCAGATGCTAATGTTCAAGATTTTGAAGAACTATATCGTTATCTTTATGATAATGCTGATAAATTTGCTCCTGGTAAAGAAGGAATGGTAGCTTATTATGTTAATGAATATTCATACCAATCTAACTTTAGAATTGATAAAGAAATTAATTGTATGGCCTTAATAAACCAACTGATTACTTTATAATGTACCCCAACAAAGAATACCATAACGAAAAACTTACATACACAAAACAAGGAGATTTACTAGATAGTAAAGGTTTACCTGTTATGATGGAGTGGGAAAGAGATATTATGGAACATGATGCTAGTATTATTTGTAAAAATGGTGGTGATATTCTTAATGTAGGTTTTGGATTAGGTATAATTGATAATTATATTCAATCTTATAACCCAAATTCACATTGGATTATAGAATCTCATCCTGACGTTTATAATAAAATAGTAAAAGATGGATGGTTAGATAAACCTAATGTAAATGTTATTTTTAAAACATGGCAGGAAGTATTAGAAGATTTACCAAAATTTGATGGTATTTATTTTGATACTTGGAATGAAGACCAATTCTTATTTGATGCGTATGCTAATAGAATTTTAAAAGAGGGAGGTATTTATTCATTTTTTAATAACCCAAGAACATCAGATAAAAAGTTAAACCCTTTAACCCAACAAATATTAAATGAAAACTTTGACATAATAACAAACCCTGTAGAAATTAAAGGACCTATAAAAAATGCTGAATCATATTTTGATAAGGACATTAAAACTTATTGGAGTCCTGAGTGTAGATTAAAAAAGAATGAAAAGATTTATTGAATTTGCTCTTATTTGGTATAGTCAACAGATGGCTATTCCATTTTGGATGATTGGACACGTTCATTTATCTTTGAATACATATCAAGACTTACATGAAATAATCGCTAGTGTAGGTTTAAATATTTTAGTAGCGATTGGATTTATAATAGATTTTAAACAAAATAGTAATAATAAAAAAAAGTAAAATGGCAGAACAACAACAACAAATGAATGTAGATGTTAAAAACACTACAATTATCCAAACCCCAGAAGGTGGGGTAGTTTTTCAACAAGGAGTATTACTTCGTAAAGTATCCAAATTTGTAGTAGGTGCTGATGAAGATGCATTAATGCCAATTCCAGTATTTTTTGATCCTTCAACCGGTAAAATACTTGAATCAACAGTACCAGCTGAACTTAGAGAAGAGTATAAAGATTATACACTTGCCTAATGAAGCTTTGGGATTGGTTAGATGAAATAACCGTTAAGAAAACACCAGCATCTCAATTCTCATCTGAGGATTGGGATAGCTGGAATTCTTACATGGTTCATAGATTTATGTCTATGGGGAAGAATAATATAGAAATATCTAACATGGCACAAAGATTCTTACCTACAGATAAAATAGGAATTTATAATTTTTATTGTAATATGATTCCTAGAAAAAAAGTATGGAATAAGTATATTAAATCTGGAGTTAAGGGTAAAAATAAAGAATTAGTTGAAGTAATAGCTAATTATTTTGAAGTTGGATCCCACGAAGCAGATGATTATATTGATGTTATAGGTAAGGATGAAGTTAAAAATATCCTTAAATCTATAGGAATAGAAAAAAAGGAAATAACTAAATTATTTAAAACATGACAACAGAACTATTTAATATGCTTAAAACATCAGCTGAAGCTGATAGAGCTAAAGCATTATTATCACTAGATTTATTAGGAAACAAAGCAACAGGTATTGGAGACCATTCAACAGAAGATTTTTATAAAAATGCTGAAGAAGCACTTATAAAATTAGTAGATGCTGATGATCGACTTAATACTTTAAAAATTTACTTTAACAACAAAACAGTAATATAATGGGAAGTACAGTAGAAAAATATTATGACCAAAAGTCTGCAGAAAAATCTACAATTACTACGGAAACAACAAATACTATAGAGATATTTCAAAGTGAGTATCCTGAACTATCTGATGAGTTTATTAGAATTCAAGCAGAAATGTATGAAATGTTTGCTCGTAAACATATGGATTATGGTTTAAACAATATTGCCTTAGGTGGTGACATATTAAATAATAATGATGATAAAAAGTTTTCATTAACAGGTTTAGCTATTAGACTTACAGATAAAATATCACGTTTGAAAAATCTTTTAGTTAATGGAAGAAATTTTGTAAAAGGTGAAGGAATGGAAGATACATTCATTGATATAGCAAATTACGGTATAATTGGTCTATTAGTAGGCCGCGATAAGTGGAAAAAATAACATGGCTAGAAATACAAGATTAGTTAGTATAAAAGGGTGTCCTATGGTAATATTTGAAGCACCTGAATGCATTTCAGATGAAATTGTTAAGTACAACAATTTTTGGGAATATGAAGTATTTGATAAATGGAAACAACACTTTCCAAAAGAAGGATTAATGTTAGATATAGGAGCTAATATTGGAGGACATTGTATACAATTTCACCACCATTTCCCTAATTTAAAAATATGGGGTTTTGAACCGTATCCTCCTAATTATGAATTATTAAGAGTAAATGTTGAAAATCTTCAAAATGTTCATAGTTTTTCTTTAGGAGTTGGAAGTGGAAATTCTATGGTTCACTTTGGAAATGAATATTCTAAAAATTGTGGATCTGTAATGGTAGTAAATCCGGATGAAAATTGCTTTACTAAACCTTACTCTAATTTTGTTATAGCTTTAGATACCATTAAATTCCCAGAGCCTGTCAAATTTATTAAAATTGATATTGAAGGTCATGAATATTCAGCTTTTGAAGGTGCTAAAGAATTATTATTAAGAGATAAACCTTTAGTATGGTTAGAAGATCATGGTCAACCTTTAGGTGAAGGAGATTCAATTAAATATCTAGAAGGATTAGGATATAAAATGTTAGATAGTTATTTAGAAAGAGACGATAAATCGTCAACATCCTCAGACTTTTTAATGTACCATCCAGACAATGTTTGGTATAAATAATTAGGATACTCAATAATATTTTCGTATATTTACGTCAATAAAATACATAGTTTTGGCTAAAAAAAAATTACCTGTAATAGTTAGAGATATAAGAGAAAATCCCCCAACACCCGTTAATTTTGGTGTTGAAAAAAATATCTCATATTCTCAATTATCAATGTTTACTCAATGTCCTAAAAAATGGTCTCTACAATATAGAGATGGTCATAAAATAAGTGAACAAAGTATTCATATGACTTTTGGTACAGCCCTACATGAGGTTTTACAACATTATTTAGATGTAATGTATGCCAAAAGTGGTGCAGAAGCAGATAGGATTGATATTAATGAATTATTTGAAGATACCTTAAGAGAATGTTATGCTAAAGACTATAAAAAAAACAAAAATCAACATTTTAGCACACCTGAGGAGTTAAGAGAATTCTATGAAGATGGGAAAGCTATATTAGATAATTTTAAAAAGAAAAAAGGTGGTTATTTTTCTAAAAAAGGGTGGTATTTAGTAGGTTGTGAAATACCAATAGTTATGGCGCCTAATTTACGTCTTAACCGCGTTAAATACATGGGTTATTTAGATATCGTAATGTATCATGAACCAACGAATACATTTAAAATAATCGACATAAAAACGAGTACAAAAGGTTGGAATAAGTACACTAAAAAGGATGAATCCAAACAATTCCAATTAATACTTTATAAGTACTTTTTTAGTAAACAATATAATATTCCAATTGAAAATATAGAAATTGAATTTTTTATTGTTAGAAGGAAAGTTTATTTAGATGGTGAATATCCTCAAAAACGTATACAAACATTTGTACCTGCTTCTGGTAGAAATAAAGTAAACAAAGCTACTAAAAATTTAGATGATTTTATAAATAGAGCATTTAATTTGGATGGCTCATATAAAGATACTACATTTATGGCAAAACCAAGCAAATGGAATTGTACATTTTGTCCTTATAAAGAAAATAAAGAACTATGTAGCGCAGTTGGTAAATCTTTATAATCTGCATATATGTATAGACAAATATATTAAAAAATAATAATTATGTCACAAACAAAAGAAATGACACTTACGAGTGTAAAAGTAAAAAGCAATTTATTCGAAAATTTTAAAATAGAATGTGTAAAACGGAAATTTAGTTTCCAAAAACTTGCTGATCGAGCTATATTCTTATATCTTACAGATGAAGATTTTAGGAAAAAAATTAATAATCAAACTAACTTAGAAATTAAAGACTAAAACAAAAATGAAAGAAGGTTATATTAAACAAGATAATAGAAAGAAAATTCTATTGTTAACTGATGATATTAGAGTACATTCAGGTGTTGCGCAGATTGGTAGAGAAATTATTTCAAAAACTTCTCATCGTTATAATTGGTGTCAATTAGCAGGATCAGTCCAACATCCAGAAAAGGGAAAAGTACAAGATATATCAGCAGATATTAACAAACAAGAAGGGATTGAAGATACTTATTGTAAGTTATATCCCGTAGATGGTTATGGAACTAGTGATATTTTAAGGGAAGTTATTAAAATAGAAAAACCAGATGCAATTCTTTTAATTACAGATCCAAGATATTTTAATTGGGTTTTTCAAATGGAAGATGAAATTAGAACTAAAATTCCAATTGCTTATCTTAACATTTGGGATGATATGCCTGCCCCCCAATATAATGAGGAATTTTATGAATCTTGTGATGCTTTATTTGGTATTTCAAAACAAACTACAGCAATTAATAAAATTGTTTTAGGAGATAAAGCTAAAGATAAAATTATTGAATACATCCCTCATGGTTTAGATAATAAAAAATTCTTCCCAATGGTAGAAAAAGATGAGGAGTTTACAAAGTTTAAAAATCTACTAACTAAGGGTGTAGAAAAAGACTTTATTTTACTTTTTAATTCAAGAAACATTAGAAGAAAATCTATCCCAGACGCTATTGCAGCTTGGAAATTATTTGTAGATACATTAACTAAAAAAGAAAAAGAAAAAGTACAATTTATTTTACATACAGACCCTGTAAGTGATGCTGGAACAGATCTACCAGCAGTAATAGATTATATAATGGGTGAAGATGATGAAACTGTAGTAATTTCAAACCAAAAACTCCCACATACTCATATGAATTATCTTTATAATATGGCTGATGGGGTTATATTATTATCTTCAGCTGAGGGTTGGGGATTAGCATTAACTGAATCTTTACTTACAGGAACACCTATTATTGCTAATGTAACTGGAGGTATGCAAGACCAAATGAGATTTGTTGATGAAAATGGAAATTGGTATACTAATTCAAAAGAAATACCATCAAATCAATTTGGTACATATAAAGAGCATGGAATATGGGCACTACCAGTTTTTCCAAAAGCAGTAGGTATGGTAGGTTCACCTATGACACCTTATATTTGGGATAGTAGATGTGATTTTAGAGATGCTAAAGATAGAATTATTGAATTATACAAAATGCCTAAAGAACAAAGATTTACGCAAGGTAATGCTGGTAGAGAATGGGCTTTAAGTGATGAAGCTGGGTTTACAGCTGAACATATGGGTAATAGATTTATTGATGGAATGGAAAAATTATTTTCAACTTGGATGCCTAGAGAAAATTTCACATTTTGGAAAGATACAGATTACAAATCAAGAAAACTTAATCATAAATTAGAATATTAAATGAAGAATACATTTGTTATAAGCGCTCCAGTTGATACTTACTCAGGTTACGGAGCCCGAAGTAGAGATTTTGTGAAAGCATTAATTGAGTCAGATAAATATGATATTAAAATTATCCCTCAAAGATGGGGAGATACTAGAAAAGGATTTTTAGATGATTTTCCAGAATGGAACTTTATGAGAGAATATCTCACCCCTCAACTAACGTCAAAACCCGATATTTGGTGTCAAGTAACAGTACCCAATGAATTCCAAGCTGTAGGCATATATAACATTGGTCTAACGGCAGGTATCGAAACTACAGCATGTGCCCCTCAATGGATTGAAGGGTGTAATAGAATGGATATGATACTTACATCCTCAAACCATTCTAAACAAGTATTCGAAAATACTTCATTTGAGATACAAGATAAAAATACAGGTAAAAAAGGTGAATTAAAATGTACTACCCCAGTAAACGTATTGTTTGAGGGAGCTAATTTAGAAATTTATAAACCGGTTAAAGAATTCACAAATAAAAAGTTATATGATCATATTAAGGATATTCCTGAGAAATTTGCTTATTTATTTGTTGGTCATTGGTTACAAGGAAGTTTAGGGCATGATAGAAAAAATGTAGGTTTATTAATTAAAGCTTTTTATGAAGTATATAAAAATAAAAAAAATTCACCGGCATTAATTTTAAAAACCTCAATAGGGAAGGGATCACATATGGATAGGAGAGAAATACTTAAAAGAATGAAAAGTATTAGAGATACTCTCCCAAAAACAGACAGATTACCTTCAATTTATTTAATTCATGGGGATCTATCAGATGCTGAAATTAATGAATTATACCACAACCCAAAAGTAAAAGCTATGATTAGTGCTACTAAAGGTGAGGGATTTGGAAGACCATTATTAGAGTTTGCTTTAACAGGTAAACCCACAATAGCAACAGCTTGGTCAGGCCATATTGATTTTTTAAATCCTAAATTAGCACCTTTAATGGGGGGTAAATTAAATAACTTAGATCAATCATCAATACAGAAAGATGTACTTATTGAAGGTTCACAATGGTTTGATGTAGACCATCAACATTTGGGTCACTTCTTAACAGATGTTAAGAAAAATTATAAAACTTGGAATCAAAAATCAAAAACATTAGCTGGTAGATTAAAGAAAAACTTTAGTTATGAAGCTATGAAATCTTTATTAATTGAGATTTTAGATGATAATGTTAGTGTTCCAACACAAATTCAATTAAACCTCCCAGAAGTTAAAAAATCTGGATTACCTAAATTAGAATTACCAATACTAAAATAAAATGGACGATTTAAAAACGTGTGATAGATGTGGCTCAGATGCTTGCTATGTACAAGAAGTAAATGAAAAAATAAAAAATTACCAATGCTATGGTTGTGGTTTTATTACTAATAGCTTATTAGTAAAAGATACTGAATTTTTTGAAGAACAAATGGAATTACTCCCAAATCTTTATAAAGAATTAATGGGTGAGGATGATGATGGTAAAATTTGGATGCCTTCAACAGTTAATATGCCTACAAAAGGAATGATATTTGCTAATGGTAAAAGTATTGAAAATTGGAAGTGGGCTGCTGTATTAGCTATACCCGTAAAGGACGAAGAAAAAGAAAAATATCCAATACCAAATAAGGAAGGGGAATTTTATGAGTGGAGAATGGATATGAATAATGTAAAGGAATTCCCAGAAACAGATTATATAGAAGCTTTAGATTATATTGGAATTTTTAACCCTGAGAATTAATGAAAGTATTAGTAACAGGTGGTGCAGGTTTTATTGGTCACAATTTAGTATGGAGACTTTTAGATGAAGGGCATGAAGTTCAATCATTAGATAATTATTCTACAGGTACAGTTAAAAATGAAGTTGATGGTTGCAAATATTGGCATGGTGACATTTCAACAATAACTAATCTTAATAAAGATTTTGATTTAATATTCCACTTAGCTGCTCAATCTAGAGTACAACCTTCATTTGATAATCCAACTAAAACGTTTAGGGTAAATGTAGAAGGAACTGAAACTGTGTGTAAATTTGCTCTTGATATAGGAGCAAAAGTAGTATATGCGGGTTCATCTTCAAAACACCATAATCCAGCAACTTCACCCTATGCTATGTACAAATACTTAGGTGAGGGAGTATGTAATTTATATAAAGAATCATTTGGGGTAAATATTGAGGTTTGTAGATTTTACAATGTATATGGTCCCGGTGAAGCATTAGATGAAAAAAATGGCAATGTAATTGGTATTTGGAGATCTAGGATATCAAGGGAATCTCATATTGAGATTGTTGGGGATGGAGAACAAAAAAGAGATTTTACTCATGTGGATGATATTGTAGATGGATTATATAGAATTGGTTTATCTAATTTTTATACAGGTGAAGCTGATTTTCAAAGGCCATCATCAATTAAAGCTTGGGAATTAGGGACTGGAGTTAATTATTCTATTAAAGAATTAGCAGAAACTTTCCAAAATAAAACAGGCTGCGCCATTAAATTTACTACAGACCAACCAGGTAATTATAGAAAAACTTTATGTACTGATACTACAGCACAGGATATTTTAGGTTGGAAACCTAAAGACCAATTATTATATTATATTAATAATTTAAAATTCTAAATGAAAATAAGCTACGCTATAACAGTTTGTAATGAAGCTGTAGAAATACAAAGATTAATATCATTTCTCCTAGAAAATAAAAGAAGTGAAGATGAAGTAGTAGTACTATTTGATTCTAAAAACGGAACTAACACTGTTGAAGAATATTTAAGATCTCATTCTATTAATGGTGAATTTATTTGGCATAAAAAAGAATTTGAAGGACATTTTGCTGATTGGAAAAATTATTTAACTTCTTTATGTGATGGTGATTTTATATTTCAAATTGATGCTGATGAAATACCCCATCAAACTTTAATTGAATACCTCCCAGAAATTATTGATAGTAATCCTAAAAATGAAGTAATCAGAGTACCAAGGGTAAATACAGTACATGGTTTAACTGAAGAATATGAAAGACAGTGGGGTTGGAGAGTAAATGCTTTAGGTTGGGTTAATTGGCCTGATTTTCAATGGAGAATTTATAAAAATCACCCTAAAATTAAATGGGTTAATAAAGTACATGAAGTATTAGAAGGTTATGATACATGGTCTAACCTAAATGAAGTTGAAGAATTTGCTTTATACCACCCAAAAGATATAGAAAGACAAGTAAAACAAAATAATTATTATAATACCCTCTAATATGAAAATAGGAATAATAGGACAAGGTTTTGTTGGTAATGCAATTTATCAAAAGTTTAGTAAATATTATGATGTTAAAACATATGATATTAAAGGTATGATTCATTGTAATAGTAGTGAACAAGAAACATTAGATAACGAAATAGTATTTATATGTTTACCAACACCAATGAGTGCAGAAGGTAATTGCCATACAGATATCGTTGAAGCAGCTATTAAACGTGTATTTGAATTTGGAGTTGCTAAAACAGTAGTTATTAAATCAACTGTACCCCCAGGTACGTGTGCAAAATGGAATAAGCAATTTAATTCACTTGATGTTGTATTTAATCCTGAGTTTTTAACTGAAGCAAATGCTGTGCAGGATTTTGAAAACCAAACTAGAATTATATTAGGAGGACCAAGACCTGCTACTACTAAATTAAAACAACTATATTCTAAAGTATTTCCTAAAGCAGCTATTGTTAAAACAGATTCATCATATGCTGAAATGGTCAAATATGTTACTAATAGTTTTCTAGCAACTAAAGTATCATTTGCAAATGAAATGTATCAAATATGCGGTGCTTTAGATATTGATTATGATAAAGTTGTAGAATATGCTACATATGATGAAAGATTAGGTAAATCACATTGGAATACACCAGGACCTGATGGAGACTTTGGATATGGTGGGCATTGTTTCCCAAAGGATGTTAAAGCATTAATTCATTTAGCAGAAGAATTGGAATTGCATCCAACTATGTTAAGAGCCACCGATAAGAAAAACAATGTGGTTCGAAAAAATAGGGATTGGGAAAAAATGAAAGGAAGAGCAATTATATAATTATTAAAAAAATGGACAAACAAAAAACAGTATTAATTACAGGAGTAGCAGGACTACTAGGAAGTAGATTAGCAGATTGGATTATTGAAAACAAACCAGAATATAAAGTAGTAGGTATTGATGATTTAAGTGGTGGTTTTGAAGAAAACATTAACCCAAAAGTAGATTTTTGGACAATGAACCTTACAGAACATCCAATTGAAAATTGTTTTGAAGTAAATAATTTTGATTATGTATTTCATTTTGCTGCTTATGCTGCTGAAGGATTATCTCCATTTATTCGTTGCTACAACTATGATAATAACTTAAAATCTACAGCCCGCATAGTTAATGAGTGTATAAAACACGACGTTAAAAGACTGGTATTCACGTCAACTCTCGCAGTATATGGGCATGGTGATGGTGGAATATTTGATGAATCCCAAAGACAATCTCCAATTGATCCTTATGGTGTAGCTAAATATGCTTGTGAAATGGATATTCAAATTGCTGGAGAACAGCATGGTTTAGATTGGTGTATTGTTAGACCCCACAATGTATATGGTATTAAACAAAATATTTGGGATAAGTATAGAAATGTATTAGGTATTTGGATGTATCAACATTTAAATGGTATGCCTATGACCATATTTGGTGATGGTGAACAAACACGAGCCTTTAGTTTTATAGACGATTCTCTTGAACCTTTATTTAATGCTGCTGTTAGACCCGAAGCTAGTAATGAAATTATTAATTTAGGGGGTATTGAAGAAATTTCAATAAATGATGCTAATAAGCTTTTATGTAAAGTAATAGGTGAAGATGCTGAAGTTCAACATTTAGAGGGTAGACATGAAGTAAAACACTCAATTCCAACTTACCAAAAATCAATAGATATATTAGGGTTTAAATACAAAACCTCAATGATTGATGGTTTAACCCAAATGTGGGAATGGGCTAAAGAACAACCTATGAGAAATAGATTTGTATGGCCAAGTTATGAATTAGAAAAAGGAATATATAGTTTTTGGAAAAATGAAACTAAAAAATCTAATAAATAAAAGCCATTATTGTACTATAGGCCATATAGGCAGTGAAAGCGATCTACAACTCCATGAAAGGTACATACTATACAATCTCCCAGTACTAAAAGAGTACAAGGGTCATATAGTAGTAACTAACTATTCAGGAAATTTCCGAAAAGAAAATAATACTTTGTGGAAAAAGTACTTCCCAGATTGTATAATTTTAGATTTGGGAATGAATAGGGGCCATTCATTTGGGATAGCAGACCAGGAAAATGCTATAATTGATTATTGTCACGCTAAAGATATAAAATGGATATGTAAATCTTCTTATGATGTAGTATTCCAACCTACCATATTAGATATTGAAATTGATGATAGTGAATTTTATTATATGAATGGTATTGGTTTTGGGGGAATGGAAAAATATAATTTTGATTTAGATAAAATAGCTAAAGAAGATTTTTATCCACAAACAAACTTTTATTTTATAGATACGACTAAAGTAGATTATCTCTACGATAAAGAATATGTTGATGATACTTACAATTTTATTCAAAATTTAGAAAATTATAGTGGTAGAGTCTGGGAATATATTGAAGGATGGACTTGTGAAGATTTTCTAAAAGAATGTGTAATTAGAAATAATCTTTCAAAATATCATTTGGTTTCTAATAAAAGTTATCGTATATTATTGGAAACAATAAAAAAACAACAAATACACGATTGTAGTCACAAAAACATCATGATAGAAGGAATATGTCATTTCCAACATCTTAACCAAAATATTTTAATTATATGATAGTAAATTTAGAACAACTAGTAAATGATCTTTACAGAACCCCATCGGATATTAATGAACATATCCCTACAATAATCAAATTATCTCAAGAATGTGACCATATTACAGAAATGGGTGTAAGAGGAATTTTTTCAACTTGGGGGTGGTTAGCAGGTATGCCCAAAAAAGGTTTATATTGTTATGATCTTTTAAATCCTGATAAATGGGGGGGAGATATTAATAATGTTTATGATACTGCTGAAGCATTAAATATTCCTTTTAAATTTACACAAGCTGATGTATTGGAAATTGATATTGAAGAAACAGATTTATTATTTATTGATACCTGGCATCGTTATGAACAATTAACAGAAGAACTAAAAACACACTCAGATAAAGTAAAAAAATATATCTGTTTTCATGATACTACAACTTATGCTCATCGAGGAGAAGCAATGTCTTCTGAAGGTGGTGAAAATTGGCATGGTAAGCCTTTATCAAAAGATAAAGGTTTATGGGATGCTGTTACTGAATTTTTAGATAATAATAAAGATAGTTGGGAATTAGTTAAAAGATATGAAAATAATAATGGGTTTACAATTATAAAACGTAAATGAAAGTAATATATAGAATATCAGACGCAGGCTATAATAAAATAAAACCAGACTATATCAATAATGAAAAATGTTTGGCAAATGCTATAAAAGTATTTAAAGATGCTGAGTGGTCTGTAATTGCAGACAATATATCAGAAGAGACTAATAGTATGATTCAACAATATATACCCCGCAGTTATATTTACTATGTTAATGAAGGTAATGGTGCCCGTACATTTAATATAGCTTTAGATGAAGCTATAATGAGTGATGATGATGATGAAATTATTTATTTTTTAGAGAATGATTATTTACATAAACTAGATTCACAAAAAATATTAGAAGAAGGATTTAAGTTAGGGGCATCATTTGTATCACTATATGACCACCCAGATAAATATTTACCGCCTAATAAAGGAGGAAATCCTTATTGTGAGGGTGGAGCTGAAGACACAAGAGTATATTTAACTGATAGTTGTCATTGGAAGATTACAAATAGTACAACAATGACATTTGCTGCTAAAGTATCTACTTTAAGGGTTAATGAAGATATTATACGCAAACATACTAATACTGCTCACCCTAATGACTTTGGTATGTTTTTAGAATTAAGAGAAAAAAATCAACTATTAATAACTTCAATCCCGGGTTATTCAACTCATGGTGAAACACAGTGGTTATCACCATTAAATGATTGGAAAAAAACATCAATTTAGAATAAAATATGATCAGCATAATAATACCAACTTACAGGAATCCTGCTTACTTAGATCTATGTCTATTTTCAGCAATCGATCAACAAGGTTTTGATAATGAAATAATTGTTGTTGTAGATGGTTTTATTGAAGAAAGTCAAGAAGTACTAGACAAATACAAAGATAATATTAAAGTATTGGATTTGGGTGAAAACCAAGGAATGCAACAGGCCCTTAATTTAGGGGTTATGAATGCTACCAATGAACTTATTTTAATAGTAAATGATGATAATGTTTTTTGTAAAGATTATGATTTAGCTGTATTAACTATATCTGATAAAGAAAAAACAGTATTGACTTTAAACCAAATTGAACCTATAGGACCCGGTATATTTCATTTCCCAGTTAATAACTTTGGAAGAAACCCCAGTGAATTTGAATATGATGAATTTATTAAGTATGAAAATGTAATTAAAAAAGATGAATTAACTCTTGATGGGGGTATTTTTCCATTCGCGATGCATAAAAAATATTATATGGCAGCTGGAGGATTTGATACAATGTATCAATCCCCATTTATATGTGATTGGGATTTCTTTCTAAAATTAGATTTGATGGGTTTAGGATTTGTTAGAACTCATAATGCTCATTTATATCATTTTGGAAGTACAGCGACTAAAAATGGTAAAGAAAGTGAAAAATTTAGAGCAACAGAAAACCCAGCTGCTGAAATGTTTAAATATAAATGGGGAATGGTTCCTAACCTATATGAAAACAATTCTCACCGTCCTAAAGGTGTTCGTATTAAAGGAATTATATTTTAAATATTTATAATCGAACCTATAAAACCATGCTAAAGATGAAAGAAAAAGATAAAATGGATAAAGTAGTTAAAAGAGAGGTTGTAAATATAGAATTAGATTGGGATAATGAACAGGATTTAATTGAGTTGGGGGATAACGAAGTATTTGTTGATTTTATACTAGAAGAAAGTTTAAAAGCAATAGTTGATGCTTTAAAAAATAATAAAGAGAAGGCAGAATTATTTAATGTGTTTAATATGTCTGTTATTATAGAATTAAAAAAACCCCAATTTAAAACAGTTTTGGAAAAAGTCAACCGTATGCTTATTAAAAATGAAGAATATGAAAGATGTAATGAGTTGAAAAAATTAATAAAAAAACATAACTTATGAAAAAATACAAATATTACTCTTTAAACGATAAAACTAAAGAAAAAATAGGAAGTTGTTGGGCTGAAGATATAAATGAAGCATTTTTAATAGCTAGTAGAATGAAAAAATTACCTTTAGACCAATTCAAAAAATTATTCACAGTCGAATTAATATAATATGAATACAGGGAATGATGGATTAAAAAAACTATTTAAAATAGTTCTGGGTACAGAAGTTAATATTAAAGATAATATTGATGTAACTGAAGAATTAGTATTTATAGGATTAATTACAAGGTTAGAAGAATCCGAAAAAATGGAACATACCGTGTTTCAAACTAGCGGTATAGATTTAAGTAAAGTAACAGATGGGTTATGGTTTGTTATAGAAAATCAAATGAGAATGTTATATGGTCCTGAAGCATCAGAATTGATTCAATGGTACATATATGACAGATTTAACCCTGATGGTAGTATAGTACCTTTAGAAGGTCCCCATGAAAAATTATTTATACTTAAGGAGCCAAAAGATTTATGGTCTTACATAAGATACAAATCCATAAAATAATTTGGATATCTAACATCCTTTTCGTATATTTACACGTAAATAGTTTATAATTATAGTGTAAATTAAATATAACTTTAATGAAATTAAAAATGATATCATGCATCGCATGTAAAGAACCTATGCCTGAATTAAGGTTAACTAAATATGGGTATAAATCATGCGTAGAATGCTCGACTGTAGGCGCATATAAGGCAGTAAGCATGCAACACGGCAAAGGTGACCACACATGGAATGATATCCAAATTATGACACCTGAACAAATGGAAAGGTATAGTAAAGTTGAAAAACAAAAAGCAAAATTAGATTCATATAATAATTTAGATGCCTAAAGCAAGACCACTTACTAAAGAACTTATTCTAGCTGCAATGGCTAAGACAAAATCAAACATGGCAGCTGCTAGATATTTGAATTGTTCTTACCAGCATTATAAAAAATGGGCTAAGTTCTATGAAAGTGAAACTCATGATAGTTTATTTGAACAACATAAAAACCAATCAGGTAAAGGCATACCTAAATTTTTAAGAATTGGTGGGAAAGAACCGGCATTGTTAGATATCATTGAAGGGAGAGCAAACGCATCATCTTTCACTCCAGCTAAGATTAAATATAGACTTATTACTGAGGGGTATTTGGAAGAAAAATGTGCTAATTGTGGTTTTGAAGAACGTAGGGTATTAGATTATAAAATGCCTTTATTATTACATTTTAAAGATAATAATAAAAAAAATTATAAGTTAGATAATATAGAATTGTTATGTTACAATCATTACTTTTTAACAGTGGGTGATATTTTTAGTGATAAACAGGTAGAAGGTATTGAAGATCATAAACCAGTAAATCAAGGGAAGGTGGAATGGGAAGTTGATGATTATCATCTTCAACGTTTAAAAGAATTAGGGTTAGACCCAAATGATGAGGATGAATATGATATAATTTCAAGAATATAATGGCTAAAAAAACAAGAAATATTAAAAGGTCAAAACATGACAAACTTGTTAATGACTATGATAAACAAAAAGAAAAACATCTAGAACGTTTAGCAAATAAAATGTTAAAAGATGAAGATAAAAAGGAGAGATTAAGAAGTAAAACAATTAAAGGAGATTTTTTAAACAAATTTTAAGTTATGAAACTATTTAAGTACAATGAAAGCCAATTGAAGTATGAACCTTTTAGTTCAACATCAATATTTTTAAAATTAGCAATAATATTTTTTAGTGCCTTCCTATTTTTAGGATTAGCTAATTCCCCTGTAGTAGAATATGTAATTGAAACTGAAGATATACTTTTAGTAGAGACAACAGATGAATTTAGTGAGGACAAATTAATAGAAAATATTCAAAAATTAAATTTCAAATTTCCTCATATTGTGTTAGCTCAGTCAATTCTAGAAACAGGACACTATGATTCAAAAATATTTAAAGAGAATCATAATTTATTTGGTATGAAAGAAGCACGAGTTAGACTTAATTTAGCTAAAGGTACTCAATTTGGTCATGCTTATTATGAAAGTTGGGAAGAGTCACTTACAGATTATGCTTTATGGTATTCAACATATGCTTATAAATGTAAAACAGAAAAACAATTATATAAATTATTAGATAAGCAATATGCTGAAGCCGCGGCATATGTATCAATGTTACAAGAAATAGTATTGATTAATAACTTAAAAGAAAAATTCGAATAAAATGGCTAAAATGGTATCATTCACCCACAGGGGGAGTGCAAAGAAAAAGCGTCCAGGTGTTCACGCTAAAACAAAAACATCAAAATCAAAAAATAGTGTTAATTATAGAAAGGCCTATAGAGGGCAAGGTAAAATTTAAAAATGTAGAAAGATTATGTCAAAGAATTCAATGAAACAAACAGTAGACCAGAGTATGTTGTGGAGAAACTGGATGATTAATAAAGGAAGTCTGAAAATTGTAAAAAAATCTAAACCACTATATACTGTAAACAGATAAATGTTAAAAACACCAACCAACCATTTTGAACACTTTGATGATGAAATATTATTGGAAATGGCAATGTTTTATCCAATACAGTTAAGAAAAATGTGTGTATTAATTAGTTTAGACCAACAATTGGAAAAGGAAAGTTATGAAAAAGTTAAAAGTAGTAGTAGTAGGGGAAACTTGTGTTGATAAATTTATCTATTGTAAAATTAATAGATTATCTCCTGAAGCACCTGTACCAGTTTTAATACCAACCCACACTGAAGTAAACCCAGGCATGTCAGGAAATACTTGTGCTAATATTAAGGCATTAGATCCAAGCTCACAAGTTATACATTTTTCAAACTTAAAACAAATAACTAAAACTAGGTATGTTGAAGGGAAAACAAACCATATGTTTTTAAGAGTTGATGAAGGTGATAGTAAAATTGAATCTTTTAAGTGGAGTAATGACTATAAACATTTTATTAAAGAAGCTGATGTTGTTATCGTAAGTGATTATGATAAGGGATATTTAACAGATTTAGATTTAATAAAAATTGCTACACATTCAAGACTATCTATCCTAGACAGCAAACGTAAACTTACAGATAAAGTTATAAATTCTTTTAATTTTGTTAAACTAAATGAAGAAGAATGGGAAAACAATTATGGATTAGATGATAAAAATATTATTGTAACTTTAGGTGCTAAGGGTTCAATGTACATGGGAGAAATATTCCCATCTAATAACCCACAAGAAACAATTGATGTTAGTGGTGCTGGTGACACATTTACAGCTGCATTTGCTATATCATATGTAACAGCCCCATCTGTTCCTAATGCTATTAAATATGCTAATACAGTGGCGTCTAAAGTCGTTAGTAAACGAGGAGTAAAGACTCCCGCATAAATATTTGGAGAAGCAAAAGAAGGTTCGTATATTTAGGTATAAATAAAGGTAACGCATATGGCACTCTGGAAATTTTCAAATTTAAATAAATACGGAAACATTAGGTCTAGGATTATTTATAGACCTGATGGTGAAGCATTTGGTTTTAATCCTAAAGGATTTGGTCCCTTTGTTAATGTACAAAGGTTCAAATATGAACATAAACATGAAATTATACCTCCGTCATTAGTAGAATCAAATGGTAAAATGTATATTGTACCAACATGGAAAGAAGTTGATCCAAACACTACTTTAAATGATATTCAGTGGATTAGACCAAAAGTTAAAGTAACTAAATCTGAAACTGTAGTTAAAATATCTAAAAGTAGTAGTAGTGATGCTGAGTATACTACGAAATACTACCCAGATTCAGGTAAATATCATTGTGATTGTCCTGGTACTTGGAGAACTAGAGGAAATTGTAAACACGTAAAACAAATGAGAAATGAGCAGGGGTAGACCATCAGAACAAACAGAACGTAGAACAAAATATGTTCTAGAATTTATTGATGTACCATCTAAACCAGAATTAGGTGGTAGACAGTTATGGCATTTTGATGATGCCAAACATAAAAATGGTCCTTGGAAAGTAGAAAATTTTGAAGGTCCTGAAGAAAAAAAACTAAATAGTAAATTTAAACCAAAGATTCAAAAAGGTAAACCATATGGTAAACTACCAGTGGTTATGGTGTTTAAATCATCAAATCGCTCAAATGCCGTAACTAAAATGAAAATTTGGAATAATGAAAATATAGATTATATTAACTCTGCTAAAAAACTCCCAGGTGTACCTGATACATCTATTATATTAGAATTGGGGGTAGGTAAAAACCTTATTAAAAAATGGCAATTAGAATATAATTTGTAATATTTATCAACGAATATAAATTAAACAACATGGCAACACGAGCACTTATAGGTTATTTAGACGAAGACAGAAACTTCACATGCACATATAACCACTATGATGGTTACCCAGAAGGTTTAGGTAAAGCATTACTAGACCATTACGATACTGATGAACAAGCTAAAAAAATAGCAAATACAGGATATATCTCATCTGTAGATGAAGATGGTACTATTGATTCAAAATATGATGAACCTGCTGACAAAATGGTTCTTGATGAGGATGTAATAGAAGCAGGATTACAAATCGGTGAGAAAGTAGATGAGTATGGTGGTGATTATGGTTATGTATGGTTTGGTAATGAATGGATGACACTTAAAAATAATGGTATTCGTTCAATTGCAGATCAATTTGAATTTAAAATGCCAGCTGACGGTGCAGGAATATTTAGAGTAGAAGAAAATTTAAACGAAAAAGAAAAAGAAGATATGGCAGAAAGTTACAAAGCAAAATGGAATGAATTTATTACTGAAAATAAAGTAATTGATGATCAATGGACAGTATATGTAAAATCATTAGTTAATTCTATTAGATTAAATGGTGTTGATGATTATGTTAATTTTAGTGAAGATGATTTCAAAGAAGATTTTGATAATTATATAGCAGATAAAATGGATCTCTAGTATTATTTCCCCTCTGATCCTAAGATTGAGGCACCTAACGGTGCCTCTTTTTTATGTTAAAAATTTGGATAAGCCAAAAACTATTCGTATATTCACCCCATGAATAAAGAGAGCATTCAGTCTATAATAAATAAATCTTACCCAAAGATAGAAAAATATTATGGACATTCAAAATATCACAATTGTACTCCCTATATTGAAATTCACCACAACATTTATATAAGAATAACAGGTGATGAGTATGACCAAGATATACTATCAGAAACAGAATGTAATCCTGATGCTGAATATGATAAAGTTGATAATACTATTATAATTTATTGGCCTAAAATGATTAATAAAGAGACTATTATAAAATCCCTAATACACGAATACCAACATTATTTACAGTCTCCATCATGGATGAAAAGATATTACAATATGGGTTATGATTATAATAACCATCCTTATGAAATAGCAGCAACTCAAGAAGAAAGTAATTGGAAGATATTCGCGTAAAATTTGGAGAAGCAAGGAAGCCTTCGTATATTTACGGGGTAAATGAGGCATGAAGCCAATAGAACACAAATAAAAATAAAGGTTATATGAAAAAAGTAAATTTAAATCCGTCAAATTCAAAAGTTATTAATGGTACTGTATTTGTTACTGCATTAAAAGCATTAGCAATGTCTAAGGTGCTATCAGACCAATTAGAACATGGTAATAACATCACTCACCCTACATTAGGAATTATGTATCAATATAATGGTCCTTATTCTCGCGCATAAAAATTTGGAGAAGCAAGGAAGCCTTCGTATATTTACAGGGTAAAACGGGTGCAAACCCAATTATTAATAAAAATAAAAGTTATGTTGAAGAAAATTGATTTTAAGTATTTAGTAGGAGCAGTAAGTGCATTTATGCTTAGTATAGGAACAATGCATGGTGCCGTTCAGAATTATATCCCTTTTGAGGGTATTGATAATGAAATGGCATTTTGTGTTATGTCCTTTATGCTTGGTGGGATATGTTTAATGTGTATTAAAAAATCATAAGGTATGAAAATTAAAACAATACATGATGGTTGGGATTGCGTCCCAGAATTAAAAGATGTTACCTATGAATTAAGCACGGTGAATGATTACATTTATGAAATCAAAAATTGTGTAAGAAATTCAGATTTAGAGAGTATGGTAAATGATATGAGGGAGATTATGGATAATGTTAAATACCATTTAGATAAAATAGACACTACTAAAGAGTTTATTACAGTAGATATAGAAGATTAATTAATTAAAAATAAAAGTTATGGCAAAAATTGAAAAAAGTTTTTTAACCCCCAAGTGGTTAGTAGTTAAAGAAATGTATGAAACTGGAACTAATGGTTCTGATAAGTTTGGTGATAATTTCCCAGTTGATGGTGAGTTAAATGAATTAGCAAGTGAGTTTGTTGATATTTTAGGTGAATTTACTAGGCAATTTGGTTATGAAAGTACCATTGAAGGAGTTCATATGAATTTATGGAAAGAAAGAATTTGGTCATTAATTGAAAACGCAGGTTTACTTCCAGAAATTGCTTGGAGAGATGATTTAGAAACAGATCGTTTAAACCAAATGGAGGTAGAAGAAGATGATATCTACGAGGTGGATTTAGATGAATTAGAAAAAGAAATTTATAACTCATAATATGGCAAATACAAAACAATACACAGGTGAATATATTTCACTATTCGACCATTTAGGTAGAGCTGCTGGTGGCGAATTAGGTACAAAAGTAGCTTATGCCGCTGCTAAAGCAGGCATTAAACATGGTACTAGACAACTGGAAGAAAGTTATTATACTGGTGAGGTTTATACTTACCCAAGTGACTTTTTAACAGATTACTTTAATGTAACACTAAAATAAACAAAATGGATAAACTAGAAAAGGAAAATCTATATCGAAAATTAAATTTAATACTTCAATTAGTAGAAGATCGTAACAATAGCGAAGCAATGCAACATTTAGAAGAATTAATTCATAGAATTCAATTTAATAAAATTTAAAGTTATGTTGTATAAGGATATGCTAATTGGAATATTCATGTTTAGTATAGCTCATGTGCTAACATTCTTCCAATTAAACGGACAATTTTTTAAAACAGATTGGTTTAGAAAGAATGAACTGTTAGTAGCAGCAGCGGGTATAATTCTATCATTTTTCTATATTTGGGGAACTAAATATACTGTTAGTGGATTTGAAGGTTTATTATGGCCTGCTAGGTTTGTAGGATTTGGGGTTGGGATGATAATTTATGCTGTTGGTGTTAATTATTTTTTCGGTGAAACTTTAAATCCTAAAACAATTGTTAGTTTATGTCTATCATTAATTTTAATTTGTATCCAAGTATTATGGAAGTAAATAAAAGAAAATATTTACTAGAAAATGGATGGTGGGCTCACTACCATGATGATTGTTGGTTTGATGGTAAACTAGATGAATTAGATGTTGATGAAAAAGGATTTATGGTTGGGTTTAGGCCCGAAAGTGAAGGAATAACATTAGAAGAAGCATATGAAAAAGCGAGAATATAGAGGTTGTGAATGGAATAGTCCAATCTATAGACAAATTGTAGCAGAAAAAAATAAAAAAGAAGGCAAAGCAACAATAAATGAATATAAAACAAAACGTGGAAAAAGAAGCTAAAAAGCTTTTTATACAAATAATATCCAGTTAATACGTATATACGATGATAACCGATTACTTAAAATATGTAAATGACAATGCTTACATTGTAAAGCGTGAGGTACCAACCCACGTATTTGAAGTTAAAGGTCAAAATAAATTAAACATGCAACTCTTACAAGACTATAGAGATTACCTTGGGTGCGATCACGTTCTTAGATCTCAAACCCATTTCCTAATGTGTGAAACCATTGAAGAAGCAGAAATTCTAGAAGAAAATGTCAAAAGTTAATTATGGCGATTGGATTGAAGAAGATCCATTCCACCCCTGTTTGAAGTGTGGGGGAAATGATTTTAGTATAAACATGATAACCGACTTATACACATGCGATAATTGTGGTGAGGTTTTGGTTGCGCCAAAAGAAGCGCATAAAAAGAAGAGGCCTACGAAAGCTCGTCCTCGCCTTGAGGAAGACTGGGAATAAGAGTTGTAGGCTCAATATTTATAATCAAAAATGAGAAAATGGAATGATTGGAAGTCACATGGTGTAGCAAGTGTTTTTCAAGTAGCAGAAGGCTTTAGACCTATGTCGGTTCATAATGGAAATCAATTTTCAGGCTTGCGTTTGTATACACAAACACCTCGTGTTGATATTAATGATGTTGCTAATCCAAATAATTGGACTTGGGTTAGTCATCAAGGTGGGTTAGGTGCTGGAGCAAATACAAGCCCAGATGGAGATCCACAAATGGTGTTTTGTTGTCATGATATTTTATCAAGAGAAAATCCTGAAAATATAATAAATTTTTGGGAAGGTGATCATTTAGATGTAGATTGGTTACTCTCGCTTCCATATTTTACTACATTAGGTAACACACCAGATTCAACTACAGATTGGAATACTATTGTACTACAGCTTTATAGAGTAGGTGGTTGGTTTTGGACTGAAGGTGGTTGGCCTCCAATAAAAGGACCAGGTACTGAAAGTATTGATTTACGACCTGTACATAATTATGAGTTTCACATGGATGAGTGTTGGGATGGGACCACATTAACGTCTTATGTAGATAGTCATAATCAATCAGCAAATACAATTAGTGGTACTGCACCCTCTGAAACTGCTGCTTACACTTCATGGCCTTGGGATGCTACATTTAATTTTAATAATGCTGCTGGAATTACAAATACTTCAGATCCAGCAATTACCGGGCAACTTACTTATGAGTATATAGGAAACACTAATAATGTTACTGATGATCAATATTTGTGTGATGGTAGGAATGATGGTGGAACTTGGAATTATATGGGCTATCAAGGGTTTAGGTGGAATTGGTCGGCAAGACTTCAATATAATGGAAGTGATAGTAGTATTAGACATCATGGTGTTATGACTGGGAATTCTTCAACCAATACTAGTAAATTATATTATGGTAGTGGGAATGGGTACACTGCTGGTCCAGTTGCCAGTGGAACTTGTTCTACAGCAATGACTACACTTGGGGATAATTTTACTATTGGGATGAGGTTTACCAATACTCAGAAATGGAGAGGACAAATGTCAATGTTTAGAGTTTGGGGGTTTGAATTTGATGATGATATGGCTGAAATAGCATGGTTACATAACCAAGCACGGATGCCGCTTTATATTTAAGACTTCTGCAAAAATATGTGGAGAAGCAAGAAATTATTCGTATATTTATGGTATAAATGAGGCGCACGCCCAATACAGTTATGAAACAAAAAATATTATATTTACATGGTTTAGAAAGTCCACAGGGTGGTGATAAGGTTGATTTCTTAGCAACTAAAGCATTTGTTCATGCACCTGAGTTAGATTATACAAGGAGTGATATATTTCCATTCCTTATTAGCACAGTTGAGGAGTTTAAACCTGATGTAATTATAGGTTCATCAATGGGTGGTTATTCTGCATTCGTTTTAGGAGCGCTTTATAAAATTCCAGTTGTTGCTTTTAATCCTGCTTTGCATTCTAGAAGAATTGAGCCTAATTTCCCTAAATTTGTAAAAGAGCATGTTCCTGATAACTTTCATTTGGTGTTGGGTGAAAAAGACACCGTTATTGATGGTAGTAAAACGTTAGATTACCTTAAAGACCATGTTGCCGGTAAGTATATGCAATCTCAAATTCATCGCGTTAAAACAATGGGACATAGAGTGCCACTTGATGTGTTTTGCGATATGTATAATAAAACAATTAAATAAGATGAAGGAATTAAATAATTTTAGAGAATATCTTAACGAAGCTAAATTTAAAGTTGGTGATAAAGTAACCATGAATAATGGTGGTCCAGAAATGGAGATTACTAAAACACGTAGGATGTTTGGGTCTGATCTTAATGCTTACTCAGTTAAAAAAGCTGATGGAGAAGAAATGGAGTATGATGAAAAGCAATTGAGATTAGCTGAAATAAGCTTTGGTGCTGCGGGTACAGATAAAAGATCTGGCCAAGTAATAGGTGAAATAATTCAAATGATTAGAGATACAGGAATAGACCCATCAGATGTATTAGAAGAAGTAGGCCAAGAGTTTGGTATTGCTTTTGAATTTGGAAGAGGTCAATAAAAATAAAAATAAAATAAAATAAAATGGATAAATTTAACTTGAAAAAATTTCTTGGTGAAAAATCACTATTAAATGAAAACTCACCTGGGTATGATACTAGAAAGACAGGTGAAGCACTACCAACACTAGAAAGTGTTAAAGCAGCTTATGAAGCTAAACAAGATAAAGAAGAAATTAAAGAAGGTGTTTGGAATATGCCTTCAGCAGATGAAGTAATGGAATTTGTTGCTTATATGGAAGATGCTAAAGAAAAATTTTATCATATAGGTAGTGATGATGTACATGATGGTTTAGAACAAGCAATTATTAGTGCTAAAGATTTAGTAACTGGAGAATAATATGAGTTTTAATCTACAAAAATACTTTAAAAATCAATACCTGCTAGAAGGGGATTGGGATAAATTAAGTTCTACAGAAGCTTCTGATGAAGCTGATGATATTATAGAGTTAATTAAATCTGCTTATGCCTACATTGGAGGTCATAGTAATTTTAAAAGTGTTGGTGACGTAGATAAAGAAACAGGCAGAGGTGCTGAGTATGAAGTGATTGATTTAGATGATGATGGAGATATTGATGCAGTTAACGTATCTAAACGTAAAGCTGCTGGTGAAAAGTTCGTTGCTACAGGCCATGATGGTTCTCGTGAAGCTAAAAGAGCTGTTATTACACATAAAATAGATAGGTTAAAAAAACCAGGTTTTTATGTTGAAGTATCAGGAAAAATAAAAGATATCTTACTTAAAGCAGGTGTACCTCAGGTAACTGACCAAGCTACTATTGAGAAAGCATTGGCTGGTAAAGATATTATTATGAACGATGATGGTTCATATACAAGGAGCATTGCTGGTACAAAGCATGAAAAAATAATGCTAGGAACTCCGCTAGTATAAAATGTATGAAAGAATCTTTAGTAGTATTAGTACTCTTATCTATAATAAGTTGTGCTTCTTACCAACCTTCAACAGAGTATAATTTTGTTAAAGTATTAGGTGTCACTCCTCAGGGTGATACAATTCTTATTGATGTCAATTCATTAAGACCAAAAGTTTATAACAACTATTATTATGATAATGGGATTAATAGATATCCTTACAACTACAATTATTATAATACACCTCCAGTAATTATAAGACCTGTAAATCCAAAGCCAAGACCTACAAAACCTGTAGTAACCCCACCTTCGTTTACAGCTCCTAAACCAATTACTAAACCCACAAAAGACAAACAGTAAATTTATTAAAGACTCATGCGAGGGGATTTGGCTTAGCCAGATCCCCTTCGTATATTTACAAGGTAAATGGGGTGCGAGCCCAAAATAAAAATAAAAATGGAAAAGTTTGAAGAAAAGATATTCTGGAAAGATGGTTTCGATGGGGAAGCATTAAGTGGTATCATGTTTAGATCGTTTGATTTGAATAAGTTCATCAAAAAAGTAGAAGTTGATAATGGACATGAAGTTGTTGGTATCAAATTTGAAGATAATAATTTAGAATTAATAATTAAAAAATAAAGGTTATGAGTAAATTTGTTAGTACATTTAATAAAGGGTTTAATATGACCTTTGAAAACGGGTTTGGTATATCAGTTCAATGGGGTGTAGGTAACTACTGTAGCAGGAAAAATGATGGTTCGTTTGATGAATCTATGAAGGGTGAATTTTGGGAAGCCACATCTGCTGAGATTATGATTACAGGTAACAATAAGGATGTTGTTTTAGGTAATGGTGATCAAGTTGCAGGTTGGTTATCAACTGATAAAGTTGCTGAAGTGATTAGAATGTGTTCAACTGCTAGAAACACAGCTCATCTCAACCAAATGTTAAAGAATTCCACATTAAGTTAAAAATAATGCGCAAAATATGTGGAGAAGCGAGGAAGCGTTCGTATATTTACGGGGTAAATGAGGTGAGAGCCCAGAAATGTTAAATTAATTAAATAAAGGTTATGGTAAATAAAGTTAAAAGAGGTCGTCCGAGTAAGAAAGTTGTTAACAACCCAACACAAAGTGTTGTTGTTAAAACAGTTAAAATGGATAATATGGAATTCAACAAGAAATTGTTTGAGCCAATGAAAACAGGTACAAAGGTTGATCCATTCTTCAGTATGGAAGGTGGAGTAATGCCTGGTACAAATGTTGTAGTTACTGGTGATCCAGGTGTTGGTAAAACAACAGTATTGTTAGATGTTCTTGCTGATCTTAATCAGAAAGGTAAAAAATGTTTGTTCATTTCAGGTGAAATGAATGCTATTGACATGGTTGGTTATGTTAAGCGATTCCCAAAATTTGGAGATTTAGATATCTTGTTTATGGGTGATTATAGTGAAGTTAATCCTGATGTTGTTCTTCGAACTGCACTTAAAGAGGGTTATGATTGTGTATTAATTGATTCGCTTGCTGAGATTTCAGATAATTATGTTGATTATTTTGGTGGTACTGGTAAGTCAAATACCAACCGAATTTTGCAGTTGCTTGATGAGCATAACCAAGCAAATAATGATGATAAAATTAATAGCACGTTTTTGATCATTCAACAAGTTACTAAAGGTGGAACGTTTGTTGGGTCAAATAAGATTAAGCATATGACAACAGCAATGGGTCATTTAAAATTTGACGGTGATGGTCAGCGTTTTTTCCATTTCAGTAAAAACCGTCGAGGTGGTAGTGGAAATAAATTGTTCTTCAACTTGAACAGTAAAAATAAAGTTAACTGGTTATTTGATGAGCCGATAAACATGACAGCATAATGTATATTTTAATTTACATAGTAATAGGATCAGCTCTCACTTCATTGTGGGACTGGTTGCTATTTGGGACTAAGAATCAATTTTCAAATATAGAAAGAGCTGTTTGTATATTAGTTTGGCCTGCAGCTTTAGGTTTATATTTGTATAATTTATATAATACATTTAAAAAAAAGTAATGATGGGTAAAGAAGAAAAAAGATACGTTGTAAAGATGGATATGTATGTTTATGCTGAAAATGATTATATGGCTCGTAAACGAGCTCATCAAATGAAGAAAGAAATTGATAGTAAATATGGTGGTGGAGTTGGTATATTAGAATTAGGTGAACAACCTTTTGCTTCTTTTAATTATAGAAAATTAGAAGACCATTCTGAACCTATTAGTAAACAAAAACAAGAAGAATTACCATTTTAAATATGAAGGGAGAAAGAATTAATTTTACGGTTAATACATCATTCTATAAACGAAGTGATTGGGTAGACCATATTTATGAAGGTTTAAAAGCTCAAACTTACAAATATTGGGAATGGGTTGTAACTGATGATTTTTCTCCCGATAAAAATGCTGAAGAGCGTTTAAAAGAGATAGCTAAAAATGACCATAGGGTAGTTTATTACACTCAGTCTAGAAAAAAAGAATTATTTTATAATCCTAATTATGGTGCTAGTGGTAATGTTATCTTCCAGATGGATAGTGATGACACAATGTACCCTAATATACTTGAAGTTTACGCTAAACATTTTATGGAAGATCCTTCATTGATTGGGATATGTTGTGGTGCTTTAAAAAATAAAAATGGTGTTGAGTTGTTTGAGTGGACTGCTCCTAATTTAGAGGCGCAGAGTAATTTTATTATGACTTATGGCCGAGCTTGGAGAAATGTAATACCACATTTTGATTATGATGGTAAATTAGATTATTTTCAAAATGATCTTAATATTTGGAGACATATTGAAGCTAGGGGTAAAGTAATGTTTTTACCTAGAGAATTATATAAATACAATTATGCTAGTCAAGGTAGTTTCTCACACAGACAATTTGATGGTTATGATAATGAATCAGAGCGATTAATTGAGGAAGAAAGATGTAGGATTGAAGAAAAGTATAGTACTATTTGGAAAGATGATGATGAGTGTACTTTTGATTTAAAATATTTACCAATTAATAAGTTAGCCTGGGCTTTTTATGAAGCTGATTTTCATAAAACATCACATAATAGTAGAGTTAATTTTATAAAAACAGATATAAAGCCTTATGAAAAACAACTATTGAATGAGTTGTATTATGATAATACTATAATTTATAATGGTAGTGTTGAGGAGGAATATGATGAAGTTATTATTTATGTAAGTAATCAAGAAACATTAGATATAATGTATGAAAATTATGAAAAGTGGAAAGTTAATAAAGTAAGATTTCACATTAATAAACAAATATTTGATTGTAATATTGATAATGCACCTCATAATTATTTTGGGTTTGGACACATATTGAATGGATGGTATGGATATATTAGTTATAATGGAGATGATGTTTTAAAAATTAGTGATGAGTACTGAAAAGGATAAAAATAAAAAATTAGAGAAAGTAACACTCACTCAACAAGAAATTTGGCAGGCTATGCGAGGTAATATTCATAAGAGTAAAAAAGATTATAAACGTAAACCTAAACATAAGGGTGGTGATGATTATAATTGGCATCCTGATAGACAAATTTGAAACTCCCGGTGAATTGCTTGGAGAAGCAAGAGAGGGTTCGTATATTTACGTATAAATGAGGCGCGAAGCCGAATTAATAATTAAAAAAATAAAGGTTATGATTAGAAAAAAACAAGATTTAAAACCGTCAACTCCAATGATAATTGACTTGACAGGTCCCGATGGTAATGCGTTTGCATTACTAGGCTTTGCTAAAAACTTTGCCAACCAACTCAAATTAGATTTTAGTAAGATAAGTGATGAAATGACTTCAGGTGATTATGAGAATCTAATTGAAGTATTTGATAAGTATTTTGGTTCATTTGTAATATTAGAAAGATAATGGTTATGACTGAATTAGAAGATTTTATAAATGAAATGCGAAGTACGAGCAGTGCTACGGACAAAATAGACATTATTAAGCGTAGTTCTGCGTTTATTCATGATGTACTTGAAGCGACATATAACCCCTACAAACAATACTATGTCACCAGTAAAACGTGTAAGAAAAATAAAGGGAAATTCAAATATAACACACATAAGGATGTTTTTAGTTTGTTAAATGACCTAACTAATAGAGTTTACACAGGACATGATGCAATTCATCAAGTAAATGGGTTTGAAATGGCTACTGCTTATGGACATAATGTTTATAAAATTATTGATAAAGATTTAGGTATTAGGGCTGGAGCTAAAGTTATTAATAAAGCAGTACCAGGTCTTATTCCTGAGTTTAACGTAGTGTTGGCTCAAGAGTATAAAGGTAAATGTGAATGGAGTGATGAATGGTATGTTTCTAGAAAATTAGATGGAGTTAGATGTATAGCTAGAGTTGATAGTGAGGGTAATTGCTCATTATTTAGTAGAACAGGTAAAGAATTTACCACATTAAATAAAGTTAAAGAAGCTATTGAAGATACTGGTATTATTAGTACTACATTTGATGGTGAGATTTGTTTAGTTGATGAAGATGGTAATGAAGATTTTCAAGGTGTAATGAAGCAATTGAGACGTAAAGATCATCAAATTAAAAACCCAGCATATATGGTATTTGATATGTTGAGAAATGATGAATTTGATAGTGGTAAAGGTACAGAGCCATTAAAAACACGTTTGCTTAAATGTAGGTCTTGGGTTAGAAATAATTTAGATAAGCCAATGATAGAAAGTAAATGTGATATTTTACGTTTTACAGATCAAACATTAATTACAGGTGAGGATCATTTTGAATATTGGAGAAATATTGAATGTAAAGATAATTGGGAAGGTTTAATGTTACGTAAGAATTGTGGTTATGAAGGTAAGCGTACTAAAAACTTGGTTAAGGTAAAGAAATTCCATGATGCTGAGTATGAAGTGTTAGGGTGGGATAATGATACACATGAGGTAGTTAGAGATGGTAAGTCTGAGTCGATGACGATGTTGGCTCAGGTTTGGATTGAACATAAAGGACATATTGTGAAGGTAGGTAGTGGATTTACCCAAGAGCAGCGTTTGGAGTATATGGATGGATCAATTTTAGGTAAAGTAATTACGGTTCAATATTTTGAGGAAACCAAAAATGATAAAGGTGGTATTAGTTTAAGATTCCCAACTGTAAAAGTAATACATGGGGATAAACGTGAAATGTAAATTATATAATATGATAGTAAATCAAGAATCAACATTAAGTTTTAAACATTGGGATGAAGAGGTTGTGATAAAAAGAGATCATAGCGATTTAACAATTGGTGAATTTTACCAAATATGTAAGCAATTAGCTTTAGGGGCTGGTTTTCAACCAAACAATGTAGATGAATATTTTAATATAGACCAATAATATAACTTCAAATGGAAAATAAAACAGGTAGAAAATACAATCGTAAAAAGTGGAATTGGTGTGAGTTGGAAGATGGAAAATATGATGATGTAAAAAGTAAATATGATGAGCATCCTTACTATGATAGCCCTAAGCGTAAGAAAAATGAGGAAGCATTCTTTTGGTTTATTACAATAGCTGGTGGTTGTGTTGTTGGAATGATTTTAGGTGGGTTAGTAATTAAACTTATATTTTAATGGGAGTAGAATTAGATAAAGAATTGATGAGTAAAATGACACTGCAAGAGCGTTTTGATTACATAAATGAAATTAAACGACTGAAGATGTTTGCTCAAAACCCAAAGCAGAGAAATGACGAATGGGTGGATAGAGATGAGAATGAATGGGATTCCAGCAGCGGTGGAGATAAATTAAATCGTCGCGGTGGAGAGTATAACGACGTGGGAGATGATTCAAATGAGTACTAATAATTAAAATCAACATTATATGGATAATGAGATAATAATTGCTTTAATAGGTGTTCCTGCAATATTCCTATTTGCATTTGGGTGGACGTGGTTAGAGGAGCGTTCACGAGCGCGTTCTAAGCGTAAGTATGACCAACAAATGGCTAAATATGACACGTGGATGGATGAGATTAAGCGTATGTAACAAACGTTGATAAGGGTATATGGACTAAAGTGGCACTGCCGTTAACCCCTCTTGCCCGCGCATCCAACCTTACCACTAGGTAACGAGTATATACTTGTGAACATAACGGAAACGCGCGGTTCGCGAATATTCATAACTATTTCTTTAAGGCACCGGCGAAGATATGTGGTTCCCCGAGGGAGCCTTCGTATATTTACGGGGTAAATGAGGCGGGAACGCAAGTTAAATTAAAAAAATAAAGGTTATGTATAGTGTAAGACAATTAAGTGAAGGGGATGTTAAGGACATCATGGAGTATGAGGGCAAGTTATTTAGCGATAACAACAGTAATACGGGCTCATGTCTGTGTTTGAAGGTTGATGTTGATGGTGATAAAGTGTACTACCAGGAGAGCTACAGTCGATATGGTAATTTCACTGGTAAGAATATTTACGGTGAGCGTCGTGACGATAAGCTCAATCACCCACGTCCAGGTTTGCTCACCTGCTCACTTACCACATTTTATGGTAAATCAATTGGTTGGGTTTAATTAAAGACTCCCGCCAAAAGGCTTGGATACCCGAGTCTTTGTTCGTATATTTACGGGGTAAATGATGAGATAAGTCCATCGAATAAAGGTTATTAATTAAAAATAAAGGTTATGTTAAAGAATTTTAAAAGTGGTTATGCAGTTAGTGGTTCTGATCAAACAGCTAAAGGCGAGAGTAATGATTGCGTGGTGAGAGCCATTGCGAATGCTTGTGACGTGAATTATTCCCAAGCACACAAATATGTTTCCGACACTTTCAAACGTAAGAAAGGTGAAGGTACAAAACAGTTTATGTCTACTTTGGACAACGTTAAGGAAATGACGTTTGATGAGGTGGGCCAATTGAGTCTATTTGATAGTGGCATTACTAGAAAGTTAAAGGTGCTAGGTCACGGGCCTAAACAAGGTGGTGACATGGTTAATCCAAAATATAAGCACAAGCCGGTTGCATTTACAGTTAAAGCATTTGCACAGCGGTTTAATAAAGGCAATTACATACTAGCCGTGAATAAACACGCATTGGCGATTAAGGATGGCGTGGTGATTGACAATGGTAATTATCAGTATGATGGTTATAGGCGCGTAGTAGAGGGTGCGTACCAAGTATCATAAGTACTAGTACGTCATTATTAAATATAAGGTGGCGTCGACGGCCATTGTAAGTACCCCTACGGTGACATAACCTACCGTGGTGGGTACCTTACTATATATTACTTATTACTTATGTAGTACTGGGTGTAATATAATATAGATAATAGTTCGGGCGGCGTGCGGCGTACGTACCGCATAATAACCCACGGTATGCCGCCGTCCATCGGGCGTGTATATGCGCAAGAAAGGGTGTAGTGGGCTTATTAGAGCGAGTATAAAACTAACCCATCGATTGTATATACAAATATATTATATGCAACTACATACAAAATAACGCATCTCAAAAAAATTATATGTAAGCCCATATAGGATAAAGAAAATAAAAACCCGCAAGGCGCAAATAGTAGCGAACGACGATTTCTTCACATCGATAGAAGATATATGTATATAACGTAATAGCTACTTCATCATGGGGTAATATAAATAACCATAGGTAATTAATTAAAACCCATATATATCGCCATGAAACATAAAACAGACATATCCTCAGTGATTTATGTAGCACTTATGATTGTAGTGTTTACATTAGCAACAATTTCTTAAAGGCTTCCGGTGACTTGCGTGGAGAAGCGAGAAAGCGTTCGTATATTTACAGGGTAAATGGGGTGCGAGCCCAAGTGTTAATTAAATTCAATAAAGGTTATGTTAAATAAGCAAAAAGTTCAAGGTTTTAGAGGTGATTTCGCAAAAGCAGTCGCTCAATTAGAAAAAGATTATGGTGTTACTATTTCATTAGGCACAATTAGGTTTGATGCTCAAGAATTAAGAGCAAAAATGACAGCTCGAGTTGGTGATGCACCACAAAAAGCTTCAAAAGATGATTTTCAAATTGGAGATGTGGTTGGTATTAATCATAAAAAAGTCTCTCCTAATGATGAATTTAAAATTATTAAAATTAACAATAAGAACATTAAAGTTCAAGCTATTAATGTTGGTGATGGTAGAATTGGTGGTTTGATTAATGTTTCACCAAGTCTATTAGTTAAAAAGTAATTTAAAGACTTCCGGTGAATCGCTTGGAGAAGCGAGGAAGCTTTCGTATATTTACGGGGTAAATGAGGTTAAAACACAATAAAAGTTTAATTTAAATAAATAAAAGTTATGATGAATTCAGAAAATTTGCAAGAAGCAAAGTATTTAACAAAAGAAGCGATTGCCAAAATGGCACCTTCAGTTTTTTCAACGAAGCCAAGTAGTGAGGTTTCAGACAAGTATACACACATTCCAACGGAGCGTGTAATTGATGATATGGAGCTTCTAGGTTGGAAGCCAATTGAAGCCAAAGAAGTTAAGGCTCGTAAGAACTCAACAAAAGGATTTCAAAAGCACTTGCTAGTGTTTAGAAATGATGATGTTGTTATTAATGGTAGTGATGGTGATACAGTTTTTCCACAAATTCTACTAACAAATTCTCACGATGGTAAGAATTCCTTCCAATTTCAAGCAGGTTTATATCGTTTGATTTGTGCAAATGGTTTAGTTATTGCAGATACGCAATTTGAAGCCGTTAAAATGCGTCATATGGGTTATACATTTGAGGATCTTCAGGTTTTACTTAAGGACATGGTAGAAAAGCTTCCGCTTACAGTTGAATCTATGAATAAGATGAAAGCTCAAGAAATGGCAGAAGAAGAAATTCTACAATTTGCTAAAGATGCCATTAATACTAGATTTTCAAAGCAAGAAATGAAGCGTATTGAAATTGATTATAAAGCTTTAGTTCAGCCCGTACGTAAGGAAGATTACGGTACAGACCTTTGGTCAGTATTTAATGTAGTTCAAGAAAAAATTGTAACAGGTGACTTCGATTACCGAGCAGGTGGTAAAGCACGTAAAGCTCGTGAGATAAAGAACTTCAAGCAAGATATGAAGATCAATAAAGAATTGTTTGATGTAGCACTTCAATATGCGAACTAGAGTCACATGGTTAAATGGTTGTTTTGATGTGCTCCATGCGGGGCACATCCAACTATTTAAAAGAGCTTGGGAGGAAGGAAATGATGTGATAGTAGGAATTGACTCAGATGAGCGTATTCGTCAGATGAAGGGTGATTGTAGACCGGTGAATTCTCTTGAAAATAGAATGCTCTTCCTACAAAGTATAAAATACATTAGGAATGTAATTCCTTTCAATACGGATGATGAGCTAGATGGTTTAATTAAACGCTTGGCTCCCGAAGTATTTGTAATTGGTGAGGAGTATAGAAATAAGACAATTATAGGTAAAAAGTGGGCTAAAGCAATGTTGTATGTGCCTCGCTATCAAGGCTTAAGTTCTTCGGATATTATAAACGGAACCCACAACTCATGATATTTATAACAAAATAATAGAATTATGCCAACATATCCCAGCTCATCACTAAACGGAAGTGGATCTTTAGGAACGTCAGTTATGACTGCCGGTCAACAATATCTCTTTGAATTAGAAAATACCGCGACGACGATTGGTTCGGTAGCTTACTTTACACTGGAAGCTAACTCAACCGCAAATCAAAATCTTCTTACTCAAACACCAATAGCCGGAGCGTTTGGTGGTTTTTTACAAGATATTGATGAAGGGTCTTTGCAAGAAAATACCTATGGTTTTTCCGTAAGTCTATTTGGTAAGGGTGGTTCATTTACATTTACCCCTACTACCACAATTCCTGCAAATACTTACTATTTAAAAACAACTGGTCGTGTAGGGTTGGTGATATCATAATATATACGTATGTATAGATGTTATATTGTTAAGGAGAGAAGTTTCGAGACGACCTAATTAAAATTAAAAAATATGTTATATAAAATCAAGATTACTGAAAGTGAAAGTGGAAAAGTACAAGAAATGCAAATTAAAACCGATCGTTTAGAATGGTTTATGGAGCAATATCAAAGAAATAGACCTGTTTTTACTTGGGAAATTATTAAGTAAGTTATGGATCTTTTTAATAAGAAGAAGGTTGTAAACCTTCAAAAAAATATTAATAAGTGTAATGCTACTATTCTAAAAATGAGTCAAGACATTGATTATCTTAAAGAAGTTAATAGAAAACTAAAGGAAGAAAATAGCAATTTAAAATATACTCTAAAACATCAAAGAACTTATTAAATAAATTTGGTTTTTTAAGATATCTTTCGTATATTCACCACGTAATAAAAAAATAAAGGTTATGAATCTAGGATACGCTTGTATTAATACTGCACTAAGTGCTAACAAAATTATGACAAATCGCACAATGCGTCGAAAAACATTTGATGCTAAAGGTATTGATTATGTCTCCGATCTTGCATTACTTAATGTTAAAGATCTTAAAACTATTGTTCAGTGGAATAATGAGATGAAAATCAAGTTATTTCGGTTATCTAGCCAAATATTCCCTTGGTCAGATGAATATGATGTTAAAACTCTTAAAGATTATGATGAGATTAAATCAATAATGTTTGAGATTGGGCAAATTGCTAAAGATGGAGGACAACGACTTACGATGCATCCAGGCCCTTATAATTGTTTAGCTTCACCTACTCAAAAAGTAGTTGAAAAAACTATTAGAGAATTAAATTTTCATAGTGAGCAATTTAATATGATGGGTTATGACCCATCACCTTACAATAAAATAAATATTCATGTTGGAGGTGCATATGGTGATAAATCCACAACGTTGGCGCGTTTTGTGCAGAATTTTAGTTTATTGAATATTGACACTCAAAAACGCTTAGTTATTGAAAATGATGACAGTCCAAACGAATACTCTGTTAAAGATTTGTTTGATGGTATTTATCAACAAATTGGTATTCCAATTACATTTGATTATTTCCATCATAAATTTAATACTGGAGGGTTAACTGAGGAAGAAGCACTTAAAATGGCATCTATTACTTGGCCTGAAGGTGTTACTCAATGTTGTCATTATTCTGAAAGTAGACGTGAAGAAAAATTAGATGAAACAATTCGCCCTCAAGCTCACTCTGATTTAATTTATAATAAAATTAATACTTATGGTCTTAACCCAGATATAGTAATAGAAGCTAAATTAAAAGAACAGTCTATTTTTAATATAGGTCAAGATTCAGAAGAGAATGAATTTAAAGTTTTAACACAAGCTTGTTAGTAAATTTGGAAAATTGAAAATCAATTCGTATATTCACGTATAATAAAAATAAATATGTTACCACAATTTAAAAAAGATTTTTTGGAAAAGATGAGTCAAGAAGAAATGATTAGTTTTAATGAAATATGGTTAAGAGTAATAAAACATGGTTTACAATTTGAAGTAACTTATACAGCATTAGAAGAAATGAAATCTAATCCTGAATCATCTCCTCTCCTTTGTTTGCAGATTGCAGCAGAAGATTGGGATTGTTAAAAAATTGTTCGTATATTTAAATATAAATTAAAAATCAAAGTTATGTCAGAAAAAGAAAAAGATCCACAAGTTGAACTCATTAATGAGGCTATCCAATTATCAAAAATTAGAGATACATATTGGGATTACCATCCATCAAATCCAAAATCAATAGATGTTACTATCGAGATTCCTAAAATCGATAAAGCTATTGAGGAAATTGAAAACAAACTTAAACTTATTACTAGTAATTAAACCGAATGCCGCTGTGGTGGAATTGGTAGACACGACAGACTTAAAATCTGTTGAGCCGAATGGCTCGTGGCGGTTCGAGTCCGCCCAGCGGTACCAACACTCCTAAAACGTTATTTTTTTATAGAATGGACTCGTAGCTCAGCTGGATAGAGCAATACCCTTCTAAGGTATCGGTCGTAGGTTCGAATCCTACCGGGTTCACCACATAGGCATGTATCTCCTCAAGCTTATACCTTGTAGAAAGAGTAATTGGTTACATGAGAGTTCAAGTCTCTCCTTGCCTACCTTAAAGAAGATTTACATATGTATTAGTGATAAAACGTTATTCTACTTTACACTCTCTATTACTTAATGTATAAATTTCTTCTTTCCCTTGCGGTTATATTACTGCCCTTATCGTTATTTTCCCAATCTCCAGATGCCATAATAGGTGATGTAGAAATTGAAACTGGGTGTATTGGTGATACACCTTTTTATAACATAAATTATGTTGTATGGAATTTTGGTGATGAAGAAATTACAGACTATTGTATTGAAATTTGGAATGAAGATTATTATCAATGTTTTAGTAGTGATTTATTTGGGGCTTATGCAATTCCTCCTGGGGAAGGGCAATTCTTTACTACTCCTTATTTTGAAATGGAAGGGCCTGGTAGTATTTTTGTAATGTCTGTTGATGGTATTTTAAATGAAATCGTTACTGGAAATAATAATACAACTGTATTCTTACCTGAAATACCTGAGTGTCCTGTTGATTGTTTAAACGATACAATTACTATAACTTTACCACCAGATACTATTATACAAACGCAAATTGACACCGTTATAACGCAAGAATACGTGTATTTAACCGATACAATTGTGGAATACATAGCAGATACTGTAGTTGTAGACAATTACATATATACAGTAGATACTTTGGAAGTTGAAGTTTTAGAGTATGTTTTTTTAACAGATACTATCACAAAAATTATTGAAGTAGATTGTAATACTGGTTTGCCCTGTAGTGAATTAATTATTGATGGGTGCTGGCCTTGGAATGTTTTTATACCTAATGTACTAACCCCAAATAATGATGGTATAAATGATGTTTGGGAAATTATTTTTGATTTAGAGTGTTGGGTTGATGTAGAATTTAAGATTTACAATAGATGGGGAAGTTTAGTTTTTGAAGGTTACGGAGAAGATTATAGCAGTTATCCTTATTGGGATGGTAGTATGCAAGGTGGATCCTCTTATGTGGTTGATGGAATATATGTTTATACTTTCTATGCTAGAAAATATAATTCCCCAGAAATATATCAAAAATCTGGGCATCTTACAATATTAAGGTAAAAATTACTTGGATTGCTAGTATTTATACCATATATTATGACTTTAATACTATAAAATTTTTAAAATGAGCCATTACGAAGACGCACTTTATGAAGTTTATGAAACAGTACAAAGAGAAGGATTAAAAGAAAAGTTTGACATACAAACTAAAAAAATGCAATCTCAAGATAAACATAAAAATAAAACTGTGGTTGAAAAGTGGGAGTATGCTTTATATAGGATAAGAGGTGGTAATAGTAAAGATCGTTACTAAGTATGAAAAAAATGGATTTTGATAATATATTTAACCTATTTGGTGAAGAAGATGTAAGTAATAATACTACTACTTATACTAATTTAACCTCAACTCCCCTATATTGGTTAGGTATGCATACAAAACTTATCCTTAATCATATAAATTTTAGGAAAAAAGCAATACGATTGTTAAAAAATTCAAATATGGAGTTAGATCCTGCAGAATTAGCAGCTGCCGGTGAAGTAATTGCTTATAATAGAGCTTGGTTTTATATTAAAAAAATAGATCTTAGTAATAAAGATCATGTTGAGGCTATATTGGCACATGGTGATGATTTTTTGGAAACTTCTTTAGAATTAGCCATCAAACATTTCCAATCCCCAGAAAGAGAAGAGTATGAAAAATGTCTTCATCTTTTAGAAGTTCTTAAACTATCAAAAGAATTACGACTTTAAGTAGGATACCAGAGAAATTTTGGGTACCTTGGAAATACGGGTTTTGAAGATATTTAGGAAAATGAAAGAATAGGAAATGAGGAGTATAGGTTGGATGAATGAGGGGGTTATTGTATATTATAGACACATTAATAAAATAAAAATAATATGGCATTTAGAAACAAAGAATTGGTTGACAAAGGGTTTGTAAATATTAAATCCGGAGTTAAAACATTAGATCTAATGGTATCCCGTGGAGGAAGCGACATTGATACTTTTAGAAAAAAAATAAAAGAGGTTTATGATAAAATTGAAGAGGTAGAATCTTTAGTTGAACGCGAAGCCGGAGTTCTAAGAAACGGATAATACAAAAATAAAAGTTATGAAATTAACAGCAGACCAAATTCAAATGAATTGGGTGGAATTTTTGAGTAATATTGATACTTATATTTCCTCTCCTCGTAAAGAACAACTAACTAAATTTTATGAAAAGTATGCGGAACGTATTATGTTTATGCCTGCTGCTCATAAAAAAGAATATCACTCTGCCTTTCCTGGAGGTTATGTAGATCATGTTAATAGAGTAGTTAAAGCTGCTTTATCAATGTCTGCTGTTTGGGAAGGTTTTGGTTGTGATATGACTACTTTTACTACTGAAGAATTAGTATTCTCAGCTATTAATCATGATTTAGGTAAAATGGGGGATGATAACCATGAAGCTTATATCCCACAAACTGATAAATGGAGAAAAGATAAACTAGGTGAAGATTATATGTTTAATAAAGAATTAGCATTTTCAGCTGTCCCAGATAGAGGATTATTTTTACTTCAAGATAATAACATTAAATATACATTTAATGAAATGGTAGCAATCCAAACACATGATGGGTTATATGATTCAGCTAATGAAAAATATTTAAAGGGTTATATGCCAGAACAAAAACCACGCACTTCATTACCATTTATTTTACATCAAGCAGATATGATGGCAGCTAGAATTGAATTTGAAATTGAATGGTTGCCTAAATTTAAAAATAACTTGGATACCAGTAAAAATAATTTTACATTGGGTAATAATAAGAAAACCTCTACAAAAAATAAAGCCTTAGGCTCTATTAAAAGTGAAGGTTTACAAAACATTTTTGATAAACTATAAATATGGAAATTTATCCAACTACATTATTTGTAACAATTGCAATTTTAAGCATTTTAGTTTTAGTCTTAGGATATACAACTTTTAATTTACTTAAGAAAAATGAAAGAGCAGAAGATATAGTATTAGGATATCTTGATTATTTAGATAAAATATCCAGGGTAATAGAAGTTGCCGATGAAAAGGTAAAAAAAATTGATGTAAAAGGATCTTTTGAGTCAGATGATGAGGTAGGTTTTTTCTTTAAGCAAATTAAACAAATTCAAGAAATTCTAAATGATTTCCAATTAAAAGAATAAAATAGCAGATGGATGAAATAATAAGGAGGCATAAATCATTACCTCAGAAAAAAGTATATTTTTCAAAAGTGACAGAAGCAGCGATTGTAAGATACAATCGCTCCTCTGATCCCGAAGAGCGAAGTGATATATATGCCGAACATATACATTGGGGTTTTTATAAACTTACAGAAAATATCATCCATACTTTTAAGTTTTATCATACTGATGGGGTAGAAAATTTAGAAGATTTACAACATGAGATAATTACCTTTTTATTATCTAAAATACATCTATTTAATCCTGAAAATGGAGCTAAAGCCTATTCATATTTTGGAACTATAGTTAAACGTTGGTTAATAGTATACAACCAAAAAAATTACGGTAAAAAAATAAAAAATATAGCAATTTCAGATTTAAATCACTACTCACAATTAGATACATCAGATCCTTCATTTATTATATCACAAAATAGATTAGATGATACTCAAGTTTTAGTTGAAGATGAAGAATTTAGTAGTAGAAATTTAAAAGAAAATAAAGACTATAAATATGAAGATCGTTTATCTTTATTTATAGACCAATATGTAAAATATTGTACTGATAGAATTTATGTTTTATTTCCTAAAGGTAATGATGCTACTATAGCTGATGCCATTTTAGAATTATTTAGAAAAAGAGATGCCATTGATGTATTTAATAAAAAGGCACTTTATATCTACATTCGTGAGATGGTAGATGTTAAAACTCCAAAAATAACTAAAATAGCTAATAAATTATATGCTATATTTAAAGAAAAGTATATGTTTTATTTAGAACATGGCTACTTTCCACCAAAATAGTTTTAATAATGCATATTTATAATCAAAAACATTATGGGACAGTTAGATTCATACGTTTTTGGGGATAAAAAATTTTCTGATTTATTAGAAGAAATCTACCAAAACCAAAAAAAGAGAGATACTCAAGTAGTAGCTTTAATATCAGAATTAAAACCTTTAGTTCAAGAAATAGGTGATGCTACTCTTATAGTTCCTCTTATTAAAGAATATATGGAAATTGGAGTTAAAAATGATGATGCTCTAATTAAAATGGCTACTATTGTTCAAAGAGCGCTTCAAAACCAAGATGAAGATGGTGGATTAGGAATTAGTGAAGAAGAAAAAGAACAATTATTAGCTGAGATGGAAAAAATTTCAAAAGAAAATAAATAATGGCTCAACAACCTACAGGATTAAATTCACTTAAGGGCACACCATCAGTTAAACCTCAAAATTCTGGGGTATTTGCAGCTAGGGTAAGACATGCTATGGTGGACGAACAAACTGAAAACAAAGCATTTAAAGATTTTGGCAATTGGAGTTCTATAGGTTGTTTATTTTTTGATAAATTAAATACCCCAAACCCCAGCCCCCAATTTACAACTGATAACTTTGCAAGACCTTTATTTCCTAATAATTCTAATATACCTTTAAAAAACGAAATAGTTTACATAATATCATTACCAAACAGTAATGTTCAAGGTGATGTTAATGACCAAACATATTATTACTTTCAGGCAATAAATATTTGGAATAGCACACATCATAATGCTATCCCAGATCCTATTAATGGGGAATCAACACCCGCAGCACAATCTCAAGATTACGAACAAACAACTGCTGGTTCAATTAGAAGAGTTTCTGATGGTAGTACTGAAATTGATTTAGGTAAAGATTTTAAAGAAAAACTATCTATAAGAAATCTTCAACCCTATGAAGGTGATTTAATATATCAAGGAAGATGGGGACAATCTCTTAGATTTGGTTCAACTAATAAAGATGCAACAATCCCCAATACATGGTCTAAATCAGGAGAAAACGGTGATGCTATTACAATAATAAAAAATGGACAACATGAAGAAGATAGTGACCCTTGGATTCCACAAGTAGAAGACATAAACACAGATAAATCTAGTATTTATTTAACAACTACTCAAGAAGTACCAATTGATTTAGCTAGTAAAAGTTATAAATCATATGCTTCATCACCAACAGCAGCTCCTATTTTTAAAGAAGAACAAGTAATTTTAAATTCAGGTAGATTATTATTTAATTCAAAATCAGATTCTATTTTACTTTCATCTTTTGATACTATAAATCTAAACTCAGTAAATAGTGTAAATATAGATACCCCAAAAACCATAGTATCATCTCCTGAAATTTATTTAGGTGATAAGGGTGCTACTGAACCCATAATATTAGGTGATAAGTTTCTTTCAGATTTTTCATCATTAATGACATCATTAATATCATTATGTAGTGCATTAGGAACACCAATTGGTACACCAATTCCTTTTGTCCCTAACGCAGCTATCCCAGCTCCTGCTACACAAACACTTGTTAAAGCACAAACAATGCTTAATAAAATTCAAATGTATAAATCTAAAGTAAGTAAATCTAAATAATGTCGTTTCTATCTAGCCTTCTAATAAAAACAATTACAAAAGTAATTAAAAACTTAACTAAGTTTGAAGTTGCTATTGATGCTCTTATAGATAGATTTAAGGCATCCTGCCCCCCAAAAGCAGAATTACTAAATATAGTAAAACAAAAAAACCAAATACAGGGAGCTCTTGAAAATGTTGTTGGTGCTTTTAATACTGTAGAAGCTACAGCTGAAACTACCAATACTATAGTTACTACGGTAAGTACAGCCGTTAAGGTAATAAAAGCCATCCCTATACCAACATCAGTCCCACCAGGTGTTGGTATTCCTATAAATGTTATTACACTTCTAGCAGATTCTTTAGATACTTTAGGTGATTTATTAAAAGGAGCTAAAGGTGCTCTTAAAGTAGTACCATCTGCCGGTAAAACTATACAAGAAGCTGCTCAAACTATAGTTACAAAATTACAAACTTTAGATGGTGTGTTAAATGTTTGCATTGAAGAATTAGCACAAAATGGGGGTGAAGATGGTGGGCCTATGACTCAACAAGAAGTAAATGATTTAATTAATGAAATAGGAAATGTAGCAGCTGAATCCGGAAATTTTGTAAACCCAAACCTAAATACTGCCAATGAAGATGATTTATTATCACAACTAAGCCCTAATAGTGGTAATCCTCTTTTATATCAAAGACAACCTACAATTTTTATTCCATTAGACCCTGATGGTAACTACACAAAGGGTGAAATAGACCCAGGATCTGGCCAGCAAATAATTAAAGATGAAAGTGGTAGATTTGGATATAATGCTGGGTTTGATTGGAGATTAACTATAGAATATAATGATGATAATGAATATTCATTCCCACAAAGAAGAGTAAAAGCAACAAACATAAATCCTTCTAATTTTAATATATTTAAAGGAATTAATGTTTATAATATAGGACCACCAATTGGTACTATGGAAGAACGAGGAGCATATTCATATAGTACATCAGTTAAAGTATTAATAGATGAAGTTAAATTTAATGTTGATTCACTTAATGTTAGATATTGGCAAAATAAATGGGTTCTTGATAATATGGAAGAAGCTGATGATGATGATAGAATAGATGGTGATGGAAATGTAAGTGGTGGGGGTACAGATGGAAATACAACAGCACCTGGGGGTACAAACCCTCCACCACTACCCCCAGTTACTGTATTACTACCTAATGGTGTAACTATGTCTGATTTAGATATTACTTTACCTATTGTACAAAATGGGTCTGGTACTTATTATAAACAAATATTTGTTGAAACCACACAACCTAATAAATCTGTTTATTTAAAAATAGACACAGGAGGTAATGAAGTTCAAAATCAATACGTTCAAGGAGACTATGGCCAGCCTGAATATGGTAGTTATTTACAAGGTGAAGTTAAGGTAAGAATTGATTCAAATTTTAATAACGCCGGTAGTGGTGAAGATGGAAATGTAGTAACAGTGAAAACCGTAGATCGAGAAGCTATAGAAGTTAAAATTCAATATGCTGAACCCGGGCAATATTTACTTAAATACACAGTTGTATTTAAAGATTATGATCCACCTGGGTTTACAAAAGAAATCCAATCTAATCAGGGGGGAATAATTTCTCTATCAACTGGAAGTTTCTTTGAAGGAGATTAAAAAATTTAATAATTTAATATTTATAATAAAAAATGAAGTCATCACAATTAAAAACTCTAATTAAAGAATCAGTAAAAGAAGCAATTCAAGAAGAATTGAAGGAAATTTTACTGGAAGCTGTTAAGACTCCAAAAGTTACAACTATAGCATCAGTACCTCATCAAACTGTTGTAGAGCAACAAACTCCACAACAACCTGTTATGAGTGCGGAAGAAAAAAGATCAGCATATTCAAATATATTAGGTGATATGAGCGGACAATTTACATCAGCTCAAGTACAACCTAAATTTAACCCACAAGGCGGAGATGCAATTAATGGATCATTACCCCCAGGTGAAGTTGATATGGCACAAATATCAGGATTGTTAAAAAAATAAATAAATGGCAAGAATTTTACAAAACAGATTTCCAATTGACTCAGTAGGCCGTAAAGCTGTTGGGTTTGGATTTCCCTTAAATGGGCCTGCTGTTTTTGTACCTACATTTACAACTAGAGAGCAAACAAAATCCAATTTAATCAATTATTTATTAACCAATAGAGGAGAAAGAGTATTTAATCCTATGTTTGGGGCAGATTTAAGAAATTTATTATTTGAAAATGTTTTAGATCGAACAACCGACGAATTACAAGAACGAATACAAAATGATATTAAAAATTATTTCCCACAAGTAGATATAAAAGAAATTCTATTTGATAATCAACCTGATAGAAATACTATAAGTTTTACATTAACATATACTGTAGCAAACTTTGGGATAACTGATGACATAACTATATTACTACAATAATGGCAGATTTAAAACGAGACATAAGATATATTAATAAAGATTTCAACCAATTTAGAAATTCTTTAATACAATATTCAAAAACATATTTCCCTAATACCTATAATGATTTTACAGATACCTCTACAGGTATGTTGTTTATGGAAATGGCATCTTATGTAGGTGATGTGTTATCTTTTTATTTAGATAACCAAATACAAGAAACATTTATTCAAAAAGCAAGACAGCAGGAAAATTTATACCAAATGGCTTACTTATTAGGATATACTCCTAAAGTAACAACAGCAGCTAGTGTAAATCTTGACTTTTACCAACAAGTACCAGCTATATTAGAAAGTGGTGAATATGTTCCAGATTACAACTATGCCATGATTATTCCAGAAAATACTCAAATTACTTCTAATTTAGACAGTAATATAAAGTTTTTAATTGAAGATGTAATTGACTTCTCAGCATCAGGATCATTAAATCCTACAACTACATCAGTATATCAAATTTCAGGTAATAACCCAACATATTTCTTATTAAAGAAAACAAGAAAAGCAATATCTGCAACTATTAATACAACATCATTTACATTTAATGCCTCAAAAAGATTTGATGAAAGAAATATTAAAGATACTAATATTATAGGCATATTAGACTGCGTAGATACAGATGGCAATACCTGGTATGAAGTGCCCAATATGGCGCAAGAAAACGTATATGATACGATTAGAAACACAAATACAAATGACCCACAATTCAATATAGAAGAAGATGCTCCATATTTACTTAGATTAAAACAAGTGCAAAGAAGATTTGTATCACGTTTTATAGACTCAGGGTCATTACAAATTCAATTTGGAGCGGGGGCAACAACAAATAATGATGAGCAAATAGTTCCAAACCCAGATAATGTAGGTTTAGGATTGTCATTTGAAAGAGATCAATTAACAACTGCTTTTTCACCTTTAAATTTTATATTTACAAATACTTATGGTATTGCTCCATATAATACAACTTTAAATTTTAGATATCTAACAGGAGGGGGAATTGGATCTAATGTTGAAGCTGGTACTTTAACTGTATTAGATGATACTAATTTTACATTTGTAAACCCCAACCTACCAGATACAGCATTAGCAAATCAAATATTTAAATCAGTTTCTTCAAATAATGAATTAGCAGCTGATGGGGGTCAAGATGGTGATACTGTTGAAGAATTAAGATTAAATGCTGTTGGTAACTTCCAAAATCAATTACGTACTGTAACAAAAGAAGATTATTTAATAAGAGCTTTATCTATGCCTTCTAATTTGGGTACTATAGCAAAAGCATATGCAGCCCCAGTAAAAATAAATGAATTTCAACCTGGTGAATTACCTACAATGTTAGATTTATTTGTTTTAACATATGATGCTAATGGTAATTTAAGAACAGCTTCACCTTTAATGAAACAAAATTTACAAACTTACTTAGCAGAGTATAGAATGATTAATGATTCTGTTAAAATTAAAGATGCTTTTATTATTAATATAGAAGTAATATTTGATATTATAGTATTACCTAATTTTAATAATAATGAAACTATTACTAAATGTATAACATCATTAACTAATTTCTTTGCAGTAGATAATTGGCAGATTAATCAACCTATTTTACTTAATAATTTATATATTCTTTTAGATAAAGTAGAAGGAGTCCAAACTGTAAAAAATATAACAGTAAATAATTTATCAGGAGTATCTTTGGGGTATAGTGATTATGCATATGACATCCCAGGAGCAACTGTAAATGATGTTGTGTATCCTTCAATAGACCCAATGATATTTGAAATTAAATATCCTAATACTGACATTAAAGGTAGAGTAGTACCACTATAAAATAAAAAAAAATGGCAATCGGAACAAATAATTTAGATAGAGCAATAGAAGAAAGAATTAGGAAAGGTCCAAAACAATCCTTAAGAGATAGTTTTAATAAAACTAATTTAGACACCCAAAACCCAGAACCTGAAGGAGGTCCAATTAATGATCCTGTTATTGTTGTAGATGGTATGACAGCTGGGAGTGGATTTGAACAAGTTTATTCAGCACAAAATCCATATTTACAAGATTCTAGAACAAATCAAAATTCTATTTTGTATGAAAATGGTATAACACCTGAAGATAGCACATCCCCCGCTCTTAAAATTACTGCTTTAGATATAGAATCAAGTGAAGCTGGAGTAAGACAAGGAGGATCAGGAGGTCCTAATAGAATAGCACCCAATAAACTTAATACCGTTGGTCAAGATGGTACATATCAATTAAAACAATATCCATCTACTAAAAATAATTTTACTCCTAACCCAACAAGTGGTACTCCTTTAAAGAATAAAGAAGGCGAAAATGTTCCAAATCAGGAAGTACAAGCATATACTCCACAAAATACTTATATGGATTATATGGTGGAACAAAAATCAAAAAACGATAATATATAAGATATGGCTATTTATAAAATTTTTCCTGAAAAAGATGCAACTTTATACACTGAATTCCCAAATAAAAATACAGGATTAGATCAGATTATTGAGGCATCAACTTATCAAGCAAATGCTACAGCACAGGTTAGTAGATATTTAATTAAATTTCCTACAAGTCAAATTGCTGAGATGTATAATGATAAAATCATAAATGGAGAATATAAAGCATATTTAAGAAACTTTAATGCTGTAGTAACAGGGTTAAATTTAGATCAAAAATTAGAATTTTATCCTGTTAGTGGAAATTGGGGTATGGGAACAGGAAGATATAATGATTCCCCAATAGTAACTAATGGTACTAGTTGGAACTGGTTAGATTATTCAGGATCTGTAGAGTGGCCCTCATCAGGGTTTTCTCCTTATGTAACAGCTTCATATAACTCATCTTTAGAAGGTGGAGGAAATTGGTATACAGGTTCTAATTTAACTTTAGACCCCGTAACACAATCCCAAGCTTTTACTTATGCTGATACAAAAGATATTCTTGTTGATGTATCAAAAACAGTTGAAACTTGGTACAGTTACTCATTAAATAATGTTAATGGGTTTGCTAATGAAGGATTTTTAGTAAAACAACCTTCAGGAAGTGAATTTATTAATACTAAAGCGAACAACACAATTTTTAGATTTTTTTCAATTGATACTAATACAATCTATCCCCCACAATTAGAATTTAGATTTAATGATTATATTTTTAATACTGGATCTTCTAAAAATACTATATTACCCCAAGTAGAAAGTTTTGTTTCTATTTATAACAATCTCGGTACATACTATTCAGAAAGTATTCCTAGATTAAGATTTGCGGCTATGCCCAAGTATCCAGATAGAGCATTTTTAACAGCCTCTCTCTATACAACTAATTATTTTCTTCCAGAAAGTCAATCATTATATGCTATTAAAGATACAGAAACTAATGAATTTGTAATTGATTTTGATCCTGAATACACAAGGATTAGTGCTGATGATACTTCAAGTTACTTTGATTTATATTGTAATGGTTTAGAACCTGAAAGATATTATACAATTTTAGTTAAAACATCAATAAGTGGTGAAGTAAAAGTTTTCGATGAAAATATTATGTTTAAGGTAGCAAAAGGATGACAAATAAAAAAAATATAAAATTAATACGACAAGTATTTGATAAGGAAGCTTTTAATAATACTATAGATACAAATTTTACACAATTAACATCTGTAGATGATCCATCATTTTTTGATGTTAATTTGGCTACTCAAGAGGATTTTTGGATATTGTATGGTAAGTTTTTTTATGAAATACCTAAAGATGGTGAGGTTAACTCACATGAATATTTAGTACAAACTAGTGGAGATTTTATTGATTATGCTCCACAAAGGGAAGAAATAGAATCATTATTAGCAGAAATAGCAGAATTAAGAACAGAAAATTTAGAAGTAAGACAAGAGATTGCTCAAATAATCCAAGATTTTGCGGATAATCAATAATATAATAGTTAATGGAATATAAATTTGATGAATTAAAAGAAATGTCTAAAGCATTAGGTACAGATTATAAAAGCAATCTCGAAAGAGATGCTGTTGTAACTCCTATAACTAATGATAGGGAAAATAATATTAATATTAGCTCTTCCTGCATTCAAATACCAGCATCTACAGTTGTTAGTATGGGGTATGATTTTGCTGAATCTGAAATTATCCCAAGTGAAGACATATCAGGTTCATTTTTTCAAAGTGGGAGTATAATTGAATTTTATACTTATAGTACTACAAAAACCTTATTATCTCAAGATTATAACTTTACTGATTATACAATTGAAGAGAATACAGCAATTGCTGATACTTCAGATGCAACTTCTTATACAAACAGTCAAGGTGTTGCTGTAGTTAATACAGGATCTGCTTCTATCCCAACAAATAATATTACATTACAACCTACATTAGATTTATACGATAGAGGATTTGATAATGGTGAGTTATTTGCTGTGTATAATTTTATTAATTATGAATTAGCCTCATCAACAACTCAAACATTTTATATATCTGAAATATCAGGAGATAGAACAGAAATAAGAATAAAATCTAATGCAATATCTGCTGTAGATATTAAAAATGGTTTTGCTTCATTAAAAGATAAATTAAACTCAACTGAATATTTTGATGAATTTTATTTAAGTTTTTATCAAAATAATTATGTAGTTGCTGTTAATATTGCATTAGAATCTACTCCTGAAAAGGCATTAGATCCTTCTATATTAATTAAATTATATGAACCATTACCTGCTAATTATAATGTTGAACAGAGATTATATGTTGCAACTAAAGTAGGAGAAACAGTAGCCTATAAAGTAGAATTTATTCAAGATTTTTCAAATTTTATAGATAATGCAAATTACATTAAAGGTCCTAATGTTAATATTCCCCTTCAAGATTTAGTTAATAATTCAACAACTTTAAAATCTTATGAAGATTTAACAAAAACCGAATCATCATCATCATTAGATAGTGTTTTAAATTATTTAAACCAAACTGGGGTAACAATCACTCCTAACTACTCATACAACACGTTTGATGAATATATTAATTTTTCTTCAGCAAAACAGAGAATTAATAATTTTTATGAAAAAGTATCTCAAATACAATCATACCAATCTGACATTGATACTATCACAACAATAACAGGATCAAATCCTAATGTAATAGAAATATCTCAGAGTTTATCAAGTCTACAAACTAATATTACAAATTTAGTTTCAAATTTTGATGGGTATGAAAGTTATCTTTATTATAATTCATCATCTTTTGCATATCCAAAAACTGGATCATCATATCCTTATTCCCTGTTACCAACAGGAAGTACAGAGGTATTAACATGGATGGGTAGTGATGTTGAAAATTCCCAATACTATGGAGGTTATGTATTATCAGCATCTTTATATGATGAAGATAATCAAAACTGGTTGTATTATACTATACCAACTTTTATAACAGAAAATTCAGACAATAATGAATATGTAGAATTTTCTAATATGGTGGGTCAATCTTTTGATGAAGTATGGTTATATACTAAAGCATTAAGTGAAAGATATAACACTACTAATGACCCAGAATCTGGATTGCCTTTAGATTTAGCTGCTGATGCTATAAAAGGTTTAGGATTTGAAACTTTTGGAAATAATTATGACAACCAAGATAATTTTATAGGGTTAACAGGTGAAGATAATGGGATTTATGTTCCACCAACAGGAAGTGAATTAATTACAGATTATGTAGCTGTAAATAATGGTAAAATAATAAATTACTGGAATTTAGGGTATTCATGGCTTAATTATGTAGAACAACTAATAGAACCAGGATTCCCATATGCTATTGATAAAGTAAGTAAAGAAATATATAAACGTCTTTACCACAATATGGCTTATCTTACTAAGAAAAAAGGTACAATTAGTGGTTTAAGACAATTAATTAATATTTGGGGTATTCCAAATACAATACTTCGAATTAATGAATTTGGGGGTAAAAATAAGGACAACTCAGATGATTATGATTTATGGTATAAACGTTATAGTTACGCGTATACACCAGTTGCCAACCAATATATGGCAAGTTCGTCGGTTAAAGTACCTTGGATGCCATTACAACGTAATAAGATAGATAGTAATGAGTATATAGTACCTGATGGTCTTGCTTTTAGATTTAAAACTACAGGACACCCATCATCAAGTTATGGAGGTAAATTTTATAGCCAATCTTTAGCCGTTAAAAAATCAAATGGAACTAATGATCAACAAATGGATTGGGGTATTGGTTTATTTTATGAAGACCAACCATCAGGATCATATTCTGGGTCTAGTTTTAGTGATTATTACAACTATGGTAAATTAAGATTTTATATGTCTGCCTCTCAACCCGATGGGGGAGTACAAATATCAGATGATATTGAATTACCATTTTTTGATGGAGGGTGGTGGAGTGTTTTACTACAAAGAGACCAACACGTAAGTGCTAGTACTAATGACACACCAACAACATATACTTTATTTGTAGCTAATAAGCAAGTAGATGGTTGGGATGGAAATTCATTAGGATGGTCAGGATCAGTAAGTATGTCTTCAGCAAATATAGCTTTCAACTCAGGATATGGAGGAGGAACTTATGATAGTGTAGAATATGATTTACCAGAAGCTGTACATCCTACAATAAATGAATCTTGGAATAGTTTTGGAGTTACAGAATATGATGGTGTTTATGTTGGGGGGTATGTTTCAGGTTCAGATGTAATGACTGAAGTCTTAAATGAAGGAGCCAAAATATTTTCAGGATCTTTTCAAGAATTTAGATATTATTCTAACAATATTTCAAAAGAAGTATTTAATGATTTTGTAATGAATCCTGAATCCGTTGAAGGTAATAATGTTACAGGATCAGAATCATCATTTGATATTATTAACTTTAGAGCACCTTTAGGAAATGAATTAGAATATAAATTTACGGCATCCGTAAGTGAATCATTCTCAACTCTTATATCATCATCACACCCATCAATTACAGGATCAGCACCTATGGTGTTTACCCAATCTTTTATCAATCCTTCAAATTCTTCACTAACTTCAAGTTATGAATTTATTGGGTATGAAGCAGCATCTACCTACACTTATAGTAAACCTAACGTAGAAACATACTTTCTAGACCAACCAGCAATAGGAATTAGAAATAGAATTTCAAATAAAATTCAAGTTGATGATGGTAGTGATTATGGTAATGTATTATCTAAATATAGAAGTATAGATCAAGACTATTTAATTAGCAAAAGTTATACTGAAGATATAACAAGTTTAGAAGTAGGATTTTCACCACAGGATGAAGTAAATGATGATATAATAGCAACTTATGGTTATGGTGTAATATCAGATGTATTAGCTGATCCTAGATTTGCTTATGAGGGTAAAGAAAACTATTACCCTAAATTAAGAAATATAGCAAATGAATATTTTAAAAAATATACAGAAGGTGATGTTTGGGATTATTTAAGATTAATTAAATATTTTGATAATTCATTATTTAAAGCAATTAAATCATACGTACCCGCTCGTACTAGTGTAACTACAGGTGTTATAGTTAAACAACATATGTTGGAGCGTAATCGTCGTGTACCTATTACAGTTAATCCAAATACGATAATAGCATACACACCTGAAACAGGATCAATAGTAGGTGGTCAATCTACAGCTACAGGAATGAATAGTCCAATCTCATATAGAGATTTAGAACTTACAGGAAGTATTAAGATGGTTGATATTGGTGGATCAACAGGAGGAGTTTTAAATCCTTACAATGTTGAAGTTACCCAATCTGGATTTTTCTCATATTTTTCGTCTAATACTCCTGGTAATTTACCAGACCAATATATTAATCTGATTCCTCAAGGTGGAAGTACAGCAACATATGGAGATATAGTATTATCTAGATTTGGAACTTCTTTAAAACAAGGTTTAAGATTAAAAACCCCAATTAAAACAAGATTTCTTTTTAACCAAACTAATACTGTAGGTGAGTTAGGATTTGATGAAGGATTTGAATTTGCAGTATCATCATCTATAAGAGGAATTATAGGTACTGATATAATAACTTCATCTTCATTGTCTCCTATTGGAGCTACAATTGCAAGTTCTTCATACTATGAAATGCTCCCAGGGGAAGATATTACTTTCTGGTTTAAAGGTATGGATGTTAGTGATCCAAATAATCCTATACCTGCTTCTGTAACTATGGAAAACTTCCTTTGGTCGATGTATTCTGTAAACCAACCAAACGCAAATGATTTTCAAGGTGCTGTTCTCCCATTTTCATCAAGTATATGGAATTCATTTACTACACAATCCTACATTATAGAAAATAAAACTATATCTGGTAGTGTTTATGAATTACATAAATCACAAGATGAATTTTATAATGGAGAATTCAGTGGAAGTGAAATAACAGTAACAACTCAATCTTTACTAGTAAATCCTTTTAGTGAGCCAAATACAATAAATACTACATATAACTTAATAGTTACTGCAAGTTTTGGTGCATATCAAAATAGTTCATGGAATACTACAGACCCATTTCAAAACACATTCCCTTCAGGTACTTTTGATTTACAATCAACATCCTCATTTTATGACCCAACAAAAGAAGGACTTGGGTTAGAATCAGTTTATAATTTATGGGCTGAGTGGGAAATAGATAATAGTTTTTCTACAAAAACGGGTTCTATATTTTATTATCAAGACCCAACTCAACCAGAAGATTGGTGGATTGTAGGGTTAATTTTACCCAGTCAAATGGACATCCCAGCAGGTTCTATTTCAAATAAATTTGGGAGTTATTTAGGTTGGTCTAGCCAAAATTTATCAAATGGTGAAGTTGTAGCTAGAAAAAATTCTAATGGTTCAGTCATAGAAGTACCCCAAGAATCAAATATAAATCCTATAAACCAAGTACCCCCAGAATACTCAGGCATTCCTGCTATCGAAGGTGGAGAGAATACACCAAACCAGTGGGGTCCTTATATAAAATTCCCAACTACATCGGGTTCAATGAATCAATTTTATGCCATAGGTTTAAATGTTGATTATGGTATTACAGACCCACAATATAATAATATGAAGTATGAGGAAATATTTTCTAATATGTTAGGAAATAATGATTCAGTACTTAAATATTATAGCACGACAGGTATAATCAATACGGGTGACCCAGATGCCCCAACAATTACAACAACATCAGCAACATATGGAATAACTAAATATTGGTTTAAGGATCCTTGGAATAATGGGGGTAGACCTATTAGACTTAATCAGCCAACATCTTTTGGACCATCCCCAGATATGTTTACGGAAACAGTCCGTGGCATAGAAGTTTATCTTTCACCTGAAAGAATACAAAGAACTAAATTTGCCGACAATCAAAAAGATGGAACTCTTAATAATTATGGAATAGGATCAGCAAGTTTAGCATTGATAGGATCCACATGGACAGGTTCATGGTATGATGGGTCAGGCTGGTTTCCAGAACAATTAACATTTAATAATGAAACTCAAGATCCAGATACAGGAGTAATTAATAATAATTTATCTACTTTTGCAAATGAACCATCATTTGAATTAAACCTTCCTAATTATATAGGTACACCAGCTCCTATAGATTCTTATGGAAAAGCAGGTAATGTCTTTATCCAATCTTTAAATGATTTAGAAGGTATTTCCTTTTTACAAGATTCAACAAGTCCGGGATGGACAGTATTTAATTATAACCCACAAAATAGTAGATATTTAAGTGGTTCAGTTAACGGAAGTTTCCCACTTATACAATATAACCCATCAGGACCTCAAGATTCAGAGTATGTTAATTTTAACCCTCAATTACCTTCAAATAACTTAGAATTTGAAAACTCATCATATTATCCTTTAATAAATAATGCTACTGAAAGTGTAAAAAATACTTATTTGCAAGTTGTAGAGTATGATAATGGTCCAATTCCATCAAATATTGAACCTATAATATCTCAATCAGCATTAAAAGCAAGAGTGCCAGATAGTTTTTATACTCAAAAATCCTCAATCATACCAAGATATTTAGGAAGTAAATTACAAAGTGCAGATTATAATACTTATACTCCACCACTAACAAATATTACTTACCTAAACGGTAATATAACAGGAAGTATGTTTTCAGGGTCTAATGAAACATTCACAATAGCTACTACTTGTTTTGTAGAAGGTACTAAAATATCTACAACAAAAGATAGTATTAAAAATGTTGAAGATTTTAAACCTGGAGATTTTATATTAACATACAATCCTGATGATAATAAACAAGAAGAAGGTGTTGTAGGAAGTATTGATACAAAATTAGTTTCATCTTTAATAGAAATAACATTTGATAATGGTAATATTATTCAAACAACAGAAGAACATCCATTTTATGTTAAAGATAAAGGACTTGTAAATGCTTCTGAATTAAAACCTTTGGATATTTGTAAAACTATAAATGAAGATTTATCAACAATAACAACAGTAAACAAAATTAAAGGAGATTATAAAGTATATAATATAATAGATGTAAATCCTAATAGTAATTACTATGCAAATGGTATATTAGTTCACAATAAAGGGATAATTATTACAACATATACTTCACCATCTTGGTTAGGAGATTCAAGCCCCCAACAGATGCCTTCTGAAGGAGTAGCATTTTCAACAATTTCAAAACATCCAATTTATTTTGCTCATTATAGATCTTCAAAAGAAACTTATGAGTTATGGGATTCTACAACATTTAATATAGATCAATTAATTGAATCACCTTTAGAGGATATTAGAGGTGAAAAAGCCCCAACAACCCCAGTAGTAGTTAGTATTGATGGGTCTGATGATCAAATAACAGAAGTAAGAAGTACATTTGAAGTAGATAGAAAATCTGATGTTAATTATAATGTAGGAAAAGTAAAAGGACTATCAGGATCACTTTCAACTATTAATTATGGTTCATTAGCTGTTGGTGATAATACAATATATCAAGGTGCTTTAGAATATAATGCTTTATTATCTAATGAACCCAACCAAACATCATATGCTAAATTTATGGCTTTTAACACCGGGAGTATTTTTGGAATGTATAAATCTACAGGCTCAGGTACATATGGAAAACCAACATCAAGTAATTTTATAGATTTAACCTTACAAAAAGCACCAGGAAGTGGTGGTTGGGGACTTTCACAAATGGCAGGTTATGATTTTTTCTTATCAGCAAGTCAAGATTCAGATCCAACTTCTCCAAACTATCAAGGTGGATATTTAAGGCTACTTGGGGGAGGAGTAACAATTACAGCATCAGCTGAAGCAATTCCGGATGCAGCCTCAACATACCAATGGATCTCAGGTCCAGGATTAGGTGCTATTCACTCTGTAAATAAATGTTTACAAAAAGGACAATTTGCAACTAATATTAACATAATAACTCCAACTATCAATCAATTAGGATGGCCTATTGGTGCTAAACGAATAAAGCAAGACTCAATATTTTTTACATGGGATGTAGGACAATCAGCAAATGCTACAAGTTCAATTGGCTCTTATGTTTCCCCCAACCCACTAACTAAAGGTTATTTTCCAGAAATAGCAAACTACCAAGACTATTCTCTACCTTTTTTAATTGAAAAGGGAGATGAAATTAGAATTGCATATTCATCATCTGCTAATTCTCAAGGTAAAGCATTTATAAATGAACAAGATTTCACAGTAGTAGATGTTCCCCATTCACCTGATAATAACCATGGTTATGTTTGTCCTGGTTTTGCTGTTACCCAAACTATAAATTCAGCATCTATTTTCGATAGAATTTATGTTTCTCCAAACCCAATGAATTTTGATATAGAAGATAATAAAATATTTAATTTTACTATAAGAAGAAGAGTTAATGCTTCTGATAGAGTTATAATATTCCAATCTAACCCAACAGGATCAGAGGGTGCTAGAACATTTGGCCCATCAGGATATTTAATACCTGGGGATTTTACACCTATCCAAAAAAGAAATGTTCAAACTTTAATAAATCAATTAAGAGCTAAAAATGCTTTTAGAGCAGATGAAGACAATGACACAAGAAGAGCTCCAACTGAATAATATAACTTGGAGTAAAAACAAAAAAAACGTATATTTATAATTAAAATAACATAGCAAATGGGATATTTAAACAATCAGGTAGTAACAGTAGATGCTATCTTAACAACAAAAGGAAGAGAACTTTTAGCAAGAGGTGATGGTTCTTTTAACATAAGGTCTTTCGCATTATCAGATGATGAAATAGATTATACATTGTATAATCCAACAAACCCTTCAGGTTCTGCTTATTATGGTGAAGCTATTCAAAATATGCCATTATTAGAAGCATTTCCAGATGAAACTCAAATGATGAAGTATAAGTTAGTAACTTTACCAAGAGACACAGCAACAATGCCAGTAGTTTCAGCTGGTGGCTTCTCAGCAGTAAAATTAAAACAAACATTATCTACTACTATTACACCACAAACTGCAAACTATTTAGGCAATAATGCAGTAAATGAAGCATCTGGGTATATGTTTACAGTTAGTGATGTAAGACAATTTTCAGTAGTTCAAGGGGATGGTATTACATCTAAATCTGCAAATAGTTTAAATGAGAATTCAATGATTACAAATGGTACTAATGTATCTAGAACCGTAATAGGAATGTCTTGTACTTTAACAGCAACAGGTATTGCTACTTTATTTGGTCAAGGAGGTAATTCAACTAGTACTTTATTTAGCACTTTAACTATTATAGGAATGGATTCAGGAGCAAGAGTTCAAATTCCAATCCAAATCACTAGAACATAAAAATAAAAAAATATGGCAGTTCAAATAACAAATGATAATCAAATAACAGCGTTCTACCCAATAGAACCTCAGGATATGATTATTAGTACTGAAAATGTAACCAGTACAGTATGGGAAAATAATCAACCTACACTAACAACGATGTTTACATCATCAGTACAAGCAGCAAGTGCCACGGGGCAATTCTATTATAGTATTTATGGCTCTGAAGAAGCTACAGGTTCTGTACAATTTGCAATAGCTTATTGTGATGCTGATGGTAGCGGTAGTTTATTATACAACCCTAATGTTAATGGTTTATCACCAACAAGAACAAATTATGGACAATATAGAAATTTAATTCTAGGAGATGAAGAATCTTCATTTGTATTTGGAAATCAATCATCATCATATTTTTATGCTTTACCTATTGAAAGAGCAGGATATAAAGAAGAAATCCTACCAGGAGTATGGACTTTAGCACTTTCTGATGGTACTGGGAATAATATATATCTTACAGATGATAGTAAATTAGGAGGAGCAGCAGTATTTTCAGAAGCTGGTAGAGTTTATAACATAGTAACAGGATCAGCAGGTAATGTTTATACTTCTGTTACTCAACCACAAGGATGGACACTAAACTCAGGATCTTATGGGTTTTTACTACCAGATATTGGAGTAATATTATTAAGTGGTGAAGCATTAGATGGTACAGTAGCAGATTCAGGTATTAATTTACAAACAGACAGAACATCAAATAGCCAAGAAAATAATCCTAAATTAATGTTTGAAGCTATGGATGATGCCTCAGCTATATCACCATCACCAGGGTTTACTTTAAACTCACAAGAAAATCTTTCATCAGATTTTATATTTTGTAGAGCTAGAAGTCAAAATTCAAATTATTCAACAAACCCATCATTTATCTCAGGTTCAGATGGAGCTGTATTATATAATTCTTTTATTAATGACCCCCAAGTATATATTACTACAGTAGGTTTATATAACAATGATCAGGAATTAGTAGCAGTTGCTAAACTTTCAAGACCTTTGTTAAAAGATTTTACTAAGGAATTACTTGTAAGGATCAAGTTAGACTTCTAATGAATGAGCGCTTGGAAACAATTCACAACAAAGGATGTTACAATAACTCCATTTACAGCAGATAAAGGATTTACTTTTACAGGTAATGAAATTACAGGGTCTGAAAATGGTATTAATATTTACTCTGGTAACAATGTAAATTATACATCATCACTTAATATTCAAACTGGATTTGAATATTCTTCCTCAGTAAATTCTATATGGAATAGTGCAAAACAATTATATTACACAAATTACATATCTTCAAGTAAAGGAGATTTTGTAAACACAGGTAGTATACTTCCGGGAGTTACAAGAGAAGATGACAGATCTATTGGTAATATAGAATCACCTTTATATGATAATTACCTTCAATCTTCTTTACTTCAAGAAAGATACTGGAATACTGGAAGTGAACAAAATACTCCCATATCACAAATAACTTCAATATCTATACCAACTAAACTTTATGGGGAAAAAGTAATACCTGGAACTTTTCTATTTACAACATCAACACCTGATTATCCTACCGGAATAACTTTAAAGGATGATGGTGAGGGAAATATTATATCTGGATCACAAGATGTAGTAATTGGTCAAATATTTTACTCTCATGGTATGGTTATACTTACTAGAGATGCCCGTTCTACTAATATAGGCAATTCAATTAATAGTAATCCTGCATTATTAGGTAATACAACTATAGCATTTTCTTCATCACTAACTATTTATGAACAACAATATAAATGTGTTATATTAGAAAACGAATTAGGATACTCACTAAATCCATCCCTATTAACTCAATCTATTCCGGGTGATAGTAGTGAACAATATTATCCTTTTGTAACAGGTTCATTTTTTGAACCATACATTACTTGTGTAGGATTGTATAATGAATCACAACAATTAGTAGCTGTAGGAAAATTATCTTTCCCATTACCAGTATCTCAGTTTACAGATACAACAGTTATTGTAAATTTCGACGTATGATAAATTGGAAATACCAACAAAAAGAAATATTAGAATTCTCTGACTTCCCAGAGTTAACCCATGGTTTTGTATATAGGATAATCCATACACCTACTAAAAAATCTTATATAGGTAGGAAAATATTACAAAATACTTCTAAAGTAAAATTAGGTAAAAAAGAAATAGCAGAATATGCTGGAGTAGTAGGCCGTAGACCATCTTATAAACTAGTTGTAAAGGAATCAAATTGGAAAAATTATTGGGGTTCAAATAAATATTTGAATGAGTTATATAAAACAGAACCTAAAGAAAATTTTGAACGACAAATTTTAACATTTGCCCCCTCCAAAAAATTACTTACTTATTATGAAGTAAAGTATCAAATGATTTATCAAGTTTTAGAAACACCCGATGAATTTTTTAATGATAATATTTTAGGAAAGTTTTATACAAAAGATTTTAACTAACCGTTGATATCTAAATTTAGTTTCGTATATTATACTCCATGATTAATGAACTATTAGTAAGTTTAGTAAATTCCGTTATAGGTGCGGGTAAACGAACAGCTAGAGGCAACCAAGCCCATAACTGTCCGTATTGCAACCACCATAAACCAAAATTAGAGATTAATTTTTCTGAAAATAAAAAAGGATATAATCCTTGGCATTGTTGGGTTTGTAATAAAAAAGGAACTAAAATCACGTCTTTATTCAAACAAGTTAAAGCATCCCCTGAAAAATTTACAGAATTATATAAGTTAATAGGAAATGAAAAGGAACGTAAAACTGTAATAAATACAACCTTACTAAAACTTCCTGAAGAATATAAATCATTTAAAGATATAACATCATCAGACATTGAGGGTAGACAAGCTGCTTACTATTTAAAAAGCAGAGGTATTACTAAAGATGATATTGAAAAATATAACATAGGATATTGCACATCAGGAAGATACTCAAAAATGGTTATAATACCTTCTTATGATGAATCTGGAAATTTAAATTATTTTACAGGTAGATCTTTTGAAAAAGAACCATATATTAAATATCGTAATCCTGAAACCTCACGTGATGTCATCCCATTTGAATTGTTTATAAATTGGAAATTACCGTTAATATTGTGCGAAGGACCATTTGACGCCATAGCCATTAAAAGAAATGCAATACCGTTATTAGGCAACAATATACAACAAAACCTAATGAAACGGATTGTAACATCAACAGTTGAAAAAATATACATAGCATTAGATAATGACGCATTAAAAAAATCTTTAAAATTTGCAGAAAAATTTATTAATGAAGGCAAGGAAGTTCATCTAGTTGAACTTGAAGGGAAAGACCCTAGCGAAATGGGATTTACCCATTTTACTAACCTAATACAAAAATCCATTCCTCTAACACAATACGCCTTAATGGAAAAAAAATTATCTCTAGTATGAGTAAAAAAACAATTAAAAAGTCCTATAATAGGATTTTAGAAATTTCGGAAGATGCTAAACAAATTACACTCCCAGATTCAAGGTATTATCAAAGAAATGGTGATTATTACCCATCAATTACTTATGTTTTAAGTTGTTATCCAAAAGGTAAACATTTTCAAGATTGGTTAAAAAAAGTAGGATACAGTGCTGATTGGATTGTAAGAAAAGCAGGTGAAGAAGGTACTCAAGTACATGAAATGTGTGAGGATTATCTTAATGGTAAAGAGTTAAACTTTTTACAAAACGGAATCCCAATGTATGACACCTTAGTATGGCAAATGTTTTTAAGATTTGTAGATTGGTGGGAAACATACAACCCAACACTAATTGAAACTGAAGTTCATTTATTTTCAGATGAAATCAAAGTAGCAGGTACTTGTGATATGGTTTGTGAAATTGATGGTGAGTTATGGATTATTGATTTTAAAACTTCTAACCACTTACAAACTACATATGATCTTCAAACCGCAATTTATGGTAAATGTTATGAAGAATGTTTTGGTAAAAAAGCAGATAGATATGGGGTTTTATGGTTAAAATCCTCTAAAAGAGGTCCTAAAGAAGGATCAATGCAGGGTAAAGGATGGGAAATGTATGAATCAAAACGTTCACAAGATGAAAATATTAATATATTTAATACTGTAAAACAATTATTTGATTTAGAAAATCCTAAACATAAGCCAATATTCACCGAATTTAGAACGCAAGCTAAAAGAAAATTGTGATATTTATAATAAAATATTCAATTTATGATTTCACTAATTAAATTATTAAAAGAAGCTATAGCAGAGCCAAAGGCCATTATATTAGCAGGAGCACCAGGAGCTGGTAAAGGATACATTTTAAGAGGTTTAGATTTAGGTGGTATAAAAATACTAAATGTAGATGATATTTATGTCCCCCTATTACAAAAAGCTAATGTAACATTAGATTTAAAAAATGCTACTCCTGAAGAAAGAAGTGAGCAAGCTAAACAAATGGCTGCTGCAAATAAACAATTTAAAGGAGATGTAGAAGCTACTATAGAAGGCAAAGAATCTTTTATTTTAGATGGAACAGGAGCTTCATATAATCAAACTGCTAAATTAAAAAATGAATTAGAAGAAGCAGGATACAAAGTATTTATGCTTTATGTTTATACTGATTTAGAACGCTCACTATCTCAAAACCAAGACAGATATGAAAAATCAGAAGGTAAAGATAGAAGTTTAGCACCTGCTATTGTAATGCGTACATGGAAAAGTGTAACAGATAATTTACCTAAATATGCTGAATTATTTGGTAATAATTTTGTAGCTGTAGCCAATACATTAGATAATAGAATGCAAAATATAGATAAAATAATAAAAAAATATCTTACTCCATTTAAACCTGAAGGAACAAAACCAAAAACACCAAAAGAACAAGCTAAATCAGACGCTAGAAAGGCTAAAGATAAAGAAGAGATTCAAATTATGCTAGATGATGATTTTGTATATGATGTAATTGAATATACAATGTCTAAAGAAGAAGCACAGATGCGAATAGGTAAATTCTTAAATTCATGAGTAAGGTAATAGCAGCATATGGTGGTGGTTTTAAACCACCCACTAAAGGACATTTAGAAGTAGTTAAAAAAGCTTTAGAATCTCTTCCTGAAATAGATGAATTTATTATTTATGTTGGGAGTAAGGAAAGAAATGGGGTAAGTCAAGCTGAAGCTATTTTAATTTGGGATATATTTAAAAAATATCTCCCTATGAAAGTCAGAATTGAACCTGCAAAATCACCAATTGGTGATATTGTTCGTTTAGGAAAAAATAACCCTGAGGATGAAGTTTATTTTATTATAGGAGGAAGAGAAGGAAGAGATGATGATTTAGAAGATATTGAAAATAGAACTAAAAACATAGAATCCGCTTATCCTAATATGAAAGTAAAAGTACAATTTACACAAGATAAAGGTATGAGTGGAACTAATGCTAGAAAAGCAGCAAAAATGTCAACTGATGAATTATCACCATTTCTACCTGATGAGTTAGATGATAGTGAAAAAGAAGAAGTATTTAATATCTTAAGACCAGTAATTAAAGAAGAAATTACCAAACCCCAATTAGATTCAATTGAAAAATATGCTGATAGTTTATTTAATAAATTAGGAATTGATATTGAGTTTACAAAACATTTCTTAGATAGGGTAAATGATGAAAGAAATATTAAACCTATATCAGTACCAGAATTAGTAGGGATGTTTAAACGTTTACATAGAAAACACGGTAAACCTTTATCCAAAATAGACGATGATTTTAATGCTGTTGTTAAGGATTTTAATAATAATATTAATATACCATTTGCTATAAATGTAACTGATGATGATATTGAAATGTATGCCAAAACAGTAATGCGTAAAAAAGATTTCAAAACCTCAACTCCTGTTATTGCCCTTAATGAAAACGCTTCATATACTAAAGATATTAATCTTATTGAAAAATTAGCTCAACTAACTCAACATATGTTAGATAAAGGCATGAACATAGAACCTTTACCTAGTTTAGAATTTGTTAATGGTGATAGTGAAAATGCACGCGAATTTCTTGGTAAGACAGCGTATTATGACCCAAACACACAAACTATAGTATTATATACTGAAGGTAGACATCCTAAAGATATAGCGCGTAGTTACACTCATGAAATGATTCACCACATTCAAAATTTAGAAGATAGATTAGGTAATATTACTACAACAAACACTCAAGAAGATGATGAGTTAAATGATATTGAAGCAGAAGCTAATTTAAAAGGCACAATGACATTTAGAAATTGGACTGATAGTTTAAATGAGGTTGTTGTAGGTAACAAAATTGAATGTGATAAGTGTGGTTGGAGTTGGAAAATAGCAGATGGTGGAGATGATTTATTTATATGTCATAAATGTGGGAACAATAATAAGCCTATAAATGAAGTAAAACCTTATAAACATAAACATGGTTTTGATGACAAATTAGGCAAAGATCCCTTTGGTTTAAACCAATTTGCTAGAGAAATAGCCGAAGGAGTTTTGATACCCGAAGAAGAGGTCGTATCTTCACCCCCTATGGAATATAAAATATACTCAGACATGGATGGTGTGTTAACAGATTTTGACAAATCATTCGAAAAATACTCAAAAGGAATACCACCTAGAGAGTATGAAAAGAAATTTGGTAAAGATGGTTTTTGGAAATTAATTGATGGTGAAGGTAAAGTTGGATTTTGGGTAGGAATGCCTTGGATGGAAGATGCTAAACAGTATTGGGATTATATTAAAGATTACGATGTAGAGTTATTATCTTCTCCATCTAGATCTGAAACATCAAGATTAGGTAAAAGATTATGGGTTAGAAATAATATGCCGGGCATTAAATTAACTTTAGCACAAGCTTATAATAAGAAAAATTATGCTGAACCTAATCATATATTAATTGATGATAGAGAATCAAATATAGAACAATGGAAAGAAGCAGGTGGAATAGGCATATTACACACATCAGCAGCTGACACTATTAACCAACTTAAAGCATTAGGATTATGAGTAAATTAAATACACTAGCTGGGGGATATAAGGGGGGATCACCAAGATTAAGAAGTAATAATACTCCAAAACCCTTTATTGGAGACCCACCAAAACAGGTAGATGTAGAACAATTATCAAATTATCTTAAACAATTATATAGTGGGGGTAATTTATCAAAAGAAGGTGTACAAGTTATTATTAAAGAATTAAATAAATTAGTTTTATGAGTAAAGTACAAGGTCTAAATAAACAATTTACTGAAAGAGATGTAAATAGAATGCGTAACCTTATCCAAGGAAAACACGGTGAAAAAGTAGGTCAGAGTGTGGGTTATGCTAAACATGATAAAGATTATAAAGAAGGTGATGTTTGGGAAGTAGATGGTAGGATGTGGACTATTAAAGAAGGTATTAAACAAAATATTACCAAATTAGATAAAGCAAAAAAAGCACACATAATGCCTATTTTTTGCCCTAATTGTGGGTCTAAAATGCATACAGATTTAGATAAACCCTACTACAATATACATAAAAAATGTTTTAATTGTGTTGTTGAGTTTGAACATCATTTAAGAGTAGCAGGTTTATATGAAGCTTATGAGTCTAAAATCATCAACTCAGAAATAGATAATTTTGTTAATGAATTTAAAGCTTATATAGAAGCTGAGTTAGTATTATCTAATAAAGGTTTTATTACAGAACAGGGCGATGTTGAAAGTTGGGTAGGGGCTCCTAATAAATCAAAAGTATTAGAAGGATTAAATAAAACTATCGAACATTTAAATAATCTTAAAAAGTAACATATTTTTATATATTTATAACTAAAAATCAATGGATAATTTTAATATCACTAAGTGGAATAGAAACCGCTATCTTAATGAAGGTCAAATAGACGAATATGGGGAATATAGATCTCGAGAAATAGAATTAGGAAAAGAATTAGATTCTCAATTTAATGATTATAACCCTAACATTTCATTACAAATGTATAGTGGTGACAGACCAGATTCAGACCCATTAAAAGGCAAAGGCTTTGGTTCTATAACATTTAGTGTTAGAGAAGAACTTGATCCTAATGATTGGAATAAAGCATTAAAGTGGGTAGAATCTAAAGGATTTGAAATAGAATCAGAATCTAATTGGTATGAAATGGAATATGATGGAGATAGAGCATGGTACCCAAAAATAAAATTTCAATTTAATGTAGCAGATTTTCCAATCAACGAAGGGATGAGTAAAGCAGGCATCAAAAAACAAATCAAAGATGCAGAAGAAATATTAGATAGTGGTGAAGCTAATGGTGAACCTTTAACTTCTGAAACAGAAATGTTAGTACAGAAAGAACTTAAAAGACTACTTTCACTATACAAATCAGTTAACGAAATGGATATAAATGACCCAGTACTCGTAAAAATAAGAGCTGCTAAAGATAGAACTGATAAAATACTATCCCAACCTAAATCAGATTTCGGTAAAGAATATGGTGATGCTGTTAAAAAAGCTCGTGGTGGTAATAATAATGATACTAAACTTAGATTTCTTAAGAAAGAAAGAGATCAATTAATGCGTGATATGGAGCAAGAAGCTGAACCAGAAGGTGGACCAATTGCTGATGAATATGGTAGTAAACTAAACCGTATAGATAATGCAATTGCTAAACTATCAGGTAGAAAAGAAATGACTTATGACCAAGCAATAGCTGAAGGTAAAAAAATAGGAAAAAATTCATATAAAACTAGAACTGCTATAAACACAGCACCTGGAAAAACAGAAGATAAAGAAGTAATAATTGATAACATAAGTGATCTTGATAATGTTACTATTAGATGGAGAGGAACTAACCATCATGGTAATAAAACACTTACAAATTTAAAATTTAAACAAGAATCTAAAGGTGATGATGATTTAATGGCAATATCAAATGATGATAAATGGCTATTTATAGTAGATAGGGATGACGACACAGGGGAGATAGATTGGAATACTTTAATCGTAGATAGTAGAGAATTAGAACAAGACGATGGTAGCTATGCCGTAGATTCTGAAGATAGAATAAATACTAAAGAATCAATAGATGAAAGTGCTTCAACAGAAGAAAAAAGAATTGCCTTACGTGCTATTAAAAGTATAGCTAAGTATAGAGGTGTTAGTGAAGATGAAGCAAAACGAGATCTTACTAGAGCAATTGAACAGTTAGGTAGTTTAAAAGAAGCAATTAAAGATATTAAAGAAACTACTGAATTAGGAAAAAATCTAACTGAAGAACTTTGTGCTAAAGGTAAAGCATATAGAAAGAAAAGAATGGCAGCTGGTGAGAAATCATCTGCTTACTTGAATGGTCGTGCTGTTAAAGTATGTAAAGGTCAAATGAAAGGGTAGTATGAAAGATTTAAAAATAATACAAGAATTTTTTTCTAAACCTATCTATGAAAATGAAATAGATAGTTTAGGTGATGCTTTAGCTGATGAAATAAAAGATACCTTAGAAGATAAAAAAGATGAATTAAAAGAAATAGTTGATCCTATAACAATTTTATCTACAGTATTAGCTAGCACAACATTAATCAACATTATAGCTAAATTCTCAGGTAAAATATTTAAAAAATATAATTTTGGTAAAGGTGAAGAAGCAGCTAAAAAAATCTATGATTTTACTCATAAATTAGAACAAGATTTTAAGGGACCCATTAAACGTGTAGTTTCATTATTTTCTAAAGATCCAAAAACAATAAAATTGGTAACTGATGGTTTATATGCTTTATTAATTTTAAGTTTAGGTGTTAAAGCCGGTAGTGGAGCAGTACAAAGTTTATCAAAAGGTAATATAGCATCAGGAACCATTAGTGGTTTAAAGGCAGCTTTAAAAGGTAAAGATTTAACTACACTAATTAAAGATATAGCAGGAGCAGTAACATGATAACAGAAGAAAGAGTATATGAAATAGTTAAAGAATCCTTACGTGATTGGTTTAAAAAAGAAAATTGGGTAAGAATTAACACATCAGGTAATATTGCAGGTGATTGTGGTACTATGAAAAAAGGAAAGGCCACTACCAGATGTTTACCTAAGAAAAAAGCTCAATCTTTGTCAAAATCAGAAAGAAAATCTACAGTTGCTAAGAAAGTTAGGGGTAGTAAAAAAGGAAAACAATTTGTAAAAAATACAAAGTCCGCAAAATATCGAAAAGGAACGTATGAGAAATAATTTTTACATATTTATAATAAAATTAATCAACAGAAAAATACAAATATAATGAAAAAATCGGAATTAAAAGAAATCATCAAAAGTCAGTTTTTAGCTGAAGCTGATGACTCTAAAAAAGGAAACAGCGAAGAACAAAAACGAATGGAAGGTGCCATTCGTGATGATAGAGATCACATTAAAAATCTTGAAAAAGACATTAAAGATAACGAAGAAAAATTAGCTAAATTAAAGAAAGACTTTAAAAAAGATGTTAATGAAGCTGAGGATGTTGATGTTGAAGATAATGAAGATATTGATGTTGAAGATAATGAAGATATTGATGTAGATATTGAAGATGATGTTAACATTGATGATGAATCATCCAAATCAGAAATTGAAGTTGATTCAGAATTAGCAGGTGAAGATTCTGATGTAGCAGCTATATTAGGTCTTTTAACTAAGGCACAAGAAGAAGCTAAAGGTTTAGGAGATGAAAAACTATTAGACCAAATAGGAAATACAATTACTTATTATACTAGAGCACACGTTGTAGCTACTAATGAAGAACAAGGAATGGATCCTGAAAGATTCGTAGGTTCGGGTGGTGATGAAGTTGATTCTGATAGTATAGTTAATGTAACAAAAGACAACCCAGCTGAAGATGCTGAGATTGGATTTGCATTAGATGAGTCAATTCAAAGATTTGCTAAATTAGCAGGATTAGAAAAATAAATAAAAACAGTTATTAACAAATAAAATTTATAAAAATGGACACAAAAGAATTATTAGAAGGAATTAAAGAACAAGTATTATTAATTGAAGCAGAATTAGAAAAAACAAGTGCTGCCGCAAAGGGTAGATGTAGATCTGCTGCCAATAAAATTAAAAACTTATCTGCTGATTTCAAAAGAAACCATAAATAGGAATGAACGAGCGTAAACTGTCAAAAGCAGAACTCAAAAAGAGGGAAGATATTATCATGAATATGAAAGGTAACAAACGTGACCTTGTTAAAAAATATGGTAAAGATGCTGAGGCAGTTATGTATGGACGTGCAACTAATATGGCTAAAAAACAAACAAAAGAAATGAGAGATCCTAATTTAACAGAGTTGATTAAAGATGCATTAAAAAACCCATCAAAAGCAGATTTAAATAAGGATGGAAAGCTATCAGATTATGAAAAAACTAGGGGGGCTGCTATTGAAAAAAACATAAAAGAATTAGACTCATCAATTCCGTTGGGAAAAGATTTTACTTATGATTATGAAGATATAGGTCAATTTTATTTAGAAGGTTTTGGTAGACCACACTCATTAAATAATAGTGAATTAGAAGCATTAGGTAAGCAAATTGTTGGTAGACTATATGGTGGTAACATTAGTAAAGCCTATGATGATTTAAAAAATAAAGGTAAAATGAATGAAGTAGAATTACCTACATCAATTATCCAGAAATTTGCTAATGAAATTAAGGACCCCCAAGGATTTGCAAAAGCAATGCTTGGGATTTTTAATTCTATACAAGATAAAGAACAAAAAGATTATTCTAAAAATCAAAAATTTGGAAGAGTACTTAGTTATTTAAAAGATATAGCCGATAGTGAAGCTGAAGAAATAAATGAAGCACCAGGAACAACATTAGATTTATCTCAAGATGATATGGATAAACTTCATCAAAGTGGTAAATTAGAACTTGATGGTCATAAACTTTTATATAAAGTAAAAGAAGATATTGATTTAGGTCATGAAGATAATGAACCTGGAATGCTTAAAGCAGAGCTTTACCATATTGGTAGTTATGCTATGGAATTATATAAAATGATGGATGATTTAGAAGGTATGGGAGAAATTGATTTCCCTGCTTGGTGGCAATCAAAAATCACAACAGCTAAAAATAATATATCAGGAGCTAAACATTATCTTGAATTTGAACTTAAAGAACCTAAAATTGATGCCGTAGTTGATGTAGCTACAGACGTAGTAGATGAAGAAATAGGCCAACTAGGCACAGATGGTGATACAGGATTTCAAGCGTCATTATACACACCAAACGAATTAGGTGATGCATCAGTAGGAAGAGAATATGCATCAGGAGCATTTGAGGAAAGTAAAAAACCAATAGAAGAAGCAATGAATATGAATAAATGGCGCCGCGCCTACAACGGAAAAGCATTTGCTAAAAAAACAGTATATTTAACAGATTATAATAATAATAAAAAGAGATATACTATTTATTTTAAATATAAGGAAACACCATCTAAAGATGTTGTATCACTTAAAGAATCTCATTATGGTAATCATGAAGGTAGTGGAATGGCATTTGCAATGTCTAATTTACAAAACAAACCAGTATATCAATTTACATCTGATGATAAATTTGAGTGGGACAATGAAGAAGAATTTGATGCTTGGGTAGCAGAAGGACCTAAAGGTTTAGAAAGTTTACTAAGCTTTTTCTTAGGTGGTAGAAATGTTGATGATGCTATTAAATCTTGGTTTGACACAGGTGTTACTGATAAAAGTAAATTAAAAATAGGACCTGCAGAATATTATCCAGATGCAGCCGTAAATGAATCTACTTCTAAACATAGTTCAATAGCAGAAAAATTAGCTAAAGAGTTAAAAGAAGGTTTACCTAAAGGATTTTGGGATAAAAAAATCGATGCTAAAGATGAAGACCAAGATGGTAAAATAGATGAAGACTTAAAAGGTCTAATGGCACAGGGAGAAAAAATAGCTGCATTTGCTAATAAGCAAAGTGGGTATGAAGGGGGTGTATCTTCACCTGTAAGAGGTGTTTTAGCAGCTATGGCAGCAGCGGGTGCACCTGATTTTGATGGTGATGATGAAATGGTAAGTTATTATACTAGAAAATTAACTAAAGCTATTGAAACTCAAAAAGGTAAAAAATATATGAGTGGTTTTTCTATTGATGAATCATACGATACTTTAGTTAATAAAATTAAAAAACAAGGTAAATCTAGTAAGGCAGCTAAAGCAATTGCAGGTGCAGTAGCATCATATAAAGCAAAAGGCGGAGGTAAAGGCCCAACAGCAAAACAAAAATAACATGACATCAGCAGAATTAAGGGAAAAGATAAGATTACTTGTCCCAACTGTTGTTGGTAACAAGAAACAAGCAGAAGCAGCTGCTGTGGAATATGATGAATTAACAAAATTCCCAGAGTTAAAAGCTATTATTGTTGACTTGTTAACTCATGAATTTGATTCTTTTTTATCATCAATTGATTGGGTTGCCCCAAAACCATCAACTTTTAGAATAAATTTAAAAAATGATCAAGCTTTTTATTTAACATACTCAAGAACAAGTTGGGTAGCTCAAGTAGAAGGTAAAAGATATTACTTATTAAATCTACCAGAAGAAGAAAGAGCAACAGAAGCTATTGCACGTATTTTAAGATATGGTGTAAAGGCTGACACTGATGCTGTTGAAGGTGGTGGAGAAGATGTAGATGTGGAGGTAGATGATAACGTTGATATAGACATATAATGGATAATATAACAAAATATTTACATAAAATAGCATATAAATTTCCTAAAGGATATCCTGATATGGGTGATCCTAAAGATAAAGATATGTTATTTGAATTAATAAAAACTGTAATAGAAGCAGAAGAAGAAGTAGAAATTGATGTCAAAACATCACAACCTTCTGGGGGGTCTGAAACATATAATGATACTATTAGATATGCTATATATGGTAAAGATTACAAAGATAAACCAATTCCAAAACCTAAGAGTAAATACCCTTATAAAAATTCTACATTTAGTATAGCAGTTAGCTCTGAAGATAAAGAATTATTTACCAAACTATACCCTGTTAAACCCCCAAAAGTAGGAAAAGAAATAGGTAGTGCTGGTTCTTTAGGTGTGGGGAATGGAGAAATTGCATTATATTGGTTATATCATTTTTCAAATAGTGCTAAAGTAACAGAAGGTAGAGAAAAAGATGACCCGGATTTATACTTTAACAATCAGGGAGTAGAGGTTAAATCTTGGAGTACTGATAAAGGTTTACACGGTTTAGGAAGATTTGGAGCTGATAAAGAAAATTTATCATTACTTTCACTTATATTTGGGTTTAGTGCTCTAGTAAGTGTTTTTGATGGTGAAGGTGAATTGCCAAAAACAGTAAATCCAACTAATTTTAGAGGATTTCAACTTACGGCTGCTATGGAAAAAGTAAAAGAGTTTAAAAGCCTTTTAAATAAAAATAGTGATTTAGTAGATGAATATCCTTTATTTAAAAATATTAAATCTAATGTAGATAGAGTATACAATACATTAAATTTAGAAGATTCAGATAGCCCTCAGGATATGGGGAGAAAGATGGCAATACAACTTTTAAAACCAAAATTAGATAGAAAACCAGGAGATGGTAACCATTTAGCAAATGTAAAAGACAATGGGGATATTAAATTCTTTCAAATTAATTTTGATGAATTAAAAAATAGTGATGAATTAATGAAAGACTTTGAAGTAAAACAGAGTGCAATTAGAATTAATTTTGATAAAATTTGGGGTTAAAAAATAAAATAAAACAATATGTGTAACTGCGGATGTAATACTTGTGATACTAATAAATCAACGTTAATGTTAAATGAAAATTTAGCACCGCGTGCTATATTGTCTGAGGGTTTAAAACACCATATAGACAACGATAAACCGCTTACTGAACATTTATACCGTGCGGGTTCACGTGCTTATTTTGATTTATTTGCAGAAGCAAGATCTTTATATAGTAGAGGCATTTTAAAATTTACTAATGAAGATGATTTAGCTTTACTTACAGAAACTAATTTAGGTCATTTTGGTATGTTTGAAGGTAAAAAAGTGCCTTTAGATTTTCCTATTGAATTAAATGAGCAAATGGACATATATGATGACATTGCAAATATGGAATTTGGAATGGATTATGACCAATTAGGTGATAATGAAAAAGAATGGGTTCGTGATGAAATTGATAATATGGAAATGAATGAAGTTACCAGTTATAGTGGTTTTAATAGAAACCCAGAGGACCCAGATTCCGA